TTAGTTTTACGATCGATTTTATATTGACCAAAAGCTTCGTGAATTTGGTTAGGAAGATTTTCTCCAGTTTCCTGATAGTTCCATTTTGGGTAGCAATCTTCAATCACATTATACTGCATCAGGCATGTTTCTTCAATACCTTTAGCACTTACTGGAACACTCATTTTCGATGTCTTGAATAGACCTGGAACTTCTACAATGATTGGTTCCATGTAAATCATATAAACTTCAACCTTAGATCCTTTGTCTAGTTCATCACGAATAAGCCAATTGATAGCAAATCTATTGATACCAGGGTCATCTTGACCAGCATTCAGGTAAAAGTTCATGCATCCCTGAATACCACTCTTTGTGGAAGACTGACCAATCTTATAAATTTCCCCATCAACACACAAAATATAAACCATCGACAATTGTTTTGTCTTTAAACTTTTGGGGAAAGAAGGATCATAATTCAAAACTAGTTTAGTCTTGTAAAAGACATGTTTTGGACCTGAGTATGGTTGGGTGCCATGTACAATTTCACCAACTCGCGTTGCATTAGGAATATCAGAAATTTGCATGAGTGATTTTGTGGTATCTCTTTATTGTAAGGCATGAAAAAAGGGACTAGCAAGTCCCTATGCCACTTCTTCAGGTGTCCCCGAACACAGGATAAATCTCTGTCTTCGCATGTTCAGTCATATTAACATGCTGCTCCCACATAATCGCATCCTCTAGATTGTAGAAAATAGCTTGTTGTTTCGAGTTCTTGTTCTTCTTTTGTTTCAACCACACAACTGCGTACTTCATTCCAATACTCACAATAAACTAAAAGTAAAGATTGATAGTATCCTTTCATCGTATGAGATAAAGGATATTCATTATAGCAGATAGTGATGTAATCATCACAAATAAAATTGACGTATCCAGAGTTTTGACGATACTCTACACGATCACCAATATTAAACGTCGTAGAATTTGTTTGACTCATCATCAAGTTCCTGCTTAAGTTCTGCAACAAGTTCAGTTAATTCTGAAACTTGTTTTTGTAGTTCTGCATTTTGCAACTGCAGTTCTTTTACTAAACTTCGTACTTCTTCAGTCAGTGCCTCGTTTGCTGCTTTGTTGATTGCCATACCTCGGAAAATTATAGTGCAACTTTATCTATGAGATCAATACTTTCCTTAATTTCCTCAACCTGATTTTCCATACTATTACTAGTCATATCAATAACAGGTATGCCACCATTCCCGAAACCATATCCTCGTTTCATATCAATTTTAAACTGACGAAGATCACGAAGGCGACGTTTCATGCGACGAATTTCATCCCCACTATAGAGATAATCTTTTTTAAGTGCTTCTTTAAGAAGTTTAATTTCTTTTGTTGGTGTCCAATTCATTATACTTTAAGATTAGTTTTTGTTCTTTTGATAGGTCGTCGATGCTATTATCGAAAAATCGAATAGCATTGGGTCCTCTACTTTTGACATAATGTAGGAAAAATTGAGAGTACCATTCTCCGTGGTATGTAGATCTCCAATGCGTAGCAATGCACCCATAGTATAGCATGGCATCGCCCTGTTTGAGAAGTATCGTTTTAGTCTCATTCTGAGGTGTGAGAATTGAAATATCCCAGGGCATATTTCCATCCAAATGAAGGGTAATAGATATTTCACACGATCTTCTATCTGTATGTTTCCTCAAAGAACTTCCATTTTTATAAACTCTACCATATGAATAGGTAGGAAGAACTGGTTCTTCTAGTATGTCAGATACTTCCTTTGTTTTTTCACAAAGAAGATCTAGTGCGGATGGAAAATTATAGAAAGAGGATGACTTTGGAACATCAACATCACCAGAAAATTTAAATTTTCTACTGAATTGCAAAAATTCGTGACCGAGATGAACTGCTCTACCTCTTTCTATAAATTGAGGAATCACAATATAATTATTTGATTCTAGAAATGATCGCGATGACACATTACTCTACTAAAAATTGTCCTGCTTTAATCTGTGATTCTACATCACTGGGACTAGAACCATGAACAAGTCTTAAGATACCATTTGCTTTTTCAAGTTGTTTAGTGTGATGATCGATCCAAAATTGAATTTCATCAGTTAAATCATGATAGAAATTAAGAATACCAGAATCTTCGTCATTCATATAATCAGTAATGGTGTCTGATAGACGATCTTTACGCGCTTGACGATAGATTTTATCGTTAAATTCTTTGGTATTTGGAATTAGTGGAGCATTTTCGATAGTCATAATGATTTCAAGGTAAATTAGTTGGGAAACTCATCATTTCGGCGGCGATCGAGATACTCTAGAATCTCGCTTCTCCATTCCATGAGCTCATGATAACAAGACTGAGCATGAGCGTTGCTGCGTAGTTCAGAATCTGGCTTAAGGACAGATTCATACAACAGACCAAATGCATCTCTGCGTTTTTGATGTTTGTCATGGTCCATAGGGTTAGTTCGTCTTACATAGTTAGGTTAGCACAGATGCAAAAAATCTAATCTTAAGCAAATCTTAAGATTAAGAGACTACAGAAGTCGCTGGTTGACCATCAACAAATACTGTATCAACAATACGCTGCAAACGTTTGATAGTTTGAGCGCCATAGTTCTTGAACACAGGTACAGAGATGTAACCAGTGCTTTTGCGATAAAGATGACACTGACCAGCAGGAATCTTGCCAGTAGCAATATCCGCAGCATCATCGCGGTTCATACGAATCACACGACCGATAGTTTGTGCCATCTCAATAATGTTGAGATTGCGAAGCATAATGCAATGCGTGAGACCATGAACATTGATACCTTCAGACAGAATGCTATAGTGGAAGATAATAAACTTCTTGTTGGGATCTTTGCCCCACATGTCGAAGGTATCGAAGAACTGCTCACGATTGACTTTGGTCTTGTTCACATAAGCACCAAACTTGCTCGTGATATGAAGAATATCGTAACCACGCTTGGTCAATTCTGCCATAATGTCAGTCTCGAATAGCAGGCGCCCCATGACCTTGCTCGCAGGAGACGCTACAAGGACCTTGGACCCCGCTGCAGCGTCAAGAGAGTCTACAATATCCAGAATCATCTGACGATCGCTCTCAGCGGCGTCTGTGCCCTTCTGGCGAACGAAATCAACCTGATAGGGGGAGATGGTAGGAGGCAGGATGCTGCCGCTCTGGATCAGTTCTGGAGCAGGGACATTGCAAAGCACATTACCATAGATCTCAGCATTATTCATGCCACGATTGGTTTTGATAGTGTGCTTAGGGGTAGCAGTAAAGAAATAAGAAGCAATGGAACTCATGCTAGCAGCAGCAACACCAACAAAATGATGGCGCTGAACCGCATTATGTGCTTCGTCAAAGTAACAGCAATCGATGTCGATACCAGAATCAATGATACGAGGAAGCGAATGGTAAGTAGTAAAAATAATGCAGTGCTCACCTGCAGTACGAGCAACACCAGAAAAAAGTTGAATCTTATCAACTTTGGTGGTGCTAAAGTGATGAGTTTCACCGCTGTGAACGTGCATCACATGCAGGTTGGGTCGGTTAAGAACCTCAATATACTCAGAAGAGAGTTGAGTTGCCAGCATAATGCGAGGGGCAACAACAACAATAGTTTGAGGTGTGGTAGCATTATCAAGGCGGCGCTCAACGTCTTTAATAGCAATAAGAGTTTTGCCTCCACCTGTAGGAACAAGGATTTGACCCTTGTTAGCAGTCAACATAGCATCAAGAGCACGTTGCTGATGAGCGCGAAGTTGCATAACGAACTTTGATTGATGAGATAATTGTAGCAGGTTTTGTGGTTAGGTGCGAGTGGGTGTGACAGTTTAAAAATTGGCAGGCATGAAATCATTAATTCTAAAATTAAATGATAATGAAATTCTATCAATATCTGAATTATTTGCATCAACACGATGCGCCATGCGAGAAGAAAAAAATATACCAGTATTTCTTACTGGACGAAATCTAATGACATTTGGTATGTGGTCGAACCCTGGAAAATCAACAAGAGATTGAGCAGATGGCATTGGATTATAGAGAATCAAATCACCCGAATGAATAGGATCTGACTGCAAGTAATAAACGCCACTAAATTGACATCCCAAATGCTCATGAATAACATTGTATCCACCAGGGGGAAGTATATTTACAAACAAATTCGTAATTGTAAAGTGAAGTTGTTTCTTTGGTTCATATGTCATAAAATATTTCCAGAAGTTACTCGATAACATCTCATTGAGATACTTCACCTCTGGTTCTTTTCTGAAATGCAAATCATGCATCTGCCACCCTTTTCTAACAGATACAAGTTTTTGCTGCTGATTATCTTCTTTTAATTGGTAAAAATATGAAACAAGATCATCAATTTTAGTATCATCCGCTTCAAAGGATCCAATATTCTCGCTAAATTTTAAGATCTCCATACTTCGAAATTCTTCACTTCACGTTTATATGCTAACACATCTTTCAGATTTCCATCTTTATAGAAGATGTAAGAAAAATCAATCTCTTGACTTGGATGAGTGATCAATGACTTCAAGTATTCCACATCATCACCAGTACATGCTATAAATAAATTCTCCTGATCTTCAATATGGAATTGAACTTCTAAAGATTTTTCATATGTTTGTTTTGTTGGTTTGAACTTTTTATAACCAAGCAAAGATGAATCAGATTCATCTCTAGGAACACCATACACAATAAGATTAAAAGGTTGTTTTGTATGGATAACAATATCGTCGTCATTATGCATCAAATCAAAGTCTACAAATTGCTTAAGATTCGATGCAGTTTCATAAATTCTTCTTAAATCTGTATCAATAAAGGAATTAGGTTTCAGCATTGTGGGACTGATTGATACCCCAATCGTATTACCATTATTATCAATAATAACTTTATCACAAAAGATATCTGTTGGAGAATTTAAACTAAAAATATGATCAATTCTTTCCCTAAGATTGTCATCAAATTGTAGTTCCGATGTAAGTTTATGCCATTCCACACCATCTGCCATAAAAACAAAAGGAATCTCTGTAGTTACTGAAGACTGCTTTATTTCATTATCTTTGTAGCAAATTTCAACGTACTTCGTGAGAGATTTTGGAATAATTTTATCTACATCATGAAATTCAAACATCAAAACTTCTTGAAGTTTTTGCTTGACTTCAGGCGAAAAAATATCTTCGTATTCGTCAGAATAAACAGAAGTACAAATAGCCCACATCTTGCTGTGAGTGTACAACTCTTCTCTGTTCCTAATACTATAAACTTTACAAACTTCTAATTCTTCGGCAAACATTATTCGTTAGATGTAATTAGTTGACCTTGCTTATTATATACTGCGTAAAAAATATAATTTGCTTGATTTGAGACCGATGATTGACTTTCTGGAAAAGCATCTTCGCAGAATATCATTGCTTCTTCGACAGAATCAGCCTCAATAAAAACAAATTCAGATTGATGTAAAGCAGTAAAAATATCCAAAGGAATCAAAGATTTATATACATCCATCGATGCATTAATTGCATCAATATCTTTTGTATTATTCCATCCCCAAGATCTTAAAAAGATAATGCATTTTTGCTTAGCAACAGCAGCAGATCCAATAAAATCTTCAAAGTATGTTGATGTGTAATTAGTGTTTAGCTCCATTTAATTTCCACGCAATTGTTACTCTCAAACCAGAAAATACTCTGGAAACTTCTTCTGCATAATGAGTTATCTTTCCTGGAAAATAAACTGCTTTGTTTGGAGATGGATTAATATATTGATATGTACCATCATCCAGTTGAAAGCATGTTTTTCCTCCCCACAAAGGATTCCATCTGTCATTAGCATAGAACAAAAATGTTCTGCCATCATCATCATAAGAATCAACGTGTGGCATCGCTTTGTCACCAAAAACATGTCCATTTGCATAAACATGTTCTAAATTTAAATCAGGTTCATCCACTAGATCCCTGATGATATTTAGGAGATATTCTGTAAAGAAAATATCATCATCCAATTCCATGATCCAAAAAGGAATGCCGCAACCATCTTCTCTCGATCCATGACCATATCTCCATTTTGGTTGAGACAATGTTTTATCTATTGTTCTGAGGTCGTAATCGGCAAAAACACTATGAAATATTTCCATAACCACGTAAAAAATTGGATCTGACTTGTTCCAATGGTATGAGAAGTTCTTGAATCTTTAACTGATCATCTTCTTTTTCTTCTAGATAATCTAAGATTTTTTTGAGTCCCATACCAAAGTTAATTAATTCGTGGCGCATAAAAGTATCATCAATAATACTAGTTGCCCACATAACAGAAACTCTACGTTTTCCAGAAGTAATGGGTCTCACTTCATGTAACATACCAGTTGGATACATTATAACTGTTCCTGCTTTTTCTTTAAAAGATTTTGCTACATCACCAATCCCAATAACTAACTCTCCTCCCTCATATTCATCTGGTTCACTCAAAAACAAAGTCATACTATGATCTGTTCTTAAGTTTTGTATTTGAATAGAATCGACGTGAGGAATGTAATAACATCCTTCTGCATATTCTACCATAATTGGTGGTGTTATCTCACCGAGAATGTATGTAGTTTTAAACAATGCATTCCTTCGCATTGCTTTTTGTATTAAATCTAAGCAATAACGATAGTGAGATGTATTTCCATCAATCTCTTTGGAATTTTTAAGTTGTTTCTCTACACTATTTTCAAGATTTATTTTAACTGTTCCATCTTTTAATGCCGCTTTATCATATTGCTCATTAATTCGCCTCACCTCATCTTGGGTGAGAAGATCAAATTTATAAATCATTAGTCATCCTCAGTTACAAATAAAGAACTATCGAAATCTGGGAAAATTTCCTCTACTTTCATATCTCTAATGATATCACGAATTTGTTGTTGTACGATAACTTTTTTATTATCTCTTTGTTTAGCGTAGATCATTGCATTAATAACTCTATCATTAACAAAATCTTTAGAAGCATCATCGTCATAACTTACCCACTGATTTGCATCATTAGGATCCATAAATTCTGGCGCTGGATTACCATTTTCATCCAAACCTTCTGGATACTTATCCATATAAAGTTCGGGGTCAATTGGATAAGTCATTTTAAATAATGACTTAGCAAAGTCTAGCATTGTATCGAAATTCTCTGGATTAGGAACATCAATTGATCTAATCTTCTTTCTCCAAGCAATCCAACGATCTTTTTCTCCAGGATAATTATCCTCTACATCAGGAAGAACTCTCCAATCCGTAGCATTGAGAAGAAGTTTTTTCTCTCTTTTTCTCTTAAGATACTTGGTTTCAAAGAATGTAATTTCTTTTTCAACCTTTTGTATTTTTTCAATTGCAAATTCTACTTTTCGCTTTTGCTCAACATAGAAAGTTGCTAGTGCAACATTATAAAGATCATTTGCTTGCTGATCACTTGCTCCAGTAAAAGAATAATCACTCCAAAAAACAGAATCTCTTTCAAAATCATACTTCTGTCTTTGTCTTTGACAGAAGTATTTTCCGTCACTATAGTACGAAAATACTTCTAATTGATCTTCTGGTGTATGCCAGAATGATCCAATAGTCTCAAGAAATTTCTGCTTCATTTCATCAGAAATTTCAACTTTGCGGAGATTTCTATCGCTGTTTGCAATATTCTGATTATCGGCTAAACCTGGACGGCTAATAGCAACATACTGATTAACCAGATCCATTTGCAATAATGGTCTCCTAACAATTGGTGTCTGTGTCATGCTATTCCTGTTTTGATGTACCAGCCCGTCACAATATATTTATTCCCCTTTAGAACTGTGTTGCCTCTATGTACATGTGTCATACCTGCAGGGAAAACAACAACTGTTCCTTTTGTTGGACTAATTCTTTTATGCTGATATAAAAATTCTGTTTCACCTCCATTTTCTGGGGGAACATCATTCAAATAGATCATCCAGGTTAATTCTCTTTGAGCGTGTGTTGAAGCAGAATTTTCGTAATGCCAAGCATGATAACCACCGCCTGGTTCTGTCATCTGCATCTTAATATCACTTGAGAACATAGAAACATTCTTCAATTGTCCAAACTCATTAATATAGTGAAGCATACATGATTTCAGAAATTGATTAATCTGATAACTAAGTTTTTCATTAACATAGTTAACGAGAACAGAATAGTCTTTTCTATTCATGTTACTCCCATACATCATCTCTCCACGAATACTATAAGCATCAAATCCTTCTTGATCATTCTCTCCATAAATTTCTGCTAGTTCATCATTATGAACAGCACATGTTCCTCTTGCAACTAAGGTATCAAACCACTGAACTACTTGATCACAAAAGCTTCCTGGAACAAATTTTTCCCAAACGCCAATGAAATCAGTAAAATCAGATTTTGTCATTGCATCGTCCATCATTAATTCTAGAGGACGATATGGTTGAATAGTTTCTTTTGTCATGAATAATGTCAATACACCTTTATTATATATTTGATCTTGTGGAATGGTGCTAAAATAGGCACTTTTCTTTGTGGATCTAATGCAACCGTTGGAATTGGTTTTGTAGCATTGTTCCAACTAAATGCAGCAGTATTTAATTCAATTGCTACATCGGCTTGGTTGAATGTCAAGGTATGGACATTAGAGAAATTCGCCAATCCTCTCTTAGCTCCAGCAGCGTCTGAATTGCCATACGTGTAGTCTGTATTTGGATCATCCACTTTATCCTCGCCCAATAAGTGACTATGAGAAAGTTCTCCATAAATCGAAATATATGCATCTACTCTCGTGCTATCTTCAGTTGTGTCAAGAACTGCAGCATCATTCATAGTTCCACTTTGTCTGAAATATGATGTAGATGGAGATAGAGAAGTTAATGGTCCAGTTGTTGTTCCCCAATAGTTTCCAAATGTGGCATTTGTATTACCATCTTCTGGTCCGAGTGGGAGATAATCTCTCAATGTAGATCCATCCATATCACCAAGTTCTGAACTGAATACACCAGAGTTAATACCACCAATAGTAGTCCATAGATTATAAACAGTATCTGAGGATGGCTCATCACTAACTTCAGCAGTTGTTCCATCTCCAGCTTCTGCTGTTCCATAATATGCTCTTGCATTCCATGGAATTACTGGATCGCCGCTAAAATCAGCAGGAACTCCAGTAATCACAAAGTGTTCATGCTGAGGAACTCTAACTGCAATTTCTCCAACAGGTCCAATTACTGCATTCACACTACCAACAACATTGAAATCAACTTCAGTTTCAAGTAGTTCGGTTCCAAATGTTCTTGGAGTTCCCAATTCAAAAAAGTCTGATGTTGTTCCAGTATTTTGTCCTAGTGATGTAACTGTAACTTGTTCAATAGGATCTGGGCCAGCAACACCAACATCAGAAACATACCAGAATCCTCCAGATGAACCTGTAATTTCAAAAGATCCTCCAGAATTTGTTGCTTCAAGGAAAGCAGAAGATCCTCTATTTCCATCAACAATACCAGTACCAACTAATCTTCTATTTCTATAATCTGGTAGATTAAATGTACCCGTATATTCTTTTGTAGTTGGATTATATTCACCATTTCCGCCATATTGAGATCCAATTGCATCAAATAAGAATGGATAATCTGCAGCATTTAATGATCTTCCATCGCATTCCATAAATCCAGGGAATCTTGCTTCCAAATCACCATATCCGTTAATATTTTCCTTTGTAACTGGTAAGACAGTTCCAAGAGAATATCCGTCAAATTTAGGTGCTCTATAATAATCTCCAGAATTTGCAGCAGGTGATCCAGCTGCTTCATATGCTACTTCATCAAAGAATTCATTCTTATTTGAATACCATATTCCTTTATATGATGGAGGAACTGGTTTTACTGCATAGTTAAAAGATCTAAATGTAAAAGTTGGTGCATCTCCTATTGTAATATCAAATTCAGAATACCATGATAATCCTTCAACTGGATCAATATTTGCATTTCCTGGTTGATTTACAAAGAAAGTAATACTGACTGGATTTCCTGTATTATCAGGTGAAACTATTCTAGGTCCAGCAACAGCAGTATCACCATTTACGGAAATTAATACCTCACCCAAAGGATCCGCAACTGCACTGCCAGTTTCATCATATGCTTGAGGAGTTGTCACAGAAACTGTAATATCAAGATTAAAATCAGTTAATCCAATAGGTCCAACTACACTTACACCACCTGGAACTTGATTTGTTAGATTAGTAGGTTGAGTAAATGCGGGAGTTGTATCTGGTCCAGTCCAGTTTGTTACATTCCATGCTGGAACTAATCTATCTCCAACATTAATCGCAAGAGAAACTGAACCTTGTCCAGGTATAAGTGGATTTGATACATTAGGATCAGAATCAACAATCAATTGAATTTCGTCGTCGTTTTCTACAGTAACGTTTGAAAATGTTCCTGACGAACTTCCATTAATTCTAATTCTTGGATTTGATATTGTTTGATCTGTAGTTTCTACCTCTCGTATAACGACAGGAACAAATAATCCATCAGTTAAACCACTAATTGTAACAACATTTGATCCAATATTATTGGTTCCTGGAATAATATTACTCAGATCTGTAAATAATATTATATCTGGCGTATCATCAATACCATTTCCTGTTCTAGTATTCCACGCAGCAATGCCAGGAGCAGATCCAATATCAACGGAGAAAATCTTATCTGTATTTGGAGTAACTGAAGATCTTCCTCTTAATTGAACATACTGACCATTGCTAACTGTTGTAGATGAAAACCATGTTACTCCAGTCAATACTGCATATCCATCATCATTAGTGGATGTCGTTGAAGAATTTGATACTGCAACTTCACCAGAATTATCAATAGCAATATCTGCAGTTGTTGTCAGTCCATTTATCTGTACAACATTACTATAAATTTGAACATCTAAATCTAGACCATTCAAAGGACCAAATTCTGGTGCTGGATTTGGTATATTTACTGGAAGTGGTCCAGTTGTAATATTCCATGTTGCGCTACCAGTTCCAACTGTAACATTAACTCGCTTAACATCAGCTGGTGCAGAAGAAGATTTAAGTCTTACCTGAATTTGATCTTGATTAGATACAAAAATTGTACCTGCAGGAACATTATCGCCCGTAGTAAATGCTGGCCATGGATCATATGAAGTGCCATTCCATCTTCTAATTCTGAATGCATAATCTGCAGAATTAACTACATTAGAAGAAATAGATATTGGAGCTTGAGTAGTATCAGATAATCCAGTAATTGTAATAACTTCTTCGCCAGTTCTTAGAGGAGGACCACCTCCACCTCCGAAAGGTGGTTCATCTGGACCTGCTGCAGTTTCAGCATAAGTAAAAACAGTATCAGTTTGTGCAGGATCAATATCCTGCAATTCGTATCCATCAGGTTCAAAATCTTCATCACGGGTTTCAATAATCCAGAAAGTTGTTAGTTCACCAATCTGGATCGTAACCTGTTCAATGGCATTGAAACCAGGAGGAGCTTCATAGCGAAACTGAATAGTTTGCCCTTCTGCTACGTATAATGGATCGCTACTAAAACTATAAACTGGCATTGGTTACAATACTACTACGAATCGCCGTTATAATATATTTAGGTTATCTTCCTCAATGATTTCCAGTTTGCTTCAATAGTTGGATCATTATTATCAAATCTTACTTGAATTGGTCGATTAGATTTAATTTCAACTGGAATATCAACATCGGTAATAATAATAGGATCACTCAATATGATATCCTCATTTGGAGAAATAACAGGATCTTCTTTAGGAAAGGCTTCTAATGTATCTGGAATATTAATCGAATCTGGCAATAAATCTATATTAACTATGATTGTATCGGGAGTTATAGAAGTTTCTCCGCCGCCGCCTCTTGCTGTCAAAATAAATGTCATAGAAGTTGGTCCATGAATACCCCATGCTATTTCTGGGGTATAAACTTCAGTTCTTTCTGTTGAAACTTCATCTGATGTTGTTCCAGGTAAAGTGGTGGTGACATTTGTTATTGTACCATCTCTAAAATTATAAGTCTCTTCAATGTCTACGCCAAAAGTTGAATAGTCATATGTCACGTTAACGGAAAAATCTTCATTATAATCAATTTGTAGAGGAAAATTTGCCGAAAGTTCAGGTCTTTGATTAACAACAACAGTTACACTATCTTGATCAGCACCACCCAATCCAGATGCACTTAGTGTATAAGTTGTCGTTGTTGATGGAGATATTGTTGTACTACTACTAAACAAGACAGGTCCAATACCTTGGTCAATTGATGCTTCTGAAGCATCACCAGTAACAGTCCATGATAATGTAGAATTTTGTCCAACAATTACGGGGTTTGGTGATGCAGTAATTGTCGCGACAACTGGTTGATAAACTGTTAAAGTAACTGTTGCAGTATCATTACCAGCATCCCCAATTGCCGTTAAAGTATAGTCTGTTGTAACAGATGGTGAAACGATCAGACTTCCAGATGTTGCAACGCTGCCAATATCCTGATTAATCGATTGACTATTTGAATCAGTAACAGACCATTCTAACGTTGCAGATTCTCCAGCAATAATAGTATTTGGATCAATAGAAAATGTTGTAATCTCTGCAACTGTTAAATCATATGATAGAGATATATAACCATTTCCAATATTCGTAGAAGTTGATGTCAAACTCAAAACAGATCCATTGTATCTGGATCCACCTCCACCGCCTCCTCCAGCGCCGCCAGAGCAGTCTTGACCTACTCCACCACCGCCGCCGCCAGGGGCACCTCCACCGCCGCCGCCGCCCCCAGGACCATCGCCACTTTTATCGCCACCCTGACCTCCATTAGATGGCGAAATACTAGTTGTATTGACCCAATTTCCAGCATCTCCACCTCTTGCACCTGGACGTTCTGGTCCACCACAACTAAAAGCTCCTCCACCTCCTCCACCGCCGCCGCCAGCAACAATTACATCGGAACCAGCAAGAGAAAATACAGTAGCAGCACCTCCACCAGCACCACAACCAGACCATCCACTTTCTCCGTCATTTCCTCCCCTGCCACCATCACCATTCTTTCCAGCACCATTAGAACCACCAGGACCACCAACAACAGCACTGGAACCCCCAGGACCATTACTACCAGTAAATCCAACCCAAGAACCCCATGATCTATTACTACTAGATGATGGTATAGAAAATAACCCATATCTACCATCACCATATCCACCACCAGGACCACCAGAATCAGCGCCGCCAGTTCCACCACGAGCCCCAGCAACAGCAACAACAATATTTTGAGCACCAGCTGGTATTGTCCCAGTTTGTACAGATTGTATAAAAAGACTTACGTTTTGCGATGCCATTTAAATCTGCCTCAATGATTGCCAATTTGATTCTATTTCTGGATCATTATCATCAAATCGAACCTGAATTGGTCTATTCGACTTAATCTCAACTGGAATATCTATACCAGTAACAGAAAGAGGATCACTTAATATAGTATCATCGTTTGGAGAAACAACAGGATCTTCTTGTGGAAAAACTTCCGATGTATCTGGAATATTCACAGAATCAGGTAATCTATCAATAATAACATCTTCAGTAGTTGTTCTTGTTTGCTCTCCACCCAATCCTGTAGCAGTTACAAGAAAATCAATAGTTTCTGGTCCTAATGTATTCCATTCAATTAATGGTGTAAAAGTTTCTGTTATTTCATCACCAGATTCAGAACTACCATTTGGCGTCAAAATATAACTATCAGTTGAACTGCTACCGCCCTGATAGTTATATGTTAAGTCAACTCGAACGGCAACAGAAGCATATCTAGTTGTAACTGTCATAGTCTGATTAACACCATAATCATATGTTCCAGGGAATGTAACTGTCAATTCTGGTGTTTGATAAACAGTTAAAGTAATAGACTTAGTTAATGTTCCTCCCAGACCGCTAGCAGTTATTGTATACGTTGTTGTTTCTGAAGGACTAACAGATGTAGATCCATTTACATTTGCATCTCCAATACCTTGATCAATAGTAACTGTATCTACGTCACCACCAACTTCCCACTGCAGTGTCGAAGAGTTGCCATTTATAATTTCTTCTGGCGATAATGTAATTGTGATAGTTGGTGGTTGATATACAGTAACCGTTACTTCTCTAAAAACTCTCGTGCCAGGATTAGATGCAATTATTCTATATGTTCTAGTACCAACTGGTCTTACAAAAAATGTTCCAATTTCGGATAATTTATTAACGCCACTGCCACCAGTTACAAGAGTTTCTGCATTACCATCTGTAGTAATTCTAATGTCAGTTGATACAGCATCAACATTTGATCCGCCAGAAAATGTACATGTTCCTCCTGGAGGACAATTATAAGAAATACCCCACTCTAAAGTAATACCATCAATACCATTATTGATCATTGTTACATCACCATCAACGCCTCTAAAATAATTAATAGTTGCTGGATCATAAATTGTTTCATAAATGTATGCAATGCCCCGAGCACCTGCTCTTCTATTACCAGAACCACCCTGAGATCCTCCAAATCCTATAATAATAGTATTGTTTTCTCCAGGAACAGCACCTCTAGTGTTTCTGGCCATAGTTCTATATCCAGCGCCACCACCGCCGCCTCCCGATGAAGATGGACTACTACCACTTGTTCCTAATGTAGCTCCAGGACCTCCAGAACCATATCTCCAACCATTGCCATCGCTAAATCCTATACTAAAATCTAGATATCCTGGATCTGCTCTAGGATTAAAATCACTAGTAGCTGTTTGTCCAAATCGACCTCGGAAAAAATTAGGGGTTCCAGTTCCACCAATAGAACTGGATCCACCAAATCCAGCAATTAATTGCCCAATGCCATCTCTATAACTAGTTGTTCCACCAGGGCTACCAGAACCACCGCTAAATCTATCGTTAAATGGTTCGAAACCACCAGCACCACCACCAACAGTATAAATCAAAAGAGATCTAATTGTTAATGGAACAGTATAAATTGTAGTAAAAGTAAATCCTCTTTTGAGTAAACTCATGGTATCTCCCTCAGCGACTTCCAGTTTGATTCAATAGTTGGATCATCGTTATCAAATCTTACTTGAATTGGTTTATCTGCCTTTATTTCTACTGGTATATCTATATCAGTAACTTCAATAGGATCACTTAATATAGTTTCTTCATCTGGTGTAAAAATTGGATCTGTGCTTGGTATCAAATTACTAGTATCAGGTAAAGCAATAAAATCTGGATTCAGGTCAATTCTAACTTCAGAAGTTTCAGAAGCAGAAGCTTCTCCTCCGTCTCCACTTGCAACAACAAAAACATCAATTGTACTAGGTCCAAAGTTATTCCAGGGGACTTCTGGAGTATATCTTTGTTCTATTTCAGCACCAGTAGAAGCACTATCATTGCTTGTTAATATATAATCAACTGATGTCGTTGTTTCATCTAGATAATTTAACTGGAATGTAATTATGACAGAAATATTTGCGTATCTAGTTGTAACAACCATTTCCTTATCTACACCATAATCATATGTTCCAGGGAATGTAACTGTTAACTCTGGGAACAAAGCAACAATAATTGTTACAGATGCTGTTGCAGATCCTCCTAGACCAGATGCACTTAGTGTGTAAGTTGTTGTTTCCGCTGGAGAAACATTTCTAGTTCCTGTAATGAGAACAGGACCAATACCTTGATCAATAGAAACATCATCAACATCACCAGTAACATTCCAACGAAGAACAGATGACGTTCCACCCATAATCTCATCTGGATCAGCAATAAAATCAATTGATGGTGGTTGATATACTGTAATCGTTACACTTCTTGTTGTTGTACCGCCAGCATTTGTTGCGGATATCGTATAATCGGTAGTAACACTTGGACTTACTACAATACTACCAGATGCAGAGGTTAACTCACCAATATCATTATTAATACTAATAGAAGTAATTTGAAATCCCGTAACATCCCATCTCAAAGTAGTTGATCCTGGATTAATATAACTCGTTGGATCTGCAGAAAAAGAAACAGAAGGAGCATCTGGTGGGGCAACATCAATTGTAACTTCTCTAACAGAAGTTCCAGCTGGTCCAACTGCTGTTAGTGTATATGTTGTAGTAGTTGTTGGAGATACAGTTCTAGATCCCGAGGCAGCAACCGCACCTATTCCAGGTTCAATTGTTGCGGTAGTAACATCACCAAAAACATTCCAACTGAGTGTAGATTCGTTTGGAAGATCTCCTAACTTATAAGAAAGAGGATCTGCACTAATATTTGCACTGGGTGGAATATCTTTTTCATGTGGGAGAATCCATCTTTCGTTTGGAAAAGTTAAGTCGAAAACAATTTCAATTCCAGCAACGGCGCATCTTTCCAAAAAATAATTATATGATGCCTGAACAGTCGCAAGCGTCATACTACCAGAAGTATCGATAGCAACTGATATAACACTACCAACGGGCAAATTTCCTAATTGACATATACCAAACCAATCAGTTCTGTTTACTTGATTACCATTATCTCTGGTCACAACAATAGGGCCATTAGCAAGAGGATCCGCTGTGTAATCAGCAGGTACTCTAAGTTCATTGGTATACGCAGGTCTTGGCGTCAGCAACCAAAATTGTCTATCTGGATATGCTGTTCTAAATCTATCCCAGTCAGCATCAAAATCTGCCTGAGTGAAAGTATCTGCTTCATCAATGACAGAAATACATTGAACTCTACTCATGATTTAAAACTTGATGATATAAGTAACTATAACAAATGGAGTTGCAACGTTATCAAGTTTTCTCAAATCTTCAACACCAATATTTAACGTTGTAAAAACATTATCAGCAGGAATTGGAAAGGGTTGGTGTGAATACTGGAAATTATGTGTGTATAAACTAGGTTTTTGAATTTTATGAGTATGTTCAGATAATGCTGTTGTATTAGATTCACTAACTTCTAAAATATTACCAGCACCAGAGTTACCACTAAAATTACCACCATCCTTACCATCGCCACCAACAGCGTGCTGAGCACTATAGTTTAAAACACCTTTCGTAACAGCATGAGCATGTCCTTGGAAATTTTCAATATCAAGAAATTGTGTTGTAGATACGGTGGAAAAATTATACTTTGGGTTTGAATTGAAATCATAAGAAACCTGTTGTGGTTGACCAACAAAGTTACCAATAAAGTCACATCTCAATTGTGTTCCTTCATTGGTAAATACTTCAATTTCTGGTCCTACTCTCGATTCTGCTTCGTCATCACTAACAAAAGTATTCAAATAATCACCAACCGATCTACTTGGAATTAGAACTTTAGATCCTAAATCTGGCAATTGAAATTGACCGAGTTCGCCAGTATTTTGATCTGCTTCTCTAAGTGTAACATTTGGTTTTTTGAATTTACATTCAGTTCCTACACCCAAAATTTCAGATAAAGCATAAAATTCTCTAGCATTTCTAATAGATCCATCGCATTTCAAGTATCCACCTGGAAGATTTTCTGCAAATTCTGGAGTACCAGGATCATTTGTATTAGTAATAAATGGAGTTGCATGTACATGAATAGAGCCAACAACTCCACCAAATTTCGCTTTGATGTGTGTGTAGTTGTTTGTGTATTTCATTTTAGTAAGCTCTAATGAGGTAGAGTGAAGTTACGCCTGGTTGTGATGTATTGAAATTAATCTGAAGCACACCAAGATTTCTAGTATTATCTAGATTGAGATTAGATGCTGGAGCATAAACATCCACTTCAATTGAAGTATTCGGTCTTAAACCAGCTCTATCAAAAGTTACATCAAATTCATCATGTGTGTGAGGTCTGATTACATCTGTTCTGCCAGCACTTTGAGTAGTTAATAAGAAATCCCACCCTGGATTACTATTAAGTGTGCCATATATATCAAGAGAAGATGCTGGAAAATTATCAAGAACGTCGGGATAAAAATCAGTATATCCACTAGGAACAGGAAGTTCTGCACCACTAAGTCCATACTTTACTGTTCTAGCATTTGCATCACCACGATTAAATCCTGTTATACCACCAGACAATGCATTAAATGTTGCACTGCCGCCAACGCCACTATTAAAAGTTCTAACATTACTTGGTTCGGTAATCTCATCTTTAATAGGATTCCAAACACAACTTTGGGGAGTCCAGTTAACTGGTGGATTTTCGGCAACAACTCCGCCTACTGTTCTTCCTGGTGTTCCTGCTCCCCATCCAGATCTTCCTCTTTCTTCATCAAACAATTCATATCTTAGATTAAATGTATCACCAGTTGGTCCTGGTCTGTTATCACTAACATCCAATCTAAAATTATACCTAACATTACTCCAAGGAATAACACCTTCTCCTGGTTCTGTAGATGGATTTACAAGAATTGTTGGAATATTTCTTCCACCATGTCTATGTGATTTGATATGTCCACGACCCAATTTTCTTGGTCCGAAAAACATTACCTTTACTCCTTCACCAGAACCTTCGATAATTGTATTACCACTCAATTTTCCAGTGTAGTATGGTAGTCCCCCAGGAGTTGTGACTCTTTCATTCAAAGAAAAAATAACATCAGTTGCAACATCATTAAAGGTTGTATTAATACCATTATCTGTATTTGGTCCAATAAATGGTGTAATTTGTGCAGTTGCGGTGGAATCTTGATCGATAGGATTCCCCGTAGGAGAAGAGGGACCAAAATAACTAGTCTCAATATCACAAACTGGTCTATTAAGTAGTGCTGGTAAAACAATGTTTCCACTATAATCAGGAAAAGTACCGATAAAAGTGGAAGTAGTAGATGCATTGTAAGTATCTTGCATAGCTCTTGCTAGCAAAGGATAATCACGAGCAGGAATACTACTTCCATCGCAAATAATCCATCCGTCTGGTATACTAGAGATATTTCCTGTCCATGGCATAATTGTGCCGATGGCAGCTGCTTTTGCAGATTTAATTCCCTGGTAAAAAGACATACATCAAACCTCTACTAAGTACCAACCAGATTTAGACGCTGGCGCCCCTGGCAATCCATCTGGTGTCGAAGTTCCAGCATAAACTAGAGCAAATCCTGCGTTTGGAGTTTGAACAACAAGTTCACCACCACTATGTGATGTTAGATATTGATTTGTTGGTACGCCACCCAACATCGAAACACCTGTATTACTTGTAGAACCTTGAATTCCAACTAGGTTTGGAGCACGAACAACCAATGATAGATCATATTTTAGAACTCCACCTATATCTATAATGCGAATCATATCACCCATTTGAGCGCCTGCAGGTAATTTAAATACTGTATTTCCGCTGACGTTCAAGAAGTAATTTGTATTAGTTTCAGCATTAACTACAGATTCTGCAGAATATAACCACTTTCTACCACCAGTGCTTGAGAAGTAGTTGGAAATTCCAGCAATCTTAACCGATCCATTATCCGAGACACTAAAGATTTCATTACCATCCGAGTTAACAACAAGATCACCACCATTAATTGTTGCATCCCCAGCAACCTCAATTGGACCTCCAAATGTGGAAGTTCCATCTCCAAGTGCAGAGAATGAACCATAAGTTGTAAAGTCACCAGAAGAATTATTAAATGTTAGTCTTGGGGTAGTTCCATCAGTACCAAAGATGCTGATATTACCACCATTCATTGTCACATTACCATTTGCCGTGTCAATTTGGAATGTGGTTCTTAGTGGCACTCCAGTTGATCCACCATTAGTAATAGTGAAGAATTGATTTCCAACAACTGTTGATCCATTAATTGTCAGTGTATTTTCTGTTGTTAAAGTTCCAGCAATTGCAGTATTACCATTATTGGCATCAACTGTAAACTTATTATAACCAAGACCAACGCCCAAATCACCAGCAATAATTGTATTTCCTGTTGTAGATTCAACTTTGAATTGAATTGTAGCAGGATCTCCACCATCGTTAACGATGAGTGATTGAATATCGGAACTAATAATATCAGCAATGCCAACGATTTCACTTTCACTGAGTCTCAAGTAATCCTGAGATGTTAGTATTCCACCAAACTCAGCAACTCCAATACGAACGTTAGTTGTTCCAGCATTGAATCCAGTTCTAGGTTCATCTAGAATTCCATCTTCATTAATATCAACACCAGTAATGAAGGAAGCAGCAGACTGCTTTGTGAGTTTTGCAATAATGCAACCATCTGGGTGATCTGTATATTCACCAGTTCCTTCTTGAGCTCTTTGTACAGAGATTCTAAATCCTTTTGGATCAGTTGGATCCGTGAGATTAGTCAATCCAACAACACGAACAATTTCACTCTTAGATTGATCTCTCAATCCAGTAATTGTTCCTCCACCTAAAACAGAGAACTCATCAGGAGATGCAGGATTTCCTCTATCAATTAATAGTAAATCACCAATATCAAAATCAGCTGCAGCAGGAATGCTAATTGGTAGAATATAAACGTCACCTGGATCATTAACACCATTAATATCTAATGTGATATTAGGTGCCCCACCACCACCAACTGAACTATCAAGAATTGTTAGAGTTTCATTATCATTATATCCAGAACCAGAACTTACAATTGTCAAGGTTACTGTTCCATCGAAAGCGACACTTACATCAAAGGCAGCACCACTTCCAGATCCTCCAGTTGGGAACACAAATGTATAGTTACCAGCAACACGTAGATCACTTGGATCACTAGTATTTACATTATCAAATCCAGAAATCTGACCACCACCTGATAAGAATGTATTGTTACCCCAGAGAGATTGACCTGCGGTATCAATTACTCTACCAGTGCTAGTATACTTATAGAAGTCAATATTAGGTGTATCAAGACTTCCAGTATTATGTAAGATTGGAGTGGTAGAGAATCTTCCACGAATAATTTCAATAATACCTGCGCTAGTACCACCTTTCAGAATGATATTAGAATCAGAAGTTAAAGAAGCCTGTACATTAAGTGAATTTCTAATTGTGGTAAATCCACCAAGAGAACCAAGGTTAAGTCTATTTGCACTAGTAAATGCATTAACTTCGGTAGTTCTATCATTATCAAAGAGTCTTACTTCTTTAGTTTGTGCAAATAATCTTGCAGTTCCAGTTCCAGGTGCAATCTGACCACCAACTTCAAGTGTACCATCAACAATTGTTTGATAAGTTCCGATTGTCAATGTTGAATCAGTATTCTGCCATGCACCACCAATAACAACCTTACAGCTATTTGCTGCATTATCAGCGACAGATGCAATATCAACATTAGCATTAGTTGAATTTGGATGTACGCTTAGGAGAGATGTTCCAGCGTTTGATCCGATTCTAACAATTTGATTATTCGATGAACCACCAACAGAAAGAATTTGATCATTTGTAGTATTATTACCAAAGTTAATAACTTGAGCATCGCCAATTAAATTAAGGATGTTAGCGTTATTATTGATAAAGTTGAATACTTCCGAAGTAGTATTAATATCACCACCATCTACACTAATGTCATCTTCAATCTTAAAGTTACCTGTAATTCTACCATCACCGACAACAACAAAGTTACGATCAAGTTCATTTTCTGGTTGCAATCCAAGGGTAGTATTAATACCAAGTCTACCACCAGTTCTATAGGTTGTTCCTCTATCACCAGTCGCAAGATCTGATGTAGCAACACGTAATGTTGCTTTCTGATCTAGATTATTGCTATCTCCACCAACTAATAGAGCATTATCTTGATTTACAAATCCCTGATTTGCAAGAGTAGTTCCAGAAAGTGATTCTCTTTGATCGGAATTTAAATTAAAGCTATCATAACGATTTGAAGTTACATTTCCAACCTCATCATATTGTACTAATGTTCTACCACTAATGAATGTAGTACCAACAATATCAAGAGTTGCTCTTGGTTTTGTAAAATCATCAACATTTCCTGTTAGTACAGCAGCATGGTTTGTTCTAGCAATGGTATTAATACCAATTCTAAAATCACCTCTCTCTTCAGTCCAGGTTCTAATTGTTTCAGCACCAATTAATCCAACTTCTTTCCAATTTGAACTCGAAACTAATAGATCTGCTCCGAGTGCTTGATCAGCCCAAACATAAATTGTTCCAGAATTAATTGGTGTGCTAATTCTGAAAGTAAAGGAAGTTCCCGATGGATCAAAAGTATTACCACCAATAACATCCCAAGTACCATTTACAACAGGATTGCTAAAGTTAACAACTCTAATCTTAGAAATAGATGTTACGCCAGCAGAACTATTAGTAACTGTTGGAATCCAGAATACTGTTAGATCTTGACCATTTGCTTCAATTCTATTGATTAGAGATTCTTTACTTGCAAATGCATTTGCATAAATCCAACCAAGTGAACCAGATAGATTTACAGAACTTCCCTTAAAAAGAATATCTCCTGGTTCGGGATTATTACCAGTTCCATATTCTACTTTTTGAGCAGCATAGAATCCATCATCTAACTGCCATGGAACAATATTTGAAGGTTCGGCAGCAGTATAATGAGTTCTGAATGTATATGATTGACCATATACACCGCCTGGTTTTGGTCTTGCATTTAAGATGAATACAGCAGATCTAATTCTGTTTTCGCCAATTACAATATCACCATCTTCAACATTTCTCCAAGAACCACGGAACAATGTTGCATCATCGCCCTGAGCAATGTTAGAAGCAACTCTAATTGGATCTCCTTCATTCGCTTCAACGTTGATTTCAAGTGGTCCATTGAAAGTTGATTTTCCTGCAACAACAATAGTAGAATTGAAAGTTACTGGAGAATCGAATGTCGTAACAAGAGTACCAATATCCTCATCATCGTCATCGGAATCTAATAGTTCTGCAGATTCTAAGAATGTTTCTTCACCCGTAATAGCATTGACCTTTTTATTACCAATATAAAGATCACCATTGGAGTTTAGACCAGTGTAGAAGACGATACCACCATCTTCACGCTTTGCCTGTGCATAGAAGTCTTGCTTATCAGTTAGAACAACTTCCTGACGTAATGGGAAACCAGTTGAATAGTTACCAGGACCAAAACCGAGATATTCAAATGTGTGGTTACCAGATCTTGCAATCGATGGACGACGAAGCTCAACATAGAGTTTGCGCTCTGTTGGGTATGCAGAATCTCCAGAAATAGGAATTAATCTATCTTCTGAACCAGAAGTTGCATTACCTTCTTGTGCCTGAATTCTATTGTCAACAAGATTTCCAACAGAATCAGTTGTGCTATTTGTGTAAACGTAGTAAGAAAGTATAGGGTTGCTGATCATATCGTTGACCATTTCCCTTGTTTCACTGCCCTTGGCATCGTTAACAGTTACGAGACCATGTACATAGTTGTCTGCTGCAGAGAAAGTAGCAGGTACATCTAAAATAGATGTATCTCTAAATCCAGTGCTTCCGTCAACCTGGAACCATAGTGGATCATTTTTGTAGTTTAGTGGGTATAACTGGGAAATTGGTTGCGAGAACTTAAAGTTTCTGAAATTCTCACCAACGCCAGATCCAGTTGGGTATGGTGAAATATTACCACGCAGACAGGTTAGATAGTAGATACCATCTTGCTGATTTGGAATACGTTGCTGTAAAGTATCAATATCAAAAATATAGAAGGTATCTTCAAAATTACCTTGATCTTCAATAGCGGCAACATAATAAGTATTTGATCCAGTGTCATCAGTAATAGTATCTCCAGGTGCAATAGTATAGACATTAGAACCTTCTACACGATAGAGATAATTTTCTCTAAGTGACTTATCCTTTCTTTCAGGGTCTCCAAAAGAGTTTGGTTGAGCAGTTAGATTTAATGTTGCGATTCCTTGTCTGAATTGTACAGGAGAATTTGGATCATATCTCAATTCTCCTTGAGCATCTTTGAGTACAAGAGTATAAGCAGCATTTTCTGTATCAGTAATGAAAGCATGGAGATATGCTGTTCCACTTGAAGTATTATTGCCACTAATGGTTTCCCACGTAATTAGATTGCTGCCATTACTTTGTGTTGCATTTGGATTAAAGAATCCACCCTGAAGGTTAACACAAGAAACAACTGTAAAAATCTCATTCTTAACAGCTTCATTAACAATAGTGTGATCAAATAGTGTTACTTCAAGGAATTCATCAGTTTGTCCCAATAGAACAACTTTTCTAGCAGACTGAATACTAGCAGCAATCTTGGAGTCAAACTCAATAACATTAGGAGAAACATATGGATCATATAGATTTTGCTGTTCAGGTAGAAGATCTAACACAGATGGATCAATAGGTCTCAATTGATCTTGAATCAATTCGTCCTTTGATAATCCGATTTGTTCTCTTGCTCCGATTGGATTGTAGAAAGAAGCAACTGTATTTGGGTTACCTTGAATTGGTTTTAAAAGAACTCTCTGTGGTACGAGTCTTCTCTTATCATCCGTTCTTGTCTTGATAACAAATCCGTTAAGAGGATCACGAACTGTCTCAAGATATGATGGTACAACATAGCGAAGTCTATAAACACGATCTTCTTTTTCTCTATTATCTTCAACTCTAAGATATCTGGTATCTAATGTCGGATCTGTTTTTGTTTGGTAATCATTAGATTCCTCAGCACCACCATGGAATCTTGAAAGAATGCTATAACGATTATAGTTAAGAGATCCAGCAGAAGATTCATCAACAACATTAACATACCACAATCCAGACTGATTAATAGAAGAAGTAAATTCTGGATCAAATTTAAGTGGTGATGTTCTCTTATTAGCGAAGACATAGAAATTTTTTCCACTTCCAGTAACAAATGTTAGAGCTCTATCACCAGATTCAGCATCTGCTGCTGTTGTGTGTAGAGTAAATCTCTTATTTGAAACATATCTTACGAAATAAAGTGTTTGAGTAGAAATATCAGATGATGATCCACTTAATTGTGGGAGTGTAGAACCCTGAATATCATCTGCGATTCTAACGAAAACTCTTTGAGGAGTCGTATTTGGAGCGGGGACATCAAAGATATGTGCAACTGAAGATTCAATCTCAGAAGCTCCAACAACATTACACTTATACTGATGTAGATCATAGTTGCTATCAAGAACATATGATTGTAGTTCAATTTCTACATCTGGATCAACAGAATTTGTCTCAGGAGAGTACATATAGATTCCTGCTGCAGCATTCTCTGGAGAAGTTGCAAGCATGAGTTTATTAGTTTCTGATCCATCAAATACACCAGGATAAGTTGCGGCAGAAACTGCAGTGATCTCAATTTCTAAATCTGGAGCTCCAGACCCACCAATTTGACCATCACTAATTACAACAATGTCACCAACTTCATATCTTGATCCACCATTTGCAATAGGATCTAGGTTTAAACCAACATTTCCAAGTGCAACTGTTCCATCATCGTTAACAATAACGTTGAATCTCAATCCTGTTCCTTTTGCTAAAGCAGTTCCGTCTGTATCAATTTTTGGTTGTGCTACAAGTGAACGATATACTCCACTTGCTGTTTCTCGTGTAGAGTTTGGAGTTGTAAAACTAGTTCCAGATGCTTCAGTAACAGTAATTACTTGATTTGATATAGAGAAGTTTTCTGGATATAAGTTTCTTCCAGGAGCAATGATATAATATTTTGTATTTGTTTCGAATCCCGTTGGAAGTCTAATAACTCTCTTATCTGGGTTAGATCCTGGTCTTGCTTTAGGTATAAGTCTAACAGCTGTTCCAGTTTCTAGATCATGTGGGTTTGGATTTCCGCCAAATCCACCAGTATTAAGAGTGAATAGAGTTGCTCTAGAAGCAAGACCTTCAAGATTTGAATTTGGTTCTACTCTCGTTACAGACTGGAATGTTGGAAGTGTCTTGGAAACTCCAGCAAGTGATCCAAGAATACCAGAAGTTACAATTGCAGTCAACGTTGTGATCGCACTAGCAACATCTGCACATGGAGGAGATACCAAATTACCATCAGTATCATACTCTGGAATGATAGATGTGTCAATAGTCTGTGTTAAACCATGATCTCCTTGAACAGAAATGGTCTCTTGACGCATTGCTTGAATTGCAAGATCTCTGGCAATATTGAACACTGCAACAGATTCAGCCTCTTCACCTTGAACATGAGCACCAGTTAAATACAATTCTGCTGCTTCATATGATTTGTTATTACCACCAAACTTAACGTTGTATGCAATAGCAGCGAGAACATTTTCTACATCATCAACACAAGCATCTTCAATTGTTTCTCCAGTGGAAGCAAGTAATCCTTGTCCTAGTTTAGTTCCAGCAAAACTAGGATTAGTAGCTACTCTATAAACTGCTTCGGCAGCAATAAAACGCTTGTTATCAATAATCGCATTGTATGCATCTGCTTCTCTTCCCCCGAGGATTGTATATCCAGTATTAAGAACCAAGAAAATTTGTTCAAAATATCCTTCAATAGTTGTAGCAATATTCTGACATTCTGGTAGAGGATCGCCAAAAGCATCTACACTACTATCCTGCACAAGAGAATCATCAGAAGTTGGATTAATAAATGTCCATGCACCATTATCTAAAGTGAAATATAGATATGCACTATCAATCAATTCCAAGTTAGTTGAAGGTTGGGAAGTTCCCTGATCAAGTTTAGATCCTGGAATACCAAGTTCAATTTGCGTATCACTAATAATTTGCTTAATTATAGTTCCTGCAGGAATATTGGATATAATTTGAGTTGGATTTGGATTTAATTTTCCATTAGTAAAGTCACTTGGTTCATATTCAGCGACACTCATTCCAACAAGAAGACCACTAGTATCCCCAACATTTACAATTGCACTTTCAGGAGTAATGACACAATCTCTAATCAAATAATCGAAATTACGCATTGCTGCGATCATGATATTTTTAACATAATCAAGGGCATCAATAGTTTCGTTTAGTTCGCCAGTGATGTATGTTAGATTTCCTCCAATGTAATATCCTTCGGCAGCTTGGATAGAATTGATGTTACCACCTAGTCTAAGATCATTAACAACTGCATCTACAAAATATCCGATATCTCTTTCGCACTTAGCAATATTAATTGTCTCTCTATCTTCTAGATATGGATACTTTTGTAGAATATACTGATATGCTTCAGATTGGATGAACTGCTTGTTATCTTCAATTCTATTTGCAGCATCTTGAGCATAATTATCTACATTTGCTGTAGATGGTGTTAGGGTTTCAATACCAACAGTCCAACTCTTAAACCCGTTTGGCGTTAGAGTTGCACTAAACTCATTAGGACCAGATGGTTCTAGAGCATATCTGTCAAGATTTACAAATAATTGTTCTCCACTCTTGGCACCAATTCTATATCCATTGATTGTGGATGCTGGTCTGTCTAGTGGATTATCTACACTATCACCAGCAAGATAGATCTTAGTATGATTTGTTCTTGAATTTGATGCATCAACATCAAGAGTATACCACTGGTTAATAATAGTTCTACCAGCATTAATTGTTTCTGGTGGAATAATATCTGTAACATATCCACCCTTGTCTTGGTTAAAGGAGAATCCTTTAAATCCAATAGAGTGCAGAGATGTATTACCAAAGTTTGAGTTAGAGTTGGTGATAGACATATCACCACCAGACTCCATCAAGAAGTGATCAAAGAATCCAACAGCGAAAACGGAAACGCACTGAATGAATGAGTCATCCGAAGCACGAATGTGGAAGTTTCTCCAATCATCTTTCCAATATGCATCACCCTTGGTGTGATAAGGAATCGTAGCGAATGCATCAGTTAGCGATGCTTGGTTCCAAGTATTTGTTAGTCTATCATAGCGAATGAATGCTCTATCGTCTTTCTGTAGCGAAACACCAGTATACTGGGCAACAACCATCGACTTGAATCCAGTTGCCTTAGATCCATCTGCCCACATACCACACTGACCCCAGGTGGAACGAATCGAGCAGTTAAAGACATATGGCGAAGCAGATTCTACAGAGTCAATTTCAGCTAGAACAACAGCATTAGTGCTTACTCCACCAACTTCACCAGATCTGTATGTTTGACCAGATACTAAACCTAATCCAGCAGCAGTGATTGGAACTTCATATTCGAATACTTTTGGATTACTTCCATCAATAGCAGTAACTTTAAATGTTCCATTAATTGTATCAGATAGTCCAGAGTTAATAATAGCAACATACTGACCTTCAAAGTATCCATGATCGATCTTAGTGAATACAGTTACCTTAGTATATCCAAATGATGCTATGAATGACTTACTACCGCTACCACTAATAGCATTACTTAGTGTAATATTGGAACCAGTAATCTGTTCAATTCTTGTATTAGGAGGAATGCTTACAGATACATCAGATGATAGAATTTCAAACCCCACCTCTAAATTAGAAGTATCCGAAACACCGCTAATAACGTTAGTTCCATTAGCGATTCCAGTAAAAGTTGTAGAATCATCAATTTTAATGCTTTCAATGGTTCTACTATCAGATAGAGGACCAACAATTCTATTTTCCTGTACTAATGCTTCTAGACCACCATCATCGATAGTTGGTTGGAATTGTTGGAATGCTTTTCCAACCTTATCATAGTAATTATCAAGATCTGAACGATCTGCATATGTCATGATGCAAATCTTGTGGTGAGAATTCTCAGGAATTGCAAGTTCAGTCGAACCCTTCTTGAAGTAAACTTTACCTACACCAGCAGATGCATCATATAGAGGAGATTGAGCAGATAGATCACCATCCTTGATGGTGAACTGCCATAGATAGCAACCACCAGTTAGATTGAAGATAGATGTTCTTTCCTGTGAAGTATCAGCAGGATCTGGTACATACAGAGGACGAACGATTGTTCTACGAAGGTCATAACCAATTAGAGAACAACCTCTAGGAACAATAGCACCACCAGTAGCAGCGTTAAACTTATAAAGAACGTTATCTGGATTAGAAAGGTCTACAATAGAGTTATCTTGCCATTCTTCAAGTGCTCTATTATAGTTGAATGAAGGAAGGACACCTGTTACAGTTACAGATGCTAGATTATCTAGATTTCCATCAATAATTACACCAGTTAGAATACTAATCAGTGTATCAATTGTTGCCTGAACATCTTGACAAGTTGCAATATTTCCAGACTCGTCGTAAGTAATAATTGCTGTATTTGCATTAGCATAAGCAGGACCTTCAGAAAGAGTTAGATCCTTCTCATAAAGAACATTAGTAACTGCACGTTTTGCCCAATATGCAATTGCGTTAAATGCAGTTACAGACTCTGCTTCTTCGCCTAGCAATCCATTGCTGATTGGATTACCAAAACGATCAAAATATGCTTTAGCGTTAGAAATTGTGTTTGCGTTACCTTCTGTAGCAAGGTCATCAATTAGACCATCAACGATAAAACCAGCATCACGCTTACACTTTACTTCTCCAGATGGAACCAAAGTAGAAGTAGTTTCATCGGGAAGATTTAGAAGATCTCCATCACTGATGACAGTTGTTACAATGCTTGTTAAAGTATCAAGTGCAGTTTGTACGTTTGCACATGAATTTGAATTTGTGTTTGATTGAGTTGCAGGATCTGGAGTTAGAGTTAAATCTTGATAAGTTAATTGATTCGTGATCGCTCTCTTCATCTCATCACGAGCCTTATTAAAAGCAGTGATGGATTCTACTTCTTCTCCTACAAGACCATTTGAGATTGGACTGCCATTATTATCAAAATACTGAAGAATAAACTTACGAGTATAAACATTGCCACCAGCAAGGTGAATGTCCAAGGAAACTGCATCGATAAAATGCCCAATATCTCTTTTACACTTGTCAGGATCTGGATTTACAAAAGATGGATATTGAATTGCAATCTCTGCATATGCAGTGTCAATAATTTCCTGACGATTCTTTTGAATTAGTCTATAAGAATCTTTATACCTAGACCAATCCCCAGTTTGAGGATCTCCAGGATAATAAAAATCAGGATGATCTACTGCAACTTGTGCAACAGCACGATCAATAACCTCTTGACGATTCGCTCTTAGTAGATTAGAAGCGTCATAATAACGTCCTTCTACCGCAGTTTCGGTAACTAGACCTGGACGATTATCAATATAGTGATTACCAGGCATCAGCATGATGCTGAACTGGTCAAATCTATCGTTATTTGCACCAGGAAGATATGAATATCTCGATACTTCAATAAATGCCCTTTGAATTGTTTTAAATGGTCTTAGAGGAGAATTACCTCTATTATCCAATTCATCAGTTGCATTAAAGTCATCTGGCGATACGTATAGATATTTACCAGTTTTACTTGAATACAGGTTATCAAGTCTAGTTAAAGGCATAATTACCCAAGCCCTAATGGTCGTTTTCTCTTGATTTATTTATACACCAGGATTTGCTCTTTGACCATAGCAGTTCCAAATTATGTGCTTTTCCCCAGACTTGATGGGAGAAGATTTATGAATGAAGTAAGGACCACAAGGAAACATTAAAACACTACCACGTTTAGGTGTAAATTTTAATCTATCAGAAAGGAACATTGTGTTACCTCCCTCAAAATTATCATTCAAGTAAAGTAAGAAAGAAACTTTTAATTCTACACCATGATGTGTTTTATCTACATGCCACTTATAATGATCATTTGTATTATAATACCGATATACAAAATTTGATAAAAATGGATATTCTTTCATTATTGAATATTTGATCAATGGGCAATCTTTTTTGTATTGCTCTAGTGCTAGATATCCAATTCTATTACATTCTTTCTCCAAATAAGAAACTACAGGGTTTTCCCTGAAAAGCGCCAAATAGTGTGCATCATTATATCTATTTTTTGTTCTTTCACTGGGAAGAAGTCTATTTCCCTTTACATATTTCTTGCAAATAGTAAGAATTTCGTTGATTTTTTCGTCATCAACAAAATTATCATATTCAATTATATAATTAGTGTGTTTTTTCATAATAGTGCCCAAGAGAGGACTTGAACCTCCACGAATTAATTCACTGGAACCTAAACCCAGCGCGTCTACCAATTCCGCCACTTGGGCAACTCCCCCACCTGGACTCGAACCAGGAACCAAGTGATTAACAGTCACCTACTCTGCCAATTGAGCTATAAGGGAATGAAGTTAGTTGTTCTTTTGATATTCTATTTTAATCCAGTTGAGAAGAGTATTTGCTTCAACAACAAGAGGATTATCAGATGTTGCTTCAGAACGAAGCATCATAATATAGTTTTCAAGAGCAGAGATTGTTATCTCTCTATCTCTTTGTGATAGTAAGGACATTTTACCCTCAACTTTTTTGGTGATTTTTTAGCGGGAAAAATTTTTCCCTTTTTTTGTATTCAAAAAGTGAATTTTGAAATGGGAGCGGGAGTGGGATTTGAACCCACGACCTGCGGCTTATGAGACCGCTGAACTACCAGACTGTTCCATCCCGCGATGTTTGGGTTGCCCCATGGAGAATAGGAGACTCGAACTCCTGACATTTTGCTTGCAAAGCAAACGCTACTACCAACTGAGCTAATTCCCCGTGACCTCTGTCTGGGAATCGAACCCAGTTTCCAACTCCCTTGTCGGGGTGTCCTTACCAATAGACTACCAGAGGATATGGGGAGTGTTAGAGGACTCCCCTATAACGAGGGCGATCAATTCCCCGACCTAGAAGATTTCCCCTAGGATTTAGATGAATGAATCGGACATTTCCAACCCATTCAAAGCCCAAGGTCGGACTCGAACCGACGACCTACGCTTTACAAAAGCGTTGCTCTATCCAACTGAGCTACTCAGGCGATTTTTTTAAATTCAAAATGACCAAATTTAGATCCCCAGAGTTGAGTATGGGTTTCTGGATCAAATCCTTTATCCTCTACATTATACCACCCATCACCTATATATGCAGAGTTTTTAAGATATGAATCTTTTTCACCCCACTTGACTAGGCAATTACATCCCTCTTCGATATGACCTTCGAAGTGATCACCATGGTATGTAAATATTGTATCACATCCAGGTTTGTAAGTCAATGCATTACCAGAAATCAAATTTAAATTTTTGAATCCAAGATGCAATGATTTATCTTTAACCTCATAATTTCTTACAATGATATTATCGTGACTCTCGGTAATTTGTAAGATAAATTGTCTATATGGTTTTAGTGTTTTATTGAAGTATGCTTGTTCCCCATAAAACAAACCATGGTTATTTACTTTTCTATGTTCAACCACTATGTATGCATATCTAGATGGATATGTAAATGCTTGAATTCTATTGTTGAATTTTCCTTCAAACCATTCGTAAAATGTTTCAATCATCTTTAGGAAGTAATGATGGATTATTAATTGGAACGTCAAACATTAGTGGATGCATTTCTTCCTCAATTAAATAACATGACCATAAATGCAAATCATCGAATTCCCATTCTTTAGATGTTAGAGCCTCAGTTTGAATTGTTGGATGTCCTTGTATTACAGGAGGAAGTTCATCAAACGTATATGGTATGTTTTGAATAAAATACATTCTCACAATATTCCCTTCTAGAAATACATATTTCTGAGATAGAGTAAATTGCGGCGACATACCATTTTGTTTATTTTATTATTTATAGGGACAGGGGGAGTTGAACCCCCACGAGCATACGCTCAACAGATTTTAAGTCTGGTGTGTCTACCAATTCCACCATGTCCCCATAAATTCAAGACAATCATAGCACTAGTGCTAAGTAATTGTCAAGTGCTGGTTGCGAGGATCGAACTCGCCTGTATCCGATTATGAGTCGGGTGCTTTCACCAGATAGCTAAACCAGCATCTGGTAGGACTACCGAGACTCGAACTCGGTTCACTCCGTTATAAGCAGAGGGCTTTAACCTATAAGCAATAGTCCCATACGAATATAATGTCTGAAATTCATATTCGTATGAGTAATTTTGCTTTTAAACTCTGTCTACGTTTTTTTGCTGCTCTCAATGCTTGAGGCTTGAGAGTACGCTTCTGTTCTTTCTTGGAATGTTTCTGCCAGTTTGGAAGTTGCATTTCTCTTAACCTCGATGTATCTATCATAACCTATTGATGGCACCCTGTCAAGCGGTATGTGCCACTAGTCTCTCTGTCTCCAGTCATCTGGTTTATCTTGCTTGAACCAATCAACAATTTCATCAACACTATTAAATCCTGTTTTGTGATTACTTGGATCTGGATCTCCAAGATCCATTTTATTCATGAAATCATCCAATGATCCATCTTCTGCTGGGTTCATTGCTTGCCTTCTCGCTTTTCTCATCATTTCTCTTGCAGATCCATTTGCTTTTGCTAATTTATCTGCCCAAATCATATCGTCAAGCTTGACTTCTTCGCTATTTGCAATTCTATTACAAATAAATTCTAAACGAAGTCTATATTGAGTTGAAAGCATACCCATTCTCCACAGAGGACTAGTTAACATGTTATGTCCTTTTAATTATTTAGAAGCCTTTATAAATCTCATGAACCCTGGACAGAGTTATTGTACTGGGTTTTCTGGGTCTTGTCAAGGGTCTTCAACTTTTTTTACGATTTTTTGGCGGGGAAAATTTTTCCAAATTGGTGTAATTGAAAAGTCAATTTCAGTTTAGGAAAATAGATTTACCATTCATTTTGATGGCACCCTTTGCTTTTAAATCAATCAATGTGCTGTCGATAACAGATGTTCCCACTGCTTTAATGTCCAAGTAAGATGACGCTTTAATTCCTAATGATCCATTAGTTCCAGGTCCAAGTTCCAAGGAGTAGGTTGCATCCTTTTGTGACTTACCTCCACTAGATTTACCCAGAATCTTTGTTCTTTTATTCCCCCTAATAGTTTCAGAACTATCGCCATTGACAACGAACGCAGTTCCTCCTCTAAGAGATTTGAAAAGAATGTGTCCAGTATCAGAATCTACTTGATAATTTCCACGAGCTCGCATATAATAGTTACCTGTCACAACATGATTAATATCACCAATTGTATTAATGGATGCTGATGCTCCAGGTTTATCTTTTTGATTGACAGAGAACTCACCACTTCCATCAACGTAAAATCCACCACTAGTTGTGAAACGAACAAATGAAGAATCAGTATTAACATCAGTACCAACCATGTTTATTTTTCCTTGTCCTTCACCTGCTTCTATGTTAATACTTTCACCTGCTCTTAATGTAAGATTGTTGATGGCATTTAAAGTAATATTGTCTCCCTTTACCCCAATGTCACCGCCTTGAGATTCAATTGCAACATCACCCTCAACATAAATTGAATACGCTGGTGTCTTTTTTACATCTCCACCTGATGAAGAACCTGTTTCCTTTTCTGCTTCATCATCATTTCCACGGACGTGAATATTAATTGAATCTGATACCTGATGTTGATTTTTAGCATGTATTACGACCTTGCCACCACATCCCGACTGCCCTGGTTGACCAGTTGCAAGAATAATGTTGCCGTTAACATCAAAATGAAACATTGATTGACCATTAGACAAAATAAATCCATTGGTTCCATCACTATTAGTATATGATCCCATTGTCCAACCATGTTTGGTTGCAATAACGTGAAAATCACTATTACAAAATTGACCTTCTTCTAATTCAGAAGATCCTTCAGGTCTAGCAGCACCTTTGCTTTGGAATTTCTTTTGATTCGCACTTGGTTGGTGCGTAGTTGCATTTTCTATAGACATTATGGACAATCAACGTAAGAACCTGTTCCAATCTTGGCGTAACCCTTACGCTCAAGCTCATTACTATCTAGGCAGAACATGTTAGGTAAGAACCTAGCACCAGCACCACCGCCACCAATAATTGTAATTTCTGGCATACTTGTATACCTCTTTGATCTATCTGTACTTCTAATACTTACAACATATCCTCTCTCATCTATGATTGCCTCTGCAAGGCTAGGAACTCCATTGACCAATACATTAGGAGCACTAGTGTACCCAACACCAGGAGAAATCATTGTGTACGAATCAACAACACAAAGGAGGTCATTACTTTCTGCTGTGTTTTCTACGTAGTTAACTCCTTGTCTAGTAACTCGAATCTCAGAAACAAAACCATTATTGTCAAGTAAAGCTACTGCACCAGCACCATATCCAGCTCCAGTAATGATTACATATGGCGCTTTTTGATATGGTCCACCTGGAGTATCAATTGGGATGCTAATAATAGAACCATTATCATCAGTGATTGGATCTCCTGCAATTGGTTTCTTTGGTATGAATTCTTCCTCTTCTACTTGATCATCAAGAATATTATCATTTGGATCTTCTAGAATAGTGAAATCTGTACTGACTCCTTTTCCTGCTAGAACAATAGTTGCTGTTTCATCTGGTTCAGCATCAATATCATTCTCAATACCAATTATAAAGGTAGATCTATCATCAAAGACAACAAAACTACCTGCCAAAGATCTAGATACAAAATCATCTGCAGTAATTCCTTGACCAATAATATAATAGTCAACAATAGTTCCATCAGGAACATTCCTTGTTGCAACACTAACAACTACGTCTTCACCCTCTAAATATTGTGATTTATCTGTAGTAATGCTCCAAGTTTGAATTAAATTGTCATCACCAATAATATCATTAGGAACTCTTACACCATCAGAATCAATAATTACATCAGTCTCTGCTGTTAACTCAAATGGTGTAGGTGTTTCATCAATATCGATTGTTACTGAAGATGTTGCAGTGAATATGAGTAGTTCTGGTGTGAGTTCCTCGACACCATCATCAGCAACTACAACCTGAATTGTGGCAGAGTTTCCATTAACAACAAATTGACCCGTGAGACCACCAACAATATCACTTGATGTAATGTTTGGTCCAGATAAAACATAATTAAATGTAGTTCCATCTGGAATGTTAACACCAGTGATTGTGTAAGTTATGGTTTCACCTTCAACATATAATGTATCATCTGCATAAACATCAACATATGGAATGCCATCAGACCCATCTGGTAATGTTACTTCATCGTCATCTTCTTCTGGTGGAAATTCTGGATTAGCATCACCTTCAATTGTTCCATCATCTTCATCAGGAAGATCTATTTCTTCATCCAAATCTAAAGATGCGATTGGAAAATCAATTGTTGCGTCTGCAATATTATTTGGTGTTACATTTGAAGATGGTGTAGTTGGGTCATCAAAAACTCCACCAACAAAAGTAATATATGTGAGTGGTCTGAATGGAATAGTCTTTGATTCATCACAAACAAATAGAGACTGGTCACCAATTCCAGATTCAATTTGCTTTAGAAGATCGTCCAGATCATCTTGTCCATCATTAGAAGAACAATCAACACACTTCTCTTGAATTGGTTCGCACTTCTGTGATGGTCCTGTGCAAGAAATGCCAAGTAGTCTCATGAAGTTGTTGATAATTCCACCAATAATATTCAATGGCTGTGCAATAGCATCTAGAATTGCTCGAATGGGAGCAAAGATTGTATTAACTAGATTATCAAATCCTGCTAGGATTTCATTGAGAATGCCATCAACAATTGTATCTATGAAACACGCAGCAGGACTGAAAACATCTGTCAAGAATCCCATAATGAGATCAGTAATATACCTAGCAATAAGATCTGTTAAATCTGCAATAGAACATCCAAGTTCTTCGAAAATCTTATCAAAAATTTCTTTTACTTTCTTCAGTTTATTACTTCTTTCCTTGATGGGAACAAATGCTTCTTCTGGATCTTTGTAGGGACCCTGTGCTACATAACCAACTGTTGCTTCTGTAGTAAGGATAGTTTTGTTGAGAAAATCTACTGCAGATCTAATTCCTTTTACAATCTCAGTCTTCCCTCTAGCAATAAAACTTTTCACCAATCTCACTACTCTACCAATGTGATAGCGTGCTTGACCTACACCATCATAAAGTAATCCGTTGATTTTACTTACATAGAAGTCACCAATCTGTCCACCAGAAGCTTGATTAGCAGCAAGAAGATCTCCCATAATTCTAGTGAGACCATTCTTTAAATTCTTTTCATTACCGCAGTTTGGATTTGCAACTACAACACAACTCTTTCCGCCAGTGGGATTTGTTTCTGAGTATTTTGCATATGCTGCTAGCAGAATGGGAGGGGCACCACCTTTCTTATCTGATTGATCTGCATCTACAACACCTTTATCAGTGTTTGCTCCGTCTTTATTCTTACCACTTTGAGTTTCAACTGATCTATTTTGTTGTGGTACAACTTTAGGATCAACAAATGGTTTAAAGTTTAATTCTTGTGTGCCAGGATCTTCATTCGATTCTTTAGTTGCTCCTTTGACACCACCAATCGATCCCATAATGATTGGTTTCTGCTTGTCATTATCGAGATAAAAACCAACAACAAAACAACCACGTTGTAATCCAGGGGATGCACCACCAGTTCCACCTTCAATGAATGGTGTTGTCACAGGCATCATAATATGAGCCCATGGAAGTTCATTAGTTGGAGTTGCATTCTCTCCAGTCTTTAGATGCTGCCCGATAATACGCACACGATATCGACCAGACCTTTTTGGATCATCTTTCTTGTCAGATTCTACCTGACCGATCCACCAAGAAAATCCATCAGAACCGATTTGATGTATTGGGTATAGTGATGCTAAAGACTGATCCATAACTCAATAACTCGTATTACTATTTAACATCAAGTTGCAACTTTAGAATCGTATTCTTTAATTCCATAAGTATCACGAATCAATGCTAGTCTGGTTGTAAATTCTGGTTCTCCACTTTCTTTTTGGAACTGATAGTTATGTGATAGTTGTGAGATAAGATACGTACCACTATTCTCTTCATCATATGGTTGCTTTTTGCGAATCGATTCTGCCGCCATATTTGGTATCATGATCTTAATCTTTTGTCCAACCATTAAGTCTGAGTTTCCAGGGATAGTAATCTCTACTCTTTGATTCTCCATCAAATATCTTCTACCAATTGATTGTGCTGTGTAATACTTAGCATAATCTGGAAATTCAGCATCGCCTTCCTCTTCTGGATTAGCAATACCTTCATCGTTATACCACAACTCATGATCAAGAAGAATTGTCATGATTCTACTTGGTTTTTCTCCTAGTTGTCTTTGATACTTCGCTAAATCATCTTGACTACCTAGATGAGACATGTTATCAAAAGTCTTTGACATATCATACTTGTACTCCTCATATTTTCCTGTAGATAAATCAAAATAACACATGTGTGTTGAGAAAATACCATTGTTTAATTTCTCTACGATATCAATCTCATCTGTGAATGAATAATCTTCGATAGTATTAAATGCTTGTTCTGATGGAGCTCCAACAGCAGGTCTTGAAATATATGTTGCAACTGGGGGATCTCCACCAAATGCATCTGTTCCATCGGAACATAGTAAGTCCATAGATTTAAATACAAATCCATCTTTGGTTTCAAAGAATAGATATCCCGCAGTGCCTGATGACTCAGTTGCATTGCCTCCTAGATCAGAAGTAAATGTTTTAGTGTTATTGGATTTCACTCCCTTCTTAAACTTAGCAGACTTTGGTACACTTCTAGACATTAGTGATTGGATAACAGCATGTGCTTTCCTTCCATTAGGAAACATACTCATCTTAAACTTTGAAGTTTCTGTCTGAATATTTTTCTTAGTCTTCAGAACATTTTTAAGAATGTCTTGAACAATAATTTCTGGATGCGCTTTATATTTTTCTGTAACTCTTGCTGCTTCATTATTCATTGCTTCTTCAGATAGGAGAGCAAGATTATACATCTGCATATTCCTTTCAAACTTTCTATTATAAATTTTCCAGACAAATAATTCATACTCAACTGGCTCTTGCTTCACATTTTCTATTCTAACAACAACCTTTTCGCCACCTTGAATTGGTAGAGTACCAATTAAGTTCTGTCCACTATCTGTAATGAACATGTTGGCACTAACAAATGGGGTGTATATATTTTCATAGTATGAGAAGGCACCAACCAGAGCAGTGATATTTTTTTGTTCACCATTTACACTTGTTAGTGTTACCTTTTTAGGTTTAAAAAATTTGGAGTTTGACATCAGAACTTATGAGGTTGGTAAGGATTTTCGAAATTATATACGGACCATGGACTAGTCATTGGTGTCGCACTTAATGGCATCGCTGGTGGTTTTTGTGCCATAGAAGGAAGAAAAATAGGCGAGGCAATTTGTGGTTGACCCGTTGGCGGAGCACTAGGTGCTGGTGTTGATGGTGATCCAGGTGGTTGCATTGGAAGAGCTGGTTGTCCAGGAGATTGAACTTGTCCACCAACTGTAAAGTATTGATCTGCTACACCACTACCATCAACAGGACCAGATGATGCTGATGGATAGTATTCGAAGTGTAAATGTGGTCCTGTTGATGGTCCAGCGCCAGGAGTTCCAGGTTCTCCACCAGTCTCACCTAACAATGTACCAGCAACAACTTGTGCTCCTTGTCTAACTGCCACCTTACTTAAGTGTAAGTATCTAGTCTCAGTGCCATCATCATGAACTATATGAACTTCTCCCATATTTCCAGGAGCAGGGACAACGATCTTCTGAACTCTTCCAGGTTTTTTAATTGCTAGTTTAGTTCCCTGTGGAGTTCCGTAATCAATTCCCATGTGATTAGTAGATCCTACTCCTCCAGGAGAAGCTCTTCTACCAAACCTAGATGTAATTTGATATCCACTAATAGATCCTCCACCAGTAACTTGTCCACCAGTCATAAAAGATCCTGCACCTGGAGTTGCTGGGGCAGCGCCAGCAGGTTGAGATTGATCTTGAGATTGACCTTCTTTTTTTCTACCGAAACCACCGAAAGATCCACCCTTCATCGTGGCAGCACTAGCAGGACCACCAAAAATAGAAGAAATTATACTCGCTGGCAATCCAAACACAGAAGCAGCAGGTGTAATTAACTTCTGTATAACTGGTCTGAATAATCTAGATAATCCTCCCATGCTATTGATTACATTTGCAATGGTAGAGAGCATCAAAGATCCAGCAGCAATGGTTGGTAACTGAATTGCTTTTGCAAATGGAGAAGACTTCTTAATATTTTCTGGGTTAGTCTTTACTTGCGATGCTAATTTTTGTTGGGGAACAACTGCAGATGGTCCAGATATTTGCGTTGGATTATCTAAGATTCCTCCACTCGCTAGTTTATCTGGCACATTAATAACACCACCGCTTGCTAACTTTTTAGGTGGTTTTGGTCCTTTATAATTTGGATCGTTATAGTATGCATTCTCGCCAAACAATTGATCATACTGATTGGTTGGATCTGGAAACAACATGTCCATTCCAATGCCACCAAGAATACCACCACTAAGACCTTTGAATCCTCGCAATCCTCTACCTAATCTCCCCAATCCTTTGGGCATCTTTGGCATTCTGAGGTTTGGTTTCTTTGGTTTAAAACGATTTAACTTTCTTCTAGCATATCTTCTACGAGTTCCACGTCTTCTACTTCTTCCAGTTCTTCTACGCTTTCTATCAAAGTCAAGGTCGGGGAAATCAAAAAAATCTAAAACATCTTCTAGGATATTTTTAGAAGCACTTTTCTTTCTTTTATTATCATATGCTTCACCGCCAGCATTGCGGTTTCGTGCTTCCATATCGAGTTCTTCTCTAGCACGCTCAGCATCATTTGCTGATTCAATTTGCTGCTCTAATTGTTCTTCATTAATTTTGTTACTTTCTTCCTGAATCTTGTTATTCCTAGTGAAGAAAGATTTAACACCTCGAATACTCTCAGACATCTTGACAATGACTGATGGAGTCTTATCATTATCTTCCTTTTGTATTAGGTTATCTACTTTCTTACCTAATATATTAAACTTTTCAGCAATACTATCAGAAAATTTTCCTAAAGTACTCTTTTCTTTATAACCTGCTCCCGTGAGATCAAGTTCTGTTTGCTTTACTCTTTGAATCTGTGGTGCTTGAGCAGCCACCAAAGCATCAAACCTTTTTTGTTTCGTGAGAGCAGGATCGTTTTGTGCCTCTGGATTTGTACTAAAAAATCCTCTCGTTCTTCTTAATCTATCGCCACCAAATTCAGAACCTAATGCTTTCTTGAAAAAATATCCCTTCTTCTGCTGAGATTTTTGTTCTAATAAATCCTGTAATCTTTGTTCTTCTTCAGGAGTTTTCTCAGATTTATTTTGAAGTTTTTCGATCTCATCATTCTGTCTTTTTCTGGCACCAGCAGCCATCGATATAGCAGAACCGATCTTCTCACCAATTGCTCCAGTGAGACTTCCATATTGTGGTGACTGATAACTTTCGGTACTTGCTGCCATGCTCGACTTTTTTTGCGATTTTTTGGCGGGAAAAATTTTTTAAAATTTAGGTAATCGAATATCAATTTTGGAGTTCGCCATATTTATTTAGATCAATTATTCTGAAGGCGTACTCTATGCATCTGATCTAAAGATGATACCTGCCAACCAGATCTATCATAATAAGTTGTTGTTGTTCTACCTTCAAACCCAGGTTTGGTTCCTCTATATCCAGCGACTTGATTAGTGCCCATGATATACACAGGTTGTATTGTTGTCCCCGATGCCTGTGCAATCTGAACCATCGCTGGCATTGGAGCCTGCTGATTCTGAGATGGCGGTGAGATGGGATTGTATGGAGGCGCTGCAGGCGTCACAGGAGGCGTCGTGAGCGCCATGGGTCCAGGCGTCATAGTCTGCTGCTCCGCTGCTACAGACGCTGCTGGAGGGGCAGCGAGGGGCGCAGGAGAGGGGGGAGGAGCAGTGCCTGCTGAGTTGAATGCTGATTCGGCGGCGCCAACTCTCTTAGGCATAGAAGACGAAAGTTCTCCTGCGCTAGCACGTTCTACTTCATATGCAAATCCTCTCGTCTTATCTGCAATTGTTGGACCATATGCCATTGCTTTTTGGAATTGTGCTGATTCATATGCATTGCCACCTCTAAGCTCCCAAGCAATATAATCCAACTGAAGATTTACATCTGTGACTGGTTGACCTTTTTCCTGTGCAAACTGAATCAATCTATCCTTTCTTCCTCCTAACCATTGCATCAAACCATATGCTCCTGATGTTGGATTAGTTGCACCAGTTCTAAACCCAGACTCTGCCCAGAGGTTACCTACAATAGCAGCCGATTCTTCTTTGGTGAATCCACGCTGCACTAGTCCCGATAATAATTGACTAGCCTGTGCTGTTTCAGATTCCCCCAATGGAATCCCAGTAACAGGAACAGATGAAGACGCAGCACCTAACATAGTCTCTTGTGATTCTGTCATTGAAAATGCTTCTTCTCCAGAGAATAACTGATTAATTCCTATCTTCTGTCCAAGTGATTTTACTCTATCGATACCTTTACCGACTATAGTTCTTACCGCAAAGTTTGATGATCCAAATAGTCTTTCCAAAGGACCTAGTTCTTGATTTAAGTATGGTTTAATGTCTCCTGCAACAGATCCAGAAGTATCAATCACTTTCTTGGTGATACCAATAATAAATGGAAGAGCAGATAGTGATTGATTATTGACAGAAGATACGTTACCCAAAACATTTCTTCCAACGTTTGAAGAAAGACTAAAGAATGATTCTGGTCCAGCTTCGCCAGCCATGACACCACCAGATGCCATCTTACGAGGGGTAGTAACATCTTTCGCTGCCAGTCCGACATCAATTGCAGTGGAAACTGCAGTTCCAACTCCAGGTACTGTTGATGCTGCACCCGATGCCATCTCTGCTAAACCACCAACCCAATCACCATCATTAATAATTCTATCCAAACCAAATGCAACGCCAGCAATCAAACCGACTCCAGGAACTTTTTTCAGTAAACCTTTACCAACTGCTTTAGCACCTAACTTAGTAGCAGATTTTGCTCCAACTTTGGGAGCAAGTTTTCCTAGTGTTCCACTTAAAATTTTACTTCCAATATTCTTTGCTGGTTTAATCCTTTTCCCCAAAGGATTTTTCTGCATAAATCTTCTACGTCTTGCTCCACGTCTTCTGCCAGTAGGACGTTCTAGATCACGACCTCCAGCAAAATCTAATGCATCCCCAAAAAAATCTAGAACTGGATTTGTAGTTTTGCCCTTACGTCTTGTATCAATATCATCATCATCTTCTTCATCCTCATCTTCATCATCTCTTTTATTATCGACTTTATCTAAACCAGATAGATCTAAAGTTTCTTCACCCGCATTTTCAATTTCTCTTTTCTTTTCAGTGTCCTCTTGGTCTTTATTAAATCTAAGAAATTTCTTTTTGATTTCGTTTGAAATTTTTATGAGAACATTGTTCTCCTTTATTACCTCTTTAGAATCTTCAACTGTTTGCTGTTGAATATCAATAGAAAGATTAAGTTGTTCTGCTTTTTTATTTTTTCTATTGATTAACTGATCGAACTTAGCACTCAATTGATTGAATGCTTTTGTTAGATTGTCATCGGATGGGTTTTCTTTTACAGGTTCTTCTGGTTCTGCTGGGATGAAAGGGGCAACAGTTGCAGAAAATCTTTGTGACTTTGATAGAGCTGGATCTTGTGTCGATGCAGGATCCTGCGAGAAAGTTCCTCTAGTTCTTTCAATAAAGTCACCACCAAATTGAAAGCGTAAAGCTTTCTTCAAGTAAAATCCTTTTGGTTTTTTTGTCTTATCAATTTTTCTTGCTTGTGCTGCCATGCTGAAAGATTCAGCAACTTTTGATCCCAAATATTGTGCAAGACTTTCACCCTGAGGAGTATCCTTTACTCTTATTACTACAAATTTCTTTTTCTTTGGTTCAGACTTTGCTTTCGATTGTTTCTTTTCTTTCTCTGGATTTTGAATAGTTTCAATGAGAGTCATCAAAAGGTTTTCATCGAAACCTTTCTCCATTCGAGCGATAAGATCCTTCGCCTTTTCTTTTCTCTGTGCTTCCGTTAACTCTTTATTCTCTCCTGGTTCTGAAACTTCACCACCAGTATTAAATCTTTGTATAGACAAAGATCCATTTGCTTTCTTTGGCTTGTTAGCATTTGGACCGCCATACTTCTTGTTAAGATCTAAGAAATATGACGCTCCAACTGCATCAACAGTCTTCTTATTGATTACAATTTCGCCAGGTTGAGCAGCAATAAGTTGAGTATCTGGTTCTGCTCCAGTAATTCTTGTGCCAGTATTACTATCAACCAGTCCACCAAAAAGAAATTGTCTGAGTTTTATAACAGCAAGTGAAGATAATACTTTTCTACTATAAACTGCATCGGGAATTATTTCCTCAATTTCATACTTATGACCAGGATATGTTAGATGCTCTTGTTCTCTTTCATACTTACTAATCGGAGCAATATTGATTGCTTTTTTTGATCTGGTTCTTAGGACGATATTAAATTTATCTTTCCGTATAAATTGATCTCCTCGTGGTGCATTGTATTCTCCACCAGCCCAAGAACCAAAACCTTTCTCTTCAATAATATCTCCAGGTTTTAGATTGGCAAGATTCTCAGCATACTCGCCACTAACAACTCTGTTTAATTCGATTTCTTCGTTGTCATTAGCAGCAGATAATTCTTTAAGTGCTTTCTTTAAATTTTCAACAAAAGATTTAATCTCTTCTACATCTTCACCAAAGTATTCACCAACCCTAAGAAAAGTATTAATCTTCTCAAAGATTTTTGACTTCTCATCTGTGTATGCAAGGATAGATGCAATCTTCTCTGCACTTAATTGCTTGAATGGACCATAAATTTTTTCTTTTGCTGCCAATGCATTTTCACGCATCGGACTTTGAAAATATGAAGGAACCGTAGAACGTTCTTCAATATAAGATCTGGCGGTTTTGGAAAATTCCTCAACCATCCCGCCAGAATTCATACGGGTTACTAGATCCGATAAACTTTTAGGTTTTTTAGGATCTAACTCAGCCATTTTGCTTTTGCTTTTCTTCTAACTCTTTTAAATATTGATTTAACAAAGACACATAAACTGCCCTCTCCCAAGGCATCATGTTTTCAATCTCCGCCAAGCTATATTTATGATGCTGCATCAAAGAAAAGTTTGTTCTATAATAATTTTCGAGATTATTATAGAACATGCTTATGCGAAAAAAGACTGCAATCCCTCCAACGTATATGTAGATACAACACCTGTCTTTGGATTCTTAACTTCAAATTCGTGACGAAGAACTGGCATTGTCATAAAGAACTCTTTAATTTTTTCAAATTGTTTTTGAGTTAAAGACTCAATAAAAGAAATCTTTTCTTGTTTAGATGTTGTTGTAGAATCAAACACTTCTTCGCCTTCAAAAATCTGATCAATACAATCAGCAATCATTTCAAATGTTTCATCTGGAGTTTCGATATCATTGCCCATCAAAGTAATGTCAACAAATTCATTGAGACCAGGATACTTCATAATAATTCCAACTGTATCTGTCAACATAATTTTGTTGGTGTGATTTTCTGGAACGTAAACTTCAACTTTAGAAATGTCTACATTATAATCAACCCTCGTTTCCCCATCATCCATACATGTAATTTTCATTGGGACATCTTCGCCAACAGATGCAGTCCTGATCTTAAGGAACAAATATTCTAGATCAAATGATGTCAATTCATCAATCTTAATTCTACTTTGAACGCAGTTCTTCACAATAGTTTTTACTGCTTCCTTTACTTCATTCTTTTCTTCGCTTTCTGTAGCAAGTAAAAGAATCTTTTCTTCTTTCACTAGGAACGGACGATACTTGATCTTCTTTTTTGTTGATGGTAGTTCAAGTTCATAGCTTGGTGTAACAATGGATGGTAATGCCATAATAATTATCCTGAATAATTTGAAATGTTATTATAAGAAATTGTGTGCTTGGAGTAGTAGAAGTTTCCTGTTACTTTTGTAGCTTGTGATGTTCCATATGATAGAGGAACAGCATCAATAGAATAAGGAAATACATCTAATAATGTATAAGACATTGATCCCCTACTATTAGATGCTGATCTTCCCTTTTCAGTTTTTGTGATGATACACTTTGCAAGATACTGATCTGGATAGTTTAGTCTAATTGTTCTTTCGTTGAGAATATTATTGCCCTCTCCCGCAGCATCTTTTTGGGAAGATAGTCTCAGTGACTTTCCATTATTTGGATCCATATAGTTTCCATTAACGTCGTATTCACCAAAAATAGTACCATACCATAGATTTAAAAATTTTAATGGTGTCATGTCAGCATCACAGATCCATCCAAGTTGGAAGTCTGTATATAATTTAGTATGAGGATAATTTACTTGTCCTTCACCAAGAAATCTACCAGTAATTTGACCAGTAGCGGCAGAAATGCTTGGAAGTTGTGCTTCATCACAAAAATATTTGATGACCATACCTTTTGAGTTGACATCTGTTTTAAAAATATCACCACCAACAATTTCTTCCTGATCTCCAATGCTGGTAGTGCTACCACCGAGACCTAACTCAAAACCAAACTCATTTAATCGATCAGTCAAAGAAGTATTCTCGTTAGAGACTGTAGGAAATACCCACTCTACGTCATAGTTATTGCTGTAGGAGAGTCCTCCATGAGCATTTATTGTTTCTATGAAATGCTTTACTGACACGCTAAATAGAGCTGAAGGTTTATATTTATATTTATGGCATATTCAGGGGTGTATAAACCAAAGAACCCACAGAAGTATAAAGGGAACCCAACCCGAATCATTTATAGAAGTATGTGGGAGAGAAAATTTATGCATTTATGTGATCATAATAGTAGCATAATAGCGTGGGGTAGTGAAGAAGTTATTATTCCATATCGTTGTCCAACTGATGGCAGAATCCATAGATACTACCCAGATTTTTATATTAAAGTGAAGTCAAAGTCAGGTTCTATTAATAAGTATCTGATTGAAGTCAAACCGAAAAAGCAAACACAAGCACCGAATGAAAATCCAAAACGTAAGACTGCCTCTTGGAGAAGAGAAGTTCTAACATACGCAAAGAACCGCGCTAAGTGGTCTGCAGCTGAGGACTTTTGCGAGGATAGGCAGATGAAATTTTTAATCCTCACAGAAGAACACTTAGGAGTCTAACAATGTCACAGGGATTTAAATCTATACAAAGAAATCCTCAGTTTAAAACACCAGGAACACTATTCGAAAAGGTAAGTAACCTAACAAAGGGAGAAAAAAGAAGCGTAAGCTGGTATAGATCTGCTGTAAAACAGATCTCTTCATCCTATAAAAAGGATATGTCTAAGTTTACTAGGGATGAAAGAAAATCGAATGAAGATGGTAATGTTCTTCGAAGATACACTAAAGAAGGACATCTTTATATGTTTGAATATAAAGCTAAGATGAAGTGGTTGCCATATTATGATAGATTTCCTTTGGTTTATGTAATCAAATCATCCCAAGAAGAATTCTGGGGTGCTAATCTTCATTACTTAAATCCAAAGAAAAGAATCTTAGCAGTACAAAAATTATTACAAGGACAGATTGACATTCCCAAAGCATGTTTCCATAAATACATTCAGAATCACGTTGAAGGTTTCCTACTTGATCTTGCATCTAGCGAATGGGACACTGCCATATTGTTGCCGACTGAAGACTTCGTTAAAAACGTAGGTAATGCTGCCTTCCCGTATGATAAGGAACTTGTTTGGGAAGAAACAAACGAAACCTATTACGATAAGATTAGGGCACGTAGAAATGTTAAAGGTTATGGTAAACAATCAGACATAGAAATGGTCAAGTAATGTCAAATAAAATATCTTACAAATTTTCTGGGAGAGGATCATCAACAGCACCAACATCTTCTAGACTTTCATATCCAAAAGATAAAGTCTACACAGATCATACTGACTATGTGATGTTCCAATTTGTAAAATATGTTCCTCCATTTGCTGCTACTGATGGCAATAACTATATCGATAAAGATGGTAAACCAAAGTCTGGAGCATCAGCACTAAACATCTATAACAATAACATCAGTGAGTTTGAAAGTGCTGGTCTTCCAGATATTGTAATGTACATGCCAGAAGATCTTGGTGCTGAGTATGGCGCTTCGTGGGGTGGAAAAGGATTCACAAATACTGGTGCCGACATTATGAGAACAGCTGGTTCAGCATTAAATCCAGAGAGTGTTGGTGCTGCTATCGGTCAAGTAGGTCAGGCTTTTGGTAACTTTATGCAAAGAGGACCATCTCTTGTTGCAGATGGTGTTTCTACTGCTATCAATGCTTTGCCTGGTAAAATTGGTGGTGCTGTTGATATTAATGATGTTCTTGGTGGTATCGGGGGTGTAATTCTAAATCCAAATGCAGAATTATTATTCACTGGTTTTGATCTAAGAAGCTTTGGATTGAACTTCAAGCTGACACCCAGAAATAAACTAGAAGCAAGGATGATTCGTGATATCATTACATCATTTAAGAAAGCATCTCTACCAACTCTAGGTGCAAATCCTGGTAGTGTGTTCAGTAAAGGTGTCGAATCTCCCGAAGGAAATAATAGAAACTTTATTGGTGTTCCTAATCTTTGTATTGTTCAATTCATGAAAGGTGGTAACCAGCATCCATATCTAGCACAATTTAAACCATGTGCTATTAAGAATGTTGGAGTAAGTTATACACCCGATGGTCAATATGCCACATACACCGATGGTTCCCCTGTTGCAACACAACTAACCCTGTCGTTCACAGAAACCAAGCTAGTTTACAGCAACGAAATTTCATATGGAGGAGCTTCTTACTAATGTATTTCTCACTTCTACCAGATATTAAATATGATGTAAAGCCGATCAGTTATCCCTTCTCGGAATCTAATTTTGTTGTAGCGAAAAATTTCTTCCGTAGATTCAAGATAAGTGATGACTTTTATTCCTATGCTGTATTCTTTAGGCAGTATCAAGTGGGTGACTTTGAGCAACCATGGCAAGTTGCTAATATCAATTATGAAAATCCAGAATATGATTGGATAATTTTACTTACAAATAACATTGTCAATCCTTTATTTGATTGGCCAATGGATTCATATACTTTGAGAAAATATATTGAAGGGAAGTACGATGATCCATATGCAACCATTCATCACAGAGAAATTGTTAGTGCTGAATCTCAAATTAATATCTTTGGTAAGGTAATTAAAAAACCAGGATTGATTGTTGATGAAGCGTTTGAAAATGGATCAATTAAATACTACGATGATAACTTAGGAATACAAACTATCAGCGCATCATCTATTACCAAAAGAGTCACCATATTTGAATATGAAGAGGGTGTTAACGATTCGAAGAGAGAAATCTATCTATTAAAACCAAAATATATCGATGGATTTATTGATGAGTTCCGTAGAGCAAATAAGTATAAGGATTCATCAGACTTCATCTCAACAAGGCTCAAAAAAACGGGGGTCTAAACCCCCGTCTAATTTCTTATTTAATCAGTCTTCAGAAGCAAGACGTGCAAAGTAAGAAAGAGCGTCGTCATCATCTGGATCAGAAGATGCTGCAACAGAAGCAGTTACAGGTGCTTTGTTTGAAATAGGAGCAGGTTCATACTCATCGTCATCAAAGACTGGAGAAGCAGAACGAGTAGGAGCACTAAGACCAAGAACACTATTCATTCGAGTCTCAATTTCTTCATAACTCTTGAACTCACTAGGTACAACAAATGCTTCGAGAGAATGTTGTTGCTTCCAAATGGTTTCAAGATCCTCATCGTCTGCGCTTAGTGCAGAAGGAGAATCAAACTCAGAAGAATCATAGTTCCAGTAACCAGCAACTGTTTTGATCTTCAGTTTGAAGTTAGCGCCCTCCCAGAAATCAAATACATTCACAGGAGTTTCATCTTGGAATTCGGGTTGCATGGCAGCAAGAATCTTATCATGAATCTTCTTACCATACTTATAGAGAAACACACGACCCTCATTTTCAGGATGCTTAGGATCCTTTACAACATAGATGTTGCTGTAGTAGGAGAGTTTGCGCTTGCGTTGACGTGCGATTTCTTTATCGGAATCGACACCACTATTCCAGAGTTTGTTGTTCTCAGCACAAACGGGGCACTTATCTCCGTTCGTAGTGAGGCAGTTCTCAATCAACCAACCACCAGGACCTTGGAAGGCGTGGGAGTAAAGTTTTGCCCAAGGGAGAGACTCTCCTTCGGGAGCAGGAAGAAAACGGATAACTGCATAACCATTTCCTGAAGCGTCAAGTTCTGGTTTCCACAGGCGCTCATCAGCACCACCTTCGGTGCTAGATTTGGTGAGTTCCTTTTGAAGGAAATCGAAATTTGCCTGCGACTTGCGCTTAAGATCTGCAAAAGACATGTTGGATACCTCGGATTTTTTAGATATGGTTGCGAACTCCCAACCACTTAGACATAATAACAGGCACAGGGGTGGGAGTCAAGCCCCCTGTGCCTCTTCCTCAGCTGTCTGCCTCATCTTATTTACTTTAAAAATAAGATCATCAAACATCTCAAGTAAATTATCACTTGGAGATGCTCCTAGCAGTATAGCAGACTCTTTCATACTGACAAGCATTTCTTTTGCTTCTTCATCATCAGACAAAGTTAGTCTCGTATAAAAGAGTTTTTGTTTTTCTATTAATGTAAGTAGAACTTCAAAGTATTCTACCTTTCTTTCTGGCGACAATGCAGGAAACGTCATCATTGAACGCATACAATACTGCTGCAGTTCTGCCATCTCTTGCAAGTCGCCACGAACCATCTCAGATTTAAAAAAGTCAGTCATACTAACATCAACTTAGCTCTACTAGTTTTCTTCATGAAGTTTAACTTCTGTGCATCAAATTTAAGTTTTTCCTTAAGCGGTTTACTGATCAACTTAGATACAGAATCAATCTCAATTTCATTCACTTCGCAGTAGTGGACTACCGCATCAATATAATTCATATCAGAATTATTCAACACTAGTCTTTCCACTTCCTGCGAAAATTTCGCAGCGGTCATAAATTTATCCTCCAGATTTTCTGTCATGTTTCTCCTGGTATTCGGTAATGTACTCTTGCAGACGCACAAAGTATTCTTTCTTAGGAGAGACAACAAAGACTTGAACATCGCCATTTTCACAGGCAATAATTGTTACTAATTGCTTTACTTTAATTCCATATAGTTCTTGAAGACAGCAAGCATATGCTGTTTCCTGAACGTAATAATCATAGATATATGATTCTCTTTTCTTTTCCTTAGATGTCTTGAAGTCAATGATAGATAACACTCCATCATATTCTGCAATACAATCTACTCTCCCAGCGACTTTTAAGTAGTCAGAATACAGCGCCGCTTCTTGTAGGTATATATTATTTATCTTATCAAGAACATTAACACATGAATGAAACATGATCCATGGCAATGGTTGGTCTGTATACTTTTTAGTATCCAACTCATTATTCAAATAATCTTCGGAAAGTTTATGAAAACGTGTGCCACGACCAGAAGAGCGGGTGGAAATTGCCTGTGCTTTTTCTTTACCCACTCTCTTACGCCACTTAGCAAGACCAGCTTGCTTCTTAGAGTTGTTTCCGATCACTGTAGTAATAGATGGATACTTGTTACCAGAAGGAGTAACATAGTATCTTTTCCCATCGATAGTTATAGTTTCCATTTCAATGGGATCTAGTCCCACATGATCAAAAGTTTTCATTACAATCCGAGATTAATTTTTGCAATAAGATAAGACTTAACTAGACCAGAACGTACAATATCTTCGATACCATATTCAATCAAACTGAATTCATTCATCTTCTGAATGATGCGTTGGAAATCTAAGATCCCCGTTCTTTCATTTGTTTTCTGTAGATCAGATTGATTTGCATCACCACAGAAAATAATTTTTGAATCCTGTCCAACACGAGTCATGATTGAATCTAATTCATGGAAGTTTAAATTCTGACATTCATCAACAATAATAATACTATTGTCTAGTGTAGATCCACGAAGAAATGATGTACTCCAGAAAGAAATAGTTTCTTGCTGCTTGAGATTCTCATAGAGCATTTCAAATGAAGGATCATCTGGCATCTCAAACATAGACTTCACCATATTTTTATATGGGATCTGATATAGAGATGCTTTATCCTCATGTGTACCAGGAAGGAATCCGATTTCTCTTGTAGCAACCAAAGATCTTACAATATAAACTTTATCATATGGAGTATACTCATCCAAGACATCCTTGAGTGCTAGGTATAAAGCAACAAATGTTTTACCTGTTCCTGCACATCCATATGCATAAATATTCTTCCCTTGTCCATACTCACTGAACATTACTCTTTGATTGTCAGTAAGTGGTTCGATGCCAAGAAGATAATCTGAGTTGATTGGTTTTCTTCTTCTCATCTGCTTTGCAGACATACCATTAATGTCAGGGGTATTTCTTTTTCTTGCTCTAGGCATACTTAATCACCATTCTACGTTTGAACCAGGCATTTTAGACACTTTTCGCATGATCTCTCCCCATCCTGGGTGAGATTTATCCATTTTATTTCTCCAATCGCCGACTTCTCCGACTCCACCAACACCAGCTTGCCAATCTTTATCCCAATCAGGGTTATCTTTGCGCCACTGGTCGTACTCTGCCATTGTCATGTAGAGCTCTTTGGTTTCGCCAGTTTCCTTATGTTTAACAGGATATGTAGGCATGATTATTTATCCTCCCATGCTTCATTGATAATAGGAAATTGCTCAGAAAAAATTTTCTTACATTCAATAGCAATATCCATGTGTTCTTTTTGTGTTCCATTCGAGGAACGAAGATCGATATAATGCATCCAAGATCTAAGATTACCCGTCATGTAAATGCGAGTAGGAGTAGCAAGAGGAAGAACAAAACGAGCGCATTCCTTTGCAACACCTTGACGTAGTAACTCATTATAGAGATCAATGCTCTCGCGGAAATGCTTATCAATTTGCCCCTGTAATACAGATTTCTTTTCGGGGCTGATATCATCCACTGAGTTTTGTCTATTCTTGTGATCTTGAGATCGAAGATCTGGGATAGGAATTTCGTAACCGAGCAGGTTTGTTTCTGCATAACGTTGAGAAAACTCTTGGAATGTGAAAGAGCGATGTCTCAAAATCTGAGCTGCTATTCCGCGAGATGTATTTATCTCTAACGTCATGTGAGCTTGTTCAAACACAGACCAATGACCATGTTTGATACAATAAGATAATAGTTTAGCGTAGTTTGGATTCTCTTGATTGTTTGGGTTAGATACACGAGCGATATACGCAATCGTTTTCTCGGCATCAGGTGTAACAGAAACAAGTTTAACAGACATTAGCAATCCTCTCGGGTATATTCTTTCCGAACCTCAGGTGTTCAAGAATGTGTTTATTCTAGCACACATTTAAACATCTGTCTAGTCCATGTAACCATCATCATCTTCAAAGGAAACTTTTTCTTTAGATGGTTTGTACGATTCTACATCTGAGTAGATCTCAGACTTTAAACTATCAACAAGTAATTCTAGATTCTTGATGATCAATTTAAGTTTTTCTCTGTCCATAATTATCACCCTATAAAAAAAGCGGATCTTAGATCCGCTAAGAATTATTTAGTTTTACATTGACCAAGTTGACAAAGAGCAGCTTGCTTCAGTCTTTTTTCTTTTTCAATCTTGAGTTTAATGATTTGTAGATGGTTCATGCTTTTAGTATCAGACATCGTAGATTGCCTCCTTAGTATCAGAATCCATTGTTTGAATGGGATAGTAGTGACTACCACGATAAACGTGTTCTTGTGTATCTACTTTACGATGCCAAGAACGAAACTCTTGTTTTGGGGTTTCTGTGTCATACTGACAACCACGATATGTAACTTTTGCCATTAGTTTACTCCTAAAGAAATGAGATGATTAGTCCCGTTCCTTCAGTCGGCTTTTGCGTTCGCTATTTGCGAATAGCGAATGAACGATCCGTTCCGAGTCGGCTTACTTGCGTCCCATATGGGATGAACGACAGGTCTATTATAGACCATCACTCTTATATAGTCAAGTGCTTCGGTAACATTTGTTACAATTAATTTCTCACGATGTGCTTGATATTAAAGTGGATGCAATTAAGTTCGTGCGAAATAATTTCACATGCAACTCGTGGTTTCGCTTTAGTTCCGCATGTGTATACATCTACTGCTGCCTTGTACTCTTCTGGCCAGGTATGAATACTGATATGACTTTCTGCCAACATAATAATAGCAGTGACACCTTGGGGGTGAAATTTATGCGACATCATATCAATGATAGTCATGTCTGCAGATGTAGCAGCATTGATTAATATCTTTCTTATAAGATCTTCATCGTCTAGGCGATCAGAATCGCACTCGAAAAGGTTCAATAAAAAATGATCGCCCATAGTTTGTTACATCAGCCAGAATGTATCGTTTTTTCCTTTATTACACTTTCTTATTTTAATATCGTATCCGTTCTCAATCAACCATGTACTATCTTGCCATGTATCCTGCAGAGAAGAATACATAAAAACTTCAGAATATTTTTTCGCAGAAATCACTACACCATTGGTATTAATTCTTCGAAGAACTTTAGGTTTTTCGTTACTTCCCAAATGCCAGTATTGTATACAAAATGTATTTGTTTTACTACTTGCTTTTCCTGTAATGCTCATCGCTTCCCCTTCTTTTTTGGTGCCTCAATTCCCCAAAGCTTAGGATTTACTCTCCCTTCAGATTGAGTAAATTCAATAAGTCCCTCACGATATTTATCCCAATAATGATCAAAGATATCTACTTTCTTATTACAAATTACAATATCGTAAGAATATTCATCTTCATTTGGTTGGTACTTCACAAGATACGCAGTGTATGGTAAAGACTTATCATCTGCTAATGCGGGATCGCAATTTTCATGTAGGATTTTAATCTTATTTCCCATCAAGCACGGCCTCCCCACTTAATTTGTGGGAAAGCTTCTTCCACACATGCTCTAGTAATCTTATACTTCTTTTGCAATGCTTTATCTTTAGCAAGAATGAGAAGATGTGCTTCTTCTTCATTCAACCCTTCCAGCATTTGAATGAAAAGATTTTCACGCTGTGCTTGCTTAAGAGAGTTTGATCCACCCTTGAAGAATAGATAAAGACGACGATATTCTTTTTCTAAAACTGTATGATCTGTTCCTTTTGGTGCATCATTAGAAGTGAAAGGAACATCACCTTCTGGTAGTAGAGAGATAATGCTTTCATCATAATTAGCAATTAGAATAGATCGCAAAGCACTAGTGTTATGTTCTCTAAGAATTTTAATTTTTTCTGCTTTGGTCTTGGCGTTGCTCACTTTTTGGAGCACTTCAGAAATAAGGAGTTTCATTTTTTAAATGGTGTGGAACTACGAAAGAAATAGTCTTGCATCAAATCATTTAACTGATGCTCTTGGAAGTATTCCAACGGAACTTTTTTCCCACTTATATTTAGTGAGTTAAATTCAGTCATGATTTTGTCTTCGATCTCAGTTGGAATACAATCAAAGTCAATTAGACGTTGATTGCGATGGTAGTTTTCAAGTTGTTCTTTTGTCTGACAAAATTGATGTGGTTGTTGGTCAATCCATTTAGTTAAGTTCTTTTGACTAATTGGTTTTTGTCTTTCACCTTTCACAAAACAATCATCTGGAGATAAGAAATTTGGAATACCATCTGACTTATCCCCTTTAAGGATATGTTCTTTAATGAAAGCGTGTGGATTATCATAACCCAATTGCTTTTTTGTGATTGGATTGTATTGATAGACTCCAGGGTACTTGTGAAGTTGAATGAAGTCTTTGTCGCCAGATAGAATTAGTATTAGTTCTTTTGGACCTTTGTTTTTACACAGAGTAGAGATGACATCATCTGCCTCTGCGCCAAGAACTTCTACTACTTTGTATGGAAAGAGATCTCGAATCTCATCACGAATTTTATTTAATACTTCAAATATAGAAGACCAATTGTGACCCGAGCGTTCTCTATCTTTCTTTCTATTCTGTTTGTAGTATGGAAAAATATCTTTTCTCCAGTATTGTTTGGAGTCATAGGCGAGAACCATCTCGCCATATTTCTCTCCATATTGTCTTTCATATGATCTTAGAGAATTAAGAACCATATGTCGCACGAGGTTTTCATTCAATTGATCACCTTTCAATTGTGCCATCAGATTACTAATCATAATCTGATTCATGTCAATAATAATCATCCTCCTCCTCTTCCTCTTCGTTTACAAATCTGACTGATAAAAGCTCTTCATTAATCCAAATTCCATCTTCATCATACATTTCTGGATGAGACATTTCTTGTTCCTCCTTTCTAGCGATGAGATTGTAAACGACATCATTGATATGCCATCCCGCAATAATTCCGACTAGTATCGAAAGGAAAATGGAAACTCCCGAGAAGAAAAGGATTACTGATGTTTGCATGTCTCTGCTCCAAACTTACTGGTTTTTTTTCTCCCAAGTAAATTCAATCTTGAAACGAAAGATTTTACTCAGGAGACTAATACTCTTGTCTAATACTACACCAGATTTTTTAGGTGCTGGTTTTTCTCTCCTGAGCATGAGCTCTATACCTCTATTTATTTTGATTTCATGATCTTTATTAGAGTCGTTATTCATTTTTTTGAACTAACTAATCCACGTTGAACAAAAATCATTGCCGTCTCTACGAGACCACCAACTGCTTCCCCATCTATTATAACATACGGATAGCTTTTTGCGCTTGGGTACTTCGAATAAAAATCTTCCTTGAGTTCTGTATTAGTAACATTAATCTCTTCGTAATCTAAGTTAGCACGAACCATAAGTTCCTTAACTTGAGAACAATATTTACATCCAGGTTTTGTATAAATTGTAATCTGCATTAATTATCCTCTTAAGTATATGTTTCCAGCAATAATAATTCTATCTATTCCAGGTTCTTCTACTGGGTCTACGCCATGTAATGCCCATGAAGGAAAAGCGAATAGATCAAAATTTGATTGTTTTTCTGGGTAAATTTTATTGCCTAAAGAATCGACAAAGTAAAAGCATTTCTGTGAAGGAGCATTCAAAACATGAACCCATGATATAGAAGATCCTTCCCCATAATGACTATGTAGAACATGTGATGTTGTATTTGAATTGTATAGCTGGCACCAGAAAGAAGTTTTAAAAGAAAGATGACCCAGTATTCCCAATTCAATTGCCATCTGATCGATGTGTTTTTTATAAAATTGTTGTATGTAATTTCCTATGGTGGAGTTTGTTAAGACTGGACCATCAGTATTTCCATAGGTAGTAAAATAATTAGTTTTATTATGGTGAAGAGGAATTATAAACTTTTTAAGTTGATCAACATATCCATCTTCCATCGAAAGATTTTTCTGCCAAATGATCATAAAAAAGAGGGTCCCTTAAGACCCCCAGTATATCACAGAGCGTTGCCTCTTGGCAATACTTCTTCAGGAAAAACAAAGTTTTCGTGAGGTTGATCCACAGGAGCCATCCAGGCACGCAGACCTTCATTCAGAAGAATGTTCTTGGTGTAGAAGGTCTCGAATTCAGGATCTTCTGCTGCACGAATTTCTTGCGATACGAAATCATACGCTCGTAGGTTAAGAGCAAGACCAATAATACCAATACTACTAGTCCAGAGACCCATGACGGGAACAAAGAGCATAAAGAAGTGAAGCCAACGCTTATTACTAAAAGCAATTCCAAAGATTTGCGACCAGTAACGGTTAGCAGTAACCATTGAATAGGTTTCTTCTTCTTGAGTAGGTTCAAATGCTTTAAAAGTATTTGATTGTTCGCCATCTTCATACAAAGTATTTTCTACTGTAGCACCATGAATAGCACAGAGCAGAGCACCACCAAGAATACCTGCTACGCCCATCATATGAAAGGGGTTGAGGGTCCAGTTATGGAAACCCTGAAGGAACAACAGGAATCGGAAGATTGCTGCCACACCAAAGGAGGGAGCAAAGAACCAACTGGATTGACCCAAAGGATACATCAGGAACACGCTGACGAACACAGCGATGGGACCAGAGAATGCGATTGCGTTGTAGGGACGGATGCCTACCAGACGAGAGATCTCAAACTGGCGAAGCATGAATCCAATCAGACTAAAGGCCCCGTGGAGCGCCACAAAAGTCCAGAGTCCCCCAAGTTGGAACCAGCGGACGATATCTCCTTGAGACTCAGGACCCCAAAGTAGAAGAAGAGAATGACCCATAGCATCAGCAGGAGTCGAAACAGCTGCTGTGAGGAAATTAGCGCCTTCAAGATAACTAGACGCCAACCCGTGGGTGTACCAGCTTGTAACAAACGTTGTGCCAGTAAGCCAGCCACCAAGGGCCAAATAAGCAGTGGGAAAAAGTAGTAGTCCAGACCAACCCACAAATACAAAGCGATCTCGTTTAATCCAGTCATCCAAGACATCGAACCATCCTCTCTGTTTAATTGGTTGTGAAAGTGTTGAAGAAGTCATAACATCCTATGTATTTCTCATATTTATTTTAACATACCTTAACATAAAGGTCAATGAGTGTCTGTGCTCATCCCCAATAAATTATTCTAATCGTATTCTTTTAGACTTATCAATACCTCTTGCCTTTTGATAATTTGAAAGACCACCAGGACTAGAAATAAATCCAGTCTCAATGCATTGCCATTTTTGATTGCTTCCTTTTCTTGATGCCTCACTTCTTTGTTCTGGAGTCATATTAGATTTCCCCTTTCTTGCAGATTCTCTTCTTTGTTCTGTAGTTTTATGCATATTTGCTTTTATTGCCAGTTGACTTCTTTGTTCTGGACTCATACTTGTCATTCTCGCTTTTCCTCCTTTTCTTGATATTTCTTTTCTCTGTTCTGGGGTTCTATTTTGATTAATTTTTATTGTATTATTCCTTGCTTCTTCTGATGTCATTACATAAAAAAACTTAGTAGAAGTTTGATATGCCTGATTTGCAAAATGTGAATTCTCAACTACTTCAAAGAATCTTTGCAACTTAATCTCAGCATCAAGTGCTTCTTCTGCAGTATCATAAGTTTCCAGAATAATCTTATGAGTTGGTTGAAATGTCTTATCCTTATAAGAACCAAAATACCTTACATCTTCTTCTGGTTTACATTTACAAGAGCGTTTTCCAATATAACCTCTTCCATATTCCTCATAAGAATAATATGTATAGTGTTTCATTGATACCTCTTTAAGTATTTAATCATTTCAGAAAGTAAATTAACATTATCATTTACTTGACCCAACATCATATTGCAGTTCCTACAAAGCAACTGACGAACTTTACCAGTTTCATGGTCATGATCTACGCAAAGTTTTTTCCATTTACCATCACCTTCTCCTTTACAAATAGCACAAACTCCATTCTGCTCCTCATACATTTGCGTATGTTCGTCAAGAGTAATACCATAAAGTCTTTTTAAGTCATTATTTTTTGTGCGTTCTGGATTTTCTTTGTGTCTTGATTTCACTCGCACTTTATCACATTCTTTACAAGAAGAATGACGAACTCCTGTTTTTTTATTGCGAACATAAAACTCTGTAGAAAGTTTTTCCTCCCCACAAGTCATACAAGTTCTATACAAATCAGAGTATAGTTTAGTCATTCGTGTTTTCTTTCGTGCTTAAATATTTATAAAAAAAGGAACTCCGAAGAGTTCCTTAACATTATATCAACCGATTGCGGGTGCAGTCAAGGCAACTGGTGTTGCTTCTGCTGCTGCAAGGTCAAGAGGGAAGTTGTGTGCATTCTTAAACTTCCCTTAACTATCTGGTATTACTACCAGGATTGGACTATATCATCACCATTTCTGGTGTCGGACGCTTATTCCTGTTATTAAGGGAACTATATCCCTCAGGTAGTCTCTGAACCTTTCTCAGATGTATCTGAGACTTGGCTGCTGATTGCCCACTTGGGGTTTCCAGCAATTCATCCGATTTAAAGAGCGCAAAGCACAACTTGACGCTCGTGCATCACCTCCATACCCAGACCAGCACGATTCAGCACATCTGCCCAGGTGTTGAGTACACGACCTTCAGAAGATACAATGGACTGGTTGAAGTTGAATCCATTGAGGTTGAACGCCATCGTAGATACGCCCAGGGCAGCAAACCAGATACCGACAACAGGCCAAGCAGCAAGGAAAAAGTGTAGCGAACGAGAGTTGTTGAACGACGCATATTGGAAGATCAGACGACCGAAGTAACCATGAGCAGCAACAATGTTGTAAGTCTCTTCTTCTTGACCGAACTTGTAACCATAGTTCTGGGATTCTACCTCAGTCGTCTCACGTACAAGACTAGAGGTGACAAGAGATCCATGCATAGCAGAGAACAGAGAACCACCGAAGACCCCAGCAACTCCCAACATGTGGAAAGGATGCATGAGAATGTTGTGTTCTGCCTGGAAAACAAGCATGTAGTTAAAAGTTCCAGAAATGCCAAGCGGCATACCATCACTGAAAGAACCTTGTCCAAAGGGGTAGACCAGGAAAACAGCAGTAGCAGCGGCAACAGGGGCTGAGTAAGCGACACAAATCCAAGGGCGCATACCCAGTCGGTAAGAGAGTTCCCACTCGCGACCCATGTAAGAGAAGACACCGATAAGGAAGTGGAAGACCACTAGTTGATAAGGACCACCATTATATAGCCACTCATCAAGAGAAGCAGCTTCCCAGATGGGATAGAAGTGAAGGCCGATGGCGTTGCTAGAAGGGATAACAGCACCAGAGATGATGTTATTTCCGTACATTAGAGAACCAGCAACAGGTTCGCGGATGCCGTCAATATCGACGGGAGGTGCAGCGATGAAAGCAACAATAAAGCAGATAGCAGCTGCGAGAAGAGTAGGAATCATCAGCGTTCCAAACCAACCCACATAGAGGCGGTTGTCGGTGCTGGTAACCCACTCGCAGAACTGTTCCCAAGTGTTGCTACCACGCTGTTGAGCGATGGATGCAGTCATAGTTTTATTAGAACGTTGTTTACTAGGTAAGGTAGACAAATGTTAAGAAATGTTCTGATTCCTTAACATTTGTTTACCTATTTATTATAGCAGGTGCCCCAGAATCCGTCAAGCCCCCAAAGTAGAGTATTTGTACTCATTTGTCCAGTTTTTCGACTGGCACACCTGGAATTATAAATATGCCACCCCTATAAATAATCAAAGAAATAAAAATAAGCACGGCGCGGTGTAATGTCAGATCGTTTTCCACTAATAGTTAATGAAACTTCTCGTAGAATTGAAGAATTAATTGCAGGCGACAATTTAGATTTAACTGGTAATGGAATTGCACTCGACGGAGATGTTGGTCTCGAAGGTCAATCTTTACATAGCAATGGATCTGTTGTTGAATGGAGATTCGCTGGAGATGTATTCTTAACTGGCATCCAATCCGTTAGTGATAAGATTTTCAGTAATTGTAATATATCTGGCACAGAAAATGCCTTATCAAATATTGGCAATGATAGTTTAGAAAACTCATCAATTACTATCAATGGAACTTCCATTCCCCTTGGTGGTTCTGTTACAACAGCCGATACCAATACAACATATAGTTTTGCTGCAGTAGATGGAACTACCGACGTAAGAAAAACTATAAGATTAACTTCTGGAGGTTCAGGAACTTCAACGGATCAAGATGTGACATTAGTAGCAGGAACTAATGTCAGTTTAACAAGAGCAGGAAATGATATTCAAATTTCCTCAAGTTTTACAGACACAGATACCATCACAACATTGAGAAGTGCTGTTGGTGGCAATGCTACATCAGGTGATATTTCTATTGCTGGTTCTGGATCAACAACAGTATCACAATCTGTAGATGGTTTAACAATTACCATTGATTCAACTGATACAGATACTATCACTAGATTGAGAGGGGGAACTGGCGAGAACTTCTTAGCAGGTGACTTCACTCTAATTGCTGGTGATGAAGTAACACTATCTCAAACTGGTAGAGATATTACAATCAACTCTGTAGATACTATTACAAGATTAAAGGGTGGTGCTACAGGTTCATTCAAATCTGGTGATGTAACATTTACAGGTTCTGGTGCAACTACAGTTAGTCAATCTCAAGATGGTTCTACAATCACAATTGATTCAATTGATACTAACACTATCACGAGAATTAGAGGTTCGAATGGCGGAACACTAACATCAGGTGATGTTACATTCTTGGGTTCTGGAGTAACAACAGTAGAACAATCACCAGATGGTAGAACAATTACAATTAGTTCTACTGATCAAGATACAACATATGATGCTGCATTGTCTGGTGGTTTATTCCTTTCTGGGACTTCATTTTCTCTAAAGAATAATGAAAATATTAATGACCAGACTATTGTAAAATGGGACTCATCAAACTTCCAATTAACAAATAGTATTATCACTGATGATGGATCAACTGTTACCATTGGTGGTGACCTGCTCGTAACAGGAACTACAACAACAATTAATACACAAAATCTTGTTGTTGCAGATAATAACATTGAACTAAGAAGGGGAGAAAATTTAACTGGAAGTAATGGAGGTATTCAACTAAACAGAACTACAGATGGAACAGGTTTAGTTACTTCATTCAATGCAATGCAGTGGTTTGAAAGTGGTGGATACTGGAGAACTTGGGATGGTTCTGTACCACATAGATTAGTTACAGATGATGAAATTCAAACCCTAACAAATAAAACTCTAGATTCACCAACACTTAACTTCCCATCTCTTGGAGCTGCTACTGCGACAAGCATCAATGGTTTATCATTTGGTTCTACAGTTTCTGCATCACTGAGTGTAGGAAACTCAAAAGCAATTTCATTCAACAATTCAGTAACATTTAATACTGCTCAGAATGACAGCACCATAACAGTTCAATTATCTAATGGTGGTACCGTTGCTTATACAAGTAATACCCTGGCAGTATTTGCATCAACAACTTCTAACCAGTTAAGAGGTGTTATCTCAGATAGCACTGGAGTTGGTAAAGCAGTATTCAACCAGAACCCATCTTTTGCCGATAGCATTACAACTAGCAGTAGTACATTTAGTGTATTCAATACTGGTGTAACAAACATTAATGCATTTGGAGCTGCTACCACAATTACAATGGGTGCTATTTCTGGCACAACTACCATCAGAAATTCTCTGCAAGTAGATGGTAGTGCAACCATTGGTAATGAATCAGGTGATATTATTACAGTTAATGGAGCAACAAACTTCAATAACGAAGACCTTACTTTAAGAGGTAGTAGTGATAATCCAATCAAAATTGGTAGAGGTGGGAACGCAATCGCTACCAACACTAGAGTTGGATACAGAGCACTAGAGAGCAATACCACTGGTGCTAATAATACAGCATTTGGTTATGAGTCTTCATTTGTATTAAACACTGGATCAAATAATACATCATTTGGTTATCAAGCACTAAGAAGCTCTGGTATCGGGGAGGGTAACGTTGCATTTGGATCTCAATCTTGTATATCCGTAACCGAAGGCGTAGGTAATGTTGGCGTAGGAACTCTAACTCTATCATCAGTAACAGATACCAACTACAACGTCTGTATCGGTCACTATGCTGGTGCTGCTCTAACTGGAAGTGGTAATGTTCTCATTGGTCCTGCATCAACAGAAGATTCTTTAAGTGCAACATATGCTCCACCAGCACCAACAGGTAATAACCAATTAGTTATTGCGTCTGGAACTGGAGTATGGATTAGAGGTGACAATGGGTTTAATGTTGTTATGCCAAACAACGTTACAATTCAAAAAAATCTACAAATTAGTGGTGACCTAACTGTTAATGGTACTACAACCACAGTTAATTCTCGTGTTGTTACGATCGATGACAAGGCAATCGAGTTAGGTGCTGTAGCAACAATCAATTTTGTCGGTAATGCGACACTCAACAGCAATGTAATTTCAAATCTACCAACAACAGCTGGTCTGATTGTGGGTATGGAAGTACAAGTTCTCAACGTTGGTATTACTCTACCACCTGGAACTATCATCACTTCAATTGGCACAGACCAGATTGTATTGAACGGAAATATAGGTGGATCGGGAGGCACTAACGTAACCTTCACGGCAATCGGTCCTTCTGATACAACAGCTAATGGGGGAGGAATCATCGTTAGGGGATCTACAAATAAAACTATCCTCTATGATAATGATGGCATTCTTCCTTTCTGGAAAATCAGTGACAACGTTGACATTCCATCAGGAAAGGTATTCAGTATTAATGAATCGTCTGTTCTTTCTGCTACTACATTAGGATCTTCTGTTGTCAATTCTTCATTGACTTCTGTCGGAACTTTACAGAGTCTTTCAGTAACTGGAAACGTTAATCTAAAAGGTAGAATTACAGAAAAAGTTGTCAATAATTTCGTAACATCAATAACACCAGTTTCAAATGAACTTGAAGTTTCTGCAGCAAATGGCAACACAATTATTGGAACTCTGGCAGCGAGCGCAATCAACACATGGAACTTTACAAATCTCGGATTAACTAATGGTTCTTCAATAACGCTAACATTAATTGTAGATGGAAATGCAACAGCAATCTATGGCGATGCATGTAAAGTAGAAGGAAATTCTATTACAGGTGGTATCCAATGGTCTGGAGGTTCGCCACCAGCAAACACATCAAACATAGATATTTTGACCTTCATTGTTGTTAGAGATACCTCTGGTGTAACTAAAGTATACGGACAAGGCAATACAGGATTCAGCTGAGGATAGATAAATGCCAGTAAGTTTTAATAGTCCCGCAAGAAACCTATTCTTATTAGGTTCAACTGGAGATATTGTAGGTAATTTCTTCAAGACAATAGATCAATCATCAACTACAGATAGTAGACATATACCAGCAGAAATTAGATACAATGAATCGGATGAAAAATATCTCTTAGCAGGACAAGCAAGAGATGTAGACGATAAAGACTTTGGTTTCTTTGAAAAGAGAGATCTTGATGGCATTGCCGAGTGGGATGTAAAAGTAGAATCAACAGAAGTGGGTGTTAATACTACTCTACGTGCTATGGAATTAGATAGCAATGGTAATCTTATCGTTGCGGGAAAGACTGGTTCTATTCCTTGGGTTGCTAAGTATTCAAATGGCGGCGTTATCGATTGGCAATCAACAACAAACACAGCTGATATTGAATACACTGGTCTTGCTATCGATAGCAATGATAATATCTATGCCTGTGGTTCTACTCCATTTAATGGTGGTCTTATCGGACAAGCATTTGTAGAAAAATTTGATTCTTCTGGAACTCCTGGTTGGGGTAAGTCAGCATTTATGGTGGGAAGAGATGCTGTTCTTTTAAAGTGTTCTGTTAATACAAGGGGTGAAGTTGTTGCCGTTGGTTATTTGGAAGACGATAGTGCTTGGAAAGGATACATTGTCAAGATTGATACTACTACGGGAAATGTTTTATGGGATAGAACATTATCATCATATGAATTAACTAGTATTGGAGATTACGTTAACTTGATATGTGAAGATGTATACATCGATAATCAAGATCAAATTTATATTGTCGGTAGAACTAATAATCCATGGACTCCACGATCAACAAGAGGATTTATTGTAAAATATTCTGCGGAAGGCAATATTATATGGCAAAAAGAAACCGAAGATAATATAGAATTTTATAACGTCAGATCGGATGGAGATACAGAACAAACTATTGTAATGGGTGGTCAAACACAGGATGGAACTGCATTAAGTAACGTTGTTCTTTCTTCGTATGCTAAAAATGGAGATCTAATTTGGAGAAGAAAAATAGTTCATGATAATAGAACTATGGATTCCACTCCAAGAGCATATGGTCTTGATTTTGACTCATCATTTTATTATATATTTTTTAAAGAGACTTCATTTGTTTTTGAAGATACTTACACTTATGCCAGAGTAAGTATTTCTGGTAATGGTGCTGGAAACTTTGACTATAATTCTGGTGCTACCAATAATATAAGCTATGACATCCTTAATGTTGGAGATAAGATTGGTAGATTATCTGATGGTTCTGTAAGACAAGACAGCAGTGATCTCATCACCTATCCATTCAGTGCTAACAAACTAATCTTTGATGATCTTGCCACTCAGGTATCAAACAAGAAGCGTCAGATGGATACTGCCGATAGCTTTGAGTATAGTGGTAGTCCTGCTATTAGACCTGCTGACTTCCAAGAGTTGAACCTGTTGGGTGATACTGGATTTGTAGAAGGACCTGATTTGATGCCTAACGGAACCTTTGATAGTAATATCGATGGGTGGGTTGGGTATAACTCTACTCCCGCATGGGATGCTGGTAGATTGAAGATTAATGCTCCTACACAAAATGATGGAGCAGAAACAAGCTCTGGGGTTCCTGTATCTCCCAATACAAATTACACATTAAGTTTTGATATTACATATGGGACAGCTTCAGCATTTTTAGTTCAAGTTAGGAACTCATCTAACGAAGTTTTTCCAGAAGGAAATATAACACTGGCAGGGACTACTTCTGGTACTCACACAATTGCTTTTAATAGCTACTCCAACACATCCGTTTATGTTCGTGTGATGTCTGGAGCCTCAACTGGAACAGCATTTTTTGATAACATAAAACTTCAGGAAGTAAAAGTATTAGACCAATCGGGCAAAGGTAATGATGGTGTAGTGAATGGTGCCACCCACAACGCCGCTGGATACTGGGAGTTTGATGGGGTGGATGATTATATTTCAGGCAATACAACGCCATTAGCAAACACAACTGAAGGAACTATTGAATCTTGGATCAAAACTACATCTACTGCTAATCCTGGGGGACACATCTATGGAGAAAGTTTGCCAGGGACTTCTACATATTGGGCTCACTTTAGATTAAATGGATCTGTTCTTCATTTTGTTGTAGATGACAATATCGTAGTCGCTCAAGCAAATGGATCTTCTATATTGAATGATGGAAACTGGCATCATGTTGCTGTCACTGGTGACGGAACTAACTGGACTTTCTATGTTGATGGTGTAGCAGAAACTCCAAATTTTATTCAAGGTGATGGAACTAAATGGTTCAACGATGCTCCTGGTTTGACACATTATTCTATTGGAGTTTTAGATAGAACAACCAGAAGTAATTTCTTTGATGGGGAAATTGGAGAAGTTCGTATCTATCCAAGAGCACTAACACCAGCACAAGTATTCCAGAACTACAACGCCACCCGTGAAAAATATACTGGTGTTCCAGCAAGTATATATCCAAAACTCGATCTAATCGTAAAAAATGGATTGATATTAAATCTTGATGCTGGTGTCTCAAGTTCTTATCCTGGAACAGGAACCACTTGGACTGATTTGAGTGGTAATGGGAATACTGGAACTCTTGTGAATGGTGTTGGGTATAATAGTGGTAATGGGGGTTCTTTGGTTTTTGATGGGTCAAACGATTATGTAAGAGGTGAGACGACATATTCCCCAACGGCATTGCAACCATTAACATTGTCTGTTTGGTTTTATAATAAAGGACAATCTGGCAATCGAGGAATACTTGGTATTATTAATCCATTTAGTCAACCAATTGGTTCTGCTAGAATGATTGTTATACGATCTACAGGTGCAGTTTATTTTTGGGGAAGTTCATCTGATTTTAATCCAACAAATTTTATATCTGAAGTAAATTCTTGGACCAACGCAGTTTTTACTATTGATACAGCAAAAAAAATAACCGCTTATAAAAACGGAATATTTAATGACGATGCTACTATATCGTCATTAAATGATACAAATGCACTAAATTATGATGTTGGAGTTAGAAGTCTTTTTAATGAATATTTTGACGGAAACATCTCCCAAGTCTCAATATACAACAGAGCACTCACCGCCCAAGAAGTTCTCCAAAATTTCAATGCACTTCGAACAAGATTTGGATTGTAATTATGGTGTCTGATAAATAGATAGAGCAAGAATTATCTATTTTAGAGGCACTAAGTAATGGCGAGAAAATCCATTAGAAGTAATTACTATATTTTTGATGCTTCAGCAAGAGAAGTCATCCTCCCTGGTGGTATCCAAAGAGAACAATTAGTTTTGATTACTAACGTTACTGATAATAAAGTAATCTATAACTTCTCGGATCCAGAACTTACTGCTACTGAATATCATATCTCTACTGATATTAGAAATGTCACAACAACTAGAATTGTTTTGGCATATGATACTACATCAATGTCGGACACAGACAAGTTACAGATTGTCTATGATGATTTCGAAGAGACAATCAAACCATCTGAAACATATCATGATGCTGTAAACAAATCAAAAGTATCCAATCCACAATCACAGATTGATACCGACTTTGAATATGGAACACAGGATACAAAGTGGGAAGCGTTGGCAATGATCAACAACAACCCATTTGCTTATAAAGGACAAGATGTTTTAAACGTTAGTGATATTCAAGTTACAACAGGAAGTAAGATTGTAACTGTTTCATCAACATCAAATCCTGGTGCTGGTACTGCTGTTTATATTCAAGATTCTTTATTTCCAGGTGCTAATGGAGTCTTCATTACTAACACAAGTAATAGCAATAGTTTTACATACACCGCAAAGTATCCTTGGACGTTTGGACCAGGAAGTGTATATAATTCAGCAAGAACTGCTCTGTATAGGGGAGTCCATTACACTGCTTCGGAAATTGGAGGTGCAATTACAGTAAGTTTTCCTGGAGATGGTAGTGTAAAAGTTACTACATCAAGAGCGCATGGTCTAGAAATTGGCAACGAATTTGGTATGGTTGGATCCACTGGAACTAATGTCAATGGTTCCTGGATTGTTGCTAGAGTAGAATCGCCAACGATTTTCTATTACTTCCCAGATGGTACTCCAAGTGGAACTGGAGGAACAAAAAAACTATATCCAAGACCACAAGGCAATTCTGTTCATAGAGCATTTGATGGTGGAGTTAAATTTTCAACAAATAGCACATCAAAAAATCAACAATCAATCAGACAAACAAAACGTTACTTCCGTTATCAATCTGGTAAAGGCGTAGCATTCTCAACTGGTTCTATTCTTGCTCCAGCAATTGAAAATATTGATGAAATTTCTTCTTCAGGAACAACAGTGACTGTTGTTGCAGCAACAAATCATAATATCAGTAAAGGATCTCAAATTGATGTTAGAGGTTGTAGCGATAATGCTTACAATGGAATCTACGAAGTTACTAACATAGTAGATCCTTTTACACTACAATACGTAGTGCCATCTACACCAACACAGACTACAACTGGAGGTGAATACTCTGTTACAGCAATCAATTCATTCGGAACCAATCTAGAAATTGGTATGATGGATCAGCAAAATGGTATTTTCTTCCGTTATTCGAATGGTGTTTTAAGTGTTGTTCGCAGAACATCTACATTCCAACTATCTGGAAAGGTTAGCGTCACAAACGGAAGCACACTAGTATCAAACTTCACAACAATCAATGGACAAACAACTAAGTTTGCTAAGCAGTTAAAACCTGGCGACTATGTTGTTATTCGTGGTTCTTCATATCGTGTCGATGGCATTATTTCCGACACCCAAATGGTAATCTTCCCAGATTATCGTGGTCCTACTTCTAATGATGTTCCTGTTACCAAAACTGTAGAAACTGAATGGAATCAGACAGAATGGAACCTTGATAGAATGGATGGAACTGGTAAGTCTGGTTATACATTAGATCCAACTAGAATGCAGATGTTCTACATGGACTACTCTTGGTATGGTGCTGGTTTCATTCGCTGGGGATTTCGTGCAGAAGATGGCAATATAATCTACGCTCACAAAATTCCAAACAATAATGTAAATACTGAAGCCTACATGAGATCTGGTAACTTACCATCTCGCTACGAAGTTAATACTATTCCACCATCAACTATAGCATCAAAAACTCTTTCTTCTACTGATAATGTTTTATATGTTGCTGATGCTCCAGTTAAATTCCCAGATTCTGGAACTCTCAGAATTAAAAAAACTACATCAGCAACTGATGGTGTTTATGAATATGTAAATTACACTTCAAAAACATCATACGTAAAAGATGTATTTAATGTTTCTTCAAATATAATCGAAGTTAATTCGACAACAGGACTATCTGGAGGTGGGGTGCAAACAGTACACTTCAGTATTCCATTCTCAAATGTAGTTGCAGGAAAAACTTACTACGTAGCAACAGTTCCAACATCAACCACATTCACAATTACAGATACTCCAGGAAGTAGTACACCACTAACACTAACTGACCAATCTGGATCTGCATTGTCGCCATTGTCAGTTGTAAGTAGCGGGTCATTTAATGGTCTCATTAGAGAACAATCAGGTGCTATTGCTGAAATGATAATGGCAGCTGGATCTTCTAGCGGCGTCTCCACACTCGAAGGAATTGGTTATCAAAAAGGACAAAGAGTTATCGGAACTGGTATCCCAGATGGAACATCTGTTTATTCTGTCAGTGGATCAAATATTGAATTTAGTAATGCAGTAACTTCCGCTAATCCTACTGCTACATTTATTCCTATGGGAACATCCCAAGAAGCAAATACATTTACTTACTCAGAAACACAACCAATTTCCGTTGAACTACTAGAAGCAACATCAGTCCCACAGATTTCACACTGGGGTTCGTCTGTTATTATGGATGGTCTTTATGATGATGACCGAGCATATGTTTATACTGTTGGTACTAAGTTAAGAAGAACTATTGGGACTGGTGGTAATAGAACTCGTTCTGTTCTTGCTCTTAGAATATCTCCATCTGTTGATAATGGCATTATTGGATCATTTGGATCCAGGGAACTCATCAACAGAATGCAGTTGGTATTCCGTAGTATGGACGTTTTATCGGAAGGTCAGTTTTTTGTGGAACTAGTTCTCAATCCAATTCCAACAATTTCTACGGAATGGTTGCCTGTTGGCGGCACATCACTAGCAGAATATTCAAACTTTGATGGAAGATCTGATGTTGATTTTATAGGCGGTGAAGTTATTTACGGATTCTATGCTGGTGGATCGCAAGATAATGCTGTTCCCCAGAGTTATAACTTGGAATCCGTTAAAGAAATCTCTAATAGCATTCTGGGTGGAGGATCAAATGAGTATACTACATCATCACCACCAGATCCATCTGGTATTTACCCAGATGGTCCTGAAGTTGTAGGTATTAGAGTTACAAATATTGGTAGTAGTGTTGCTAAGATTGACGCTCGTATTTCCTGGACCGAGGCACAGGCATGATACAAAAATGGGGTCTTCTGGTTTTTGCCAGAGACCCCATTAAGCGCCGACGATATTCAATTAATATTTATCACCATACACCAGGAATAATTTGACCAGTGGTGGCATAAGTACCAACAGCAATCACAAAACCCAGCATAGCAAGGCGAGCATTGAGGATCTCTGCCTCAGGGGTAAAACCGAATTTCATTTTGTTTCTCCTTGATAAATGTGTTTTTGTTTTAGGTCTGGGTCTAGTTTAGATACCAGTTTTTCTTTGACAGGTTTGATGACAATAAACTTGTCATTCTTTAGGGTGCCTGCGATTTTGACTTCAAGTTGAATGTCATTATCCCACCCTGTTTCTTGGAGAGCAACTCCTAGTTGCCCAAGCATATTAGCACTCATCAGTATGTGTCAGCGAGCTTCTCTACAGCATAGCACAGGGTCACGAGAAACGCAACCGATGTCAAGGTCCAAATAAATTCAGTCATCAGAAGATCCCGAAGAATAGTTTGCCTGTGAGAGCATAAGAAAGAGCCCCAGCAACAATACCGACCATTGCCCAACGCCCATTATACTTCTCCTTTGCTTCGTAGGGGGTATCCATGCCGTAGTTATGGTAGTACATGGTGGGTTCTTTTGCCCACATGTTTTGTTGACCACGATCATTGGTTGTGATTGTCATAGATTTGTAAAGAATTGCAACATTATTATATAGGAAAAAGGGGGATTAGTCAACCCCCCTCCACTAAAGACTTATTATCTTTTTTTCTCACCTGTCTGATACTCCAAGCAGCAAATGCCATAATAGCAAAGTAAAATAGATAATCATCAATCATAACTAAAAAGAAAATAATTGATCCTCCTATTCTCAAATAATCTGGAATAGGAATTTTACTAATGATTAATCTTACTTGTTTTTCAAAGATAAAGTATAGTGGTGCTAAAGCAGTCACTACAAATTCACTATAAGGAACAACAAAGTAAAGAGAAAGAATTATAAAGATTGGGAAGTAATGTCTCTCTGGTATTCTTTTCAGATAAGAAACATATAGATTAACCCAACGCTTTATAATTCTTTTCATGACCTATCAGAACTTAAATCCCAGACCAGTAGTGAATACAGGGGAATAGGTTCCACCAGTAGCACCATAGCTGTTAGCAGCATTGGTGGTGGGGAACTTCAGATCAGCGAAACCAACCAGAGAGTTAGTCAGACGACCCTCAACACCCAGAGCAAACACAACTTGACCCTTCTCACCTACAGCAGACTGGAAGTTAGCATCGGTGTTGTTCACGAAAGGAATCTGATAACCAACGCCAGTGTAGATGTTAGCACGACTCACACCAGATTTGGCACGAGAGATGCTCCAGTCATAGGAGACCAGACCACCGCCACCAGCACCAACTTGACCAGCAGGAGTGCCGACAAAGTTGACGTAGGGGCGAACAGAAACAGCATTCTGATTGCTGAAGGTCTTCACAGCGTAACGTGCCTGAATGGTGCCACCAGCAACAGTGCGGTTCTCACCATAACCATTACCAGCGATACCCTGCTCGTTCAGCAGCACACCAGCACCCAGATAGTTGTTAACACCTTCTGCCTTTTGAGCAGCAGCAACTTCCAGAGCAGTCACGCGACTATTAGTGGCGCGAAGAGCAGCAGCAAGTTTGGCATCTTCGGCACTAGTGAAAGCACTAATGTTATCCAGGCAGTGATTCACTAGTGCTGCCATTTGATTACGGGTAGCAGGTTCACCACCACGGAAAGTACCATCAGGAAATCCAACCAGGCAACCATACTTGGTGTTCAGGTTTACAATTGCCTGATATGCCCAATCGGTAGGTTGAACATCAGTCAAAGGAGCAGCCATAGAAGGAGCTGCAGTAGCAGCAAGAGCAGTGGCGGCAATAATAGAATGAATCTTCATACTTTGTAATAATTAACTACTCGTTTATTTAGCCCATATGGGCAAGCGGGTGATCGGACTCGAACCGACGACATCTAACTTGGAAGGATAGCGTTCTACCACTGAACTACACCCGCATGTAGGGGGAGGTCAGTCCCCCTGAGCACATGCACGCCACCTGTTTTATTATTTCAGATGCTAAACAGGAAAACAACTCACACGTTTTGGGTCATTTGGCACCACCACTTGCTTTTTGACTGGAAGCAAGAAACCAGGCGGGAGAGAGATCCCATCCGCACCAGGGTAAGATTTAAGTCATTCCAAGACTCGGGAGAAGGGGAACCTTCAAACCGACCAGGGCGCTTTTAATGTCATCCCGAGACTATATTTAATTAAAATTTCATTTAAATCATTAGCAGAAAGATACTTAGGAGAAATCATATTTATTGATTGTTGGTGGTTGTAGATCTCTCTCAACCACCAGTGTATTGTAGCATTGTCGGCAGCAAAAACCTGGGAGATAAGACACTTTGGAAAGTGTCCTAGACCAGAGAGTATGGGATTCCACGACTCTTGTTTTACTGTTCCTGGAGTATGCTCAAAATCAAATGATCTCGTCAATCTAGAATTTGATAAATCTAAAATCGTTTGTACTCTTTCTGGATGTACAAAACTAGACCAGAATTCTGTGTCTGTTTTACCACCAGTATAATGAAGAGAAACAAAATCTCTCATATCATCATATAATCTTGCGATTAATTGATTGTATCTTTTTACAGAGTTACAATCCAGTAAATGATCTTTAGTTGTGAATGAATAACTGAACAACTCAATCTGAATTAAAGCACAATGTATGCTTGTTGCTTGTAGAGGTTCAAGAAACCCAGAAGAAAGTCCCACGGATAAGCAATTGCCATCCATGAAATTATTTATTCTCCCAGCAGAAAACTCAATTGATTTAAGTTTTTCAATTGAACCATAAACTTCTCTCAACTCAAAAAGTATATCATCTTCAGATGCATACTTATCGCAATAAACATATCCTCTACCAACTTTATGGCGAGTTGGTATTTCCCAAACCCATCCATACTTCATCGCTTTTGCTAAAGTATATTCTTTTCTTGGAGTTAACTCTTCGATAGAAAAAACTACAGCACGATTGACTGGTAGATAGTAAGTATAATCTATCCACTCTTGATGATTGTTAAGAACTCTAGAAAATCCAGAACAATCTACATAAAGATCTGCATCGATCTTTAAACCATTATCTAATTCAATAGAAGTAATATTACCATATTCTCTATTTGTTGTCAACACCTTAGCATCATAATATTCAACACCATTATCTATGGATTCTTTTTTAAAATATTCTGCAGTTTTATATGCATCTAGATGCAATGCATGATGATCCCAATTACATATTAGATTATTTTCTTCAATGTAAAAGTTTGTTTTTCCATTCTCCAAAAGAAATCCATAGTCACTGCAGTGACATGGTGATAGGTCAGCAAAAGATGATGCAAAAGTAGAATAATCTATGTAATATTTTTGAGTAAGAGTACCATCTATAGGTACCAAAAAATAAGGTTTGTTTTACTCCATCCCTCCAAACTTGATGCCAAGTTTAGGCAAGGCATCAAGTTCTATCATCAGTTTTATTCTATCTTCCGCTAGGATATCTAAGAATTTGCCAGTAGTTCCCTCACCAACACCAATGATAGGAATTTCTTCGGAAGAAATGTTAATGCATTGATGTGTTTTAGATAGATAGTATGATGCTATCCACCCAGCAGTTCCACCACCGACAATTACTATTTTCATCCGAATGAAATCACATCATGATTGATACCCGATACTAAATAATCACCACCTGCTCCAGGATAATCACTAAAGTTGTAACGGATACTTCCATCATCTGTGTTTTCTTTGGTGATTGAAATACCACCACGATAATTAGTCACAGGGTCTGTAGTATTCTTAGTACGCTGTCGAACATTTTCATACAATTTAAATAGTTCACCCAATAGTTCATCACGTCCCTCATTGAGAGCAGTGATAAGAGTTTGACGAACAAAATCAATATCAGAAGTTTTTGAAAACATGGTAATTAATCAAATTTACGATAGGCACCCACTTCAGGGTCGGGGTCTAACCACTTAGTATACTCTTTGTCCTCAATAGCAAGGAACATTTGAGTTTCATTATCGCAGAAATACATATCACGATAACGCTTAGTCCAGTCATGCCACTTTTGAATACGGCAATCAGGTTTGCCATTAATTTCTAAGTCGCCACAAGTTACATAGCGATAGGGGTAGCGTTCAAGAACGACTTTGGGTTTGATCATGGGGCATCGTTGTGTTCTGTCATCATATTATACCAGTCCTCCTCCCCATCACTAGAGATGAGGGGTGACAGTTCATCAGCTGGCACAGCGACAACCGCTTTACCATCTGGTTGCCTAATCAAAAATTTTTCACCCGCTTCGATACGATCCATATATGATTCAAACTCTTTTTCAAATTCTGAGATACTTACTTCAGTCATACTACACAACAAATATTATTTTCTTGTAAATATTTAATCGAATCAACACAACCTCCCAAATGAAGATCGTCTAAGACAATCTGTGGAAATGTCGAACCTTCACCAAACTCTGCATAGAATTCCTCTTTGGTGAAATCCTTACCAAGTTCATATACTACATGAGATAGTTCTTCGTACTCTACTATTGCCACAAACTTTTCGCAGTAAGGGCATCCTTCTTTTGAGTAAATAGTAAACGTCATAATCGTTTGTAAAATAATATATATATTTCACTAATCGGGGTGATAGGATTCGAACCTACGGCCACTCGCTCCCAAAGCGAGTGCTCTACCAAACTGAGCTACACCCCGTTGTGTTTTCGATGTATGTACATGATACCATAGATCGGAGGAATAATCAACATCCCACCCATTAATGCTACAAGGGTGGGATTTTCCATAACAGAAACAATCAAATGTCTCATCTTACTTCAAAGTCTAATTTTCGTACCTTACGCTGCTTCCTCTTCTCTTGAAATTCTAGATCTTGTTTCGTCAAGATTGACTGAGGACGCTTGGACTTCGCCCCCGAGATTATTTCTACAAGGGTAAGATCCAGGGCGCTGATATTGCCACCACGGATGCTCGTAAGGTTGGGGCACTGACAGCATCGGAGCTGAGAAGGATGTTCCTCTAATACTTTGCTGCAATTCTTGCATCTGATTATTAACATTTTCAATCATTCCTTTTATGTCGTCAAGCTCTTTACGTATTTTAATGTAACGATCTGTGTCCATGGTATTTATGTAGTAATGGGCGATACTGGATTCGAACCAGTGACTGCTTGCTTGTAAGGCAAGAACTCTACCGCTGAGTTAATCGCCCTCACGATGTATTTATTATGACATATTTTATTAATTATGTCAAGCCCCCTACAGGATTTGAACCTGTGACCTTTTGGTTCGTAGCCAAACGCTCTGTTCCACTGAGCTAAGAGAGCGGCGAAGGGTGAGGGATTTGAACCCCCATCGCAAGGTTTTGGAGACCTGCATCTTACCATTAGACCAACCCAACTGGTTCTGAGAGTAGGATTCGAACCCACGAATGGCGGGACCAAAACCCGCTGCCTTACCACTTGGCGACCTCAGAATGGGGTGCCGTGAGGGAATCGAACCCTCATAGGGAGAACCACAATCTCCTGCCTTACCATTAGGCTAACGACACAAGGCAGTGGGTAGAATTGAACTACCGACATAGAGGGTATGAATCTCTTGTTCTACCACTGAACTACACTGCCAAACGGAGAATAGAGGATTCGAACCTCTGGTGGTTTTACCCACACAAACTTTCCAAGTTTGCACCATAAGCCTCTCGGACAATTCTCCAAGGCGGAAGTGGTTGGATTCGAACCAACGGATGCCTATAAAGACATCGGCGGATTAGCAATCCACTGCATTAGACCTCTCTGCCACACTTCCAAGTGGAAACAACTGGACTCGAACCAGTGGTCTTTCGATTATCAGTCGAATGCTTTACCAACTAAGCTATGTTTCCTTGGTATTCCTAACGGGATTCGAACCCGTGCTACCACCTTGAAAGGGTGGTGACCTAACCGCTAGTCGATAGGAACACGCAGAGTAATCTAAAAGAATGTTAGATTACCTGGAATATGGAGATAAATCTCCAACGACCCATACGGGATTCGAACCCGTGATCTCCACCGTGACAGGGTGGCGTGATAAGCCTCTACACTAATGGGCCAAGGTGGGAGGAGCAGGATTCGAACCTGCGAAGGCAGAGCCGTCTGATTTACAGTCAGATTCCTTTAACCACTCGGAAATCCTCCCAGAATAGTTTATATTTAAAGACCGAACTACGGCGGTCTATGGGTCTGGTCGGGTTCGAACCGACGACTTACAGGTTAAAAGCCCGCTACTCTACCAACTGAGTTACAGACCCATAGTTTTCAGTTTTCAAGGTGCTGGTGGGTCTCGTTCCCCCACCGACTTATGTAATATACCACCGCTTCAGTCTCTGGGTGGTATTGGGCAGACACTTAAGGAAGTGTCACAGACAACAAAAAAGGGAGAGAAACTTTTTGTTTCCCTCCCCTTGCTTTTATGCTTTTCAGATTACGTCTTACATACGTTTATCCTTATTAGCAAGCAGGAGGGACTGCGCGATATGCCAATAGCGGCAATCGCTTTCCATAATAATTTCAATTTGCTTGCTGATGTTAGACATGATGTTCGACCTTTAGTATGTTTATTTATAAGAGTTTTTTGCAAACTCAACGCCTCAGGTTGGACTCGAACCAACGACCGACCGCTTAGAAGGCGGTTGCTCTATTCCACTGAGCTACTGAGGCATGTAGACATTATATCACTTGATGGAGCAGGTGTCAACCCATGGGGCACATAACCTGATTTCTCCCCCGAGTGACTGACACTCATCAGTATAGCACACAGAGGTGTCTACTGGTTTTTCTGAGCGTCGTGGAGATGGTATCGCGATACCATCGTCCCCTGTCAAGCGTTCATAATCACGGATTGCTTTATCCACGGTTCGCTTGACATCTCTCTCAACTATACCAGGATCTTTTTGAAGTTCTGGGATAAGATTTGAATCTTTTTGATATGTTTGAAGAAATTCGTATACGACATCCCATATAGTTTGTTCTTCTATCTTCAAACATGAAGAGAGTGATGCTACTATTAAAGATAAGATTATAATAGTTTTTATAGATGCTTTCTTTTTACCAAAGTGAAAATTAAATTTCATAGAAAGGGGAGCATCACTCCCCTATATTTATTACACAATAGTGTAACAAACTCTCGCTACACCTTGACTTGGAGGAGCAATGGTAGAGAATGCTCCATACGACAAGTCGAGATCTCTATCATAAACATATGGTCCACGATCATTCACTCGAACAATTACAGACTTACCAGTTCGTTGATTTGTGACTCTCAATCTAGTTCCAAATGGAAGATAGCGATGAGCGACCGATTTACCATAAGCATTATATCTTTCACCATTGGCAGTTCTCTGCCCGTGATATCCATCACCGATTCCATAATGTGAGGCGAGGGAACATCCGCTCGCTGCTTTTGCTGTTACGGGTGCCAATCCGACAAGACCAAAAGCGAAAATTGAAAGTGTTTTAAAAAGCATTAAATTAAATTGAACTCTACATCCTAATAGAGAAAGCGCACTTCCCCTTTCTCAAGGGGCGATCTCCTAGGCTCTAATTTCACGTCAGTATCTCATGACGAAGTTGCATTATAAGTGAGTATTTATCCTATGTCAAGACCTATATATTAGTAGATCTGATCTGCGTCATGTATATGTTAAAAGAGTGTGATATAGAATACTTAATGATCGCTTGCAAACAATATCAACACGATACTGGTTCTGAATATATTTGGGAAAAATACGAAAACATCATTGAGAAACTGAAGTTATATAAGGATCAAAATTTTAACGAAGAAAAATAGAAAGATGAAATCTACATTTCTTCTTGGATTATTAGTAATGAGATTAATAACCAACGAAGGAGTATTCAATGAAGGAAGAAGACCACAACCAAAACGACAACCAACAGAAGTCACCAGATTCATCAGAAGACCAGCCAAGCGTGGTAGGAAAAAAGCACGGTTCATTATTGAATAAACTTATCTTTATCATCTGTTGTGCTGTAATAGTATTCGTTGGGGTCAATTTTGTCTCCTGTAATTTCATGCTTCCAGGTACAATCAATAGTGCTAATGTAAAGGGAGACCTAAAAAATCCCCCTCCTCTGGACTGCAAAGAATCCGAGAGAAGGGGGTATGAAACTTTACTGACTATTCTTACTACAGTAATCGCACTAAGAACAAGGGTAGAAGATAGCGACTAAGACATCCAGAGTTTGCCTTCTGCCTTTCTACGTCTCAGTAATCCTGCTTCTACTTTTGTGCCAGGATTACGATACATTTCCAGTACCTTAGGAACTTCATGCCACTTTTGATCTCTTAAGATGCGAGTGATAGTATTAAAATTCCTACCACCATAGAAAGCAGCACCGAGATTATAAGCAAAAGATAATAGTGCTCCACGTTGATTGTCATTCATCTCCTCCCAATAAGGAATCTTTACTAATGCTGGGATGAATTGATTTTTGATCTGAGCGATCAACAAATCATCAGCAACTTTTTGTGAGATCTTCTGTCCCAGTTGGAATGGTTTGCCGTTGAAGTCTCTGGTGCTACCCCATCCAATAGTAATAGGCAGTCCTCCCGTGAGAGGATCTGGGTAAGCAGTCAAGTGGCATCCTTCAAACTCTTTAATGAGCTCTACTCCTTTAACAGGAATATCATACTTGCTTCGGGAAGTAGAGCTGGTTACTTTTTTGCATCGAACAATCTACCCCATCCGTCTCCTCCCTTCGGACACCAACGACGTGAAAGATCGCTACGTTTGTATACAGCACCCTTCCCGTTGGTCACAGCGCCCGTATATCCATCGTTAAGACTACCATATGGATCATTAACCACATAATCACCAGAAAGGGTTTTACCTATAACTACGACCATATGCCCGCCTGTGGGACGAGATAAAGGGCCGCGATGAAGGATACCAATAACAACAGGTCTTGCATTGGCAAGCTCACGATCAACGTCAGCAAAATCAAGGTCGTAATGAAAACTGGATTTAATACCATAAGATTCCAAAACTTTTGTCTGAACTGAGTGATCTGTTGTATCACCAATTGAAAAGACTTTTCTAACATAAGCGTCGTCGCCCTTTGCTCCCTGTAGTGTGCCTGGTTTGAAATACTCTAGACACATAGCACAGGCAGACGAATTACAGGTGCGATTAGCATCTCTGTAGTTATCTGTTTGGGGAAACCAAGGCACATCAAGAATGTTTGATTTTGGTTTCTCTGGTCGAGATCTATAAATTCTAACCCAATTCGCTTCATCCTCCATGAGTGGAGAGTCTGCCAAGTCAACTTCAAGTTGCTCTACAGCAGCAACATGCTTTGGATTATTTTCATCAAAGTATTTAAAAAAGTTATGCAGATCAATCTGTGCCATTTTTGTCTCCGTGTAGTTGAATATAATACTCAGCGTCTACTACAACTAATGGTTTTTTGCCATTCTTTTTCATGACGACAATTGGTTCATAGTCGCCAGAGTTAGTAGCTGCTTGCTCGTAAGCATCCCAAATATTTAGTTTTTCTACATTTTTACATTCAATACTATAAGGGAACTTCTGCCTCGCAGCACGAGCCATGATGAGATCTTCCCCACCAGCACCCATGCTACGAGACTCAATATCTTCAGGATGAATATCTAAAGCTTCAATAAGTTTATCTCTAAACCACTGCTGAAGACGACGACCTTTTGCCTTGGCAGATTGTGGGCGCATAATAAAAAACCTCCATATGGAGGTATTTATCTTACATTAGTGGGTCATCCCATGGGTCGGGAATTTTCTCTTCAAGGCGGCGAGTATCCACGCTTGAGACAGACTCTTTGGACCCTCTTTGAGAAGTTTCTCCAACTTTTCTATCTCTCTTTTTCTCATAGTTTAAAACCTGAGAAAGTATTTTCTTCAACATCTTGTTTAATGCCTCCAATGACATACGATTCAACTTCTGTTTCTTGTGGAGCAACTTGCAATCCTTTAGAAGACAACCAGTGCTCAGTCCATGGAAGAGGATTATTGCTTAGAGGAACATCAAAGATTTGTTTCATTCCAATTGCTTTCATGCGACGATTAGCTGTCCATTCAACGTATTTCTGTAAGAGTTTTGCATTGAGACCAATCATCGATCCATCTCGGAACAGGTAATCTGCCCAGATAATCTCTTCTTCAACACATTTTTTAAACATATCATAAACATTATTCTCTTCTTGCTTTGCGATTTCAACCATGTCTGGATCATCGCCAGCCTTCCACTTATTAATAATATTTTGAGTAATAGTCATGTGCTGAGATTCATCTCTTGCAATGAGAGAAATAATTTTCGCATTACCTTCCATCAATTTATTCTCACCAAATGCAAATGAACATGCAAATGATACATAAAAACGAATACCTTCTAGAATATAAACATTCGCTACAGCACGATAAAGTTTTCTTTTGAGTTCTTTAAGTTCCCACTTAGCAGAATCAACTTCTTCTAACGCATGTTCCCATGAATTTCCAGCACCCCATTCTTGAGCTGCTTGAAGGAATTCATCATATGCTTTAGTAACACTGGTAGCACGTTCCAAAATTTTTTCATCAGAAATAATCTGATCGAAAACATCAGATGGATCTGGATAGATATTTTTAATAATATGAGTATAGGATCTACTATGAACCATCTCCATTGTCTGCCAGATATTCATGGCAGACTCAAGTTCTGGTAGAGAGCAGTATGGCATGAATGCCATACCTGGACCACGACCCTGAACAGAATCAAGCATGATCTGGTACTTCAGGTTGGAAGTGAAGATATGCTTTTGTTCTGGGCGAAGTTGTTGATAGTCTGCACGATCTTTTTGGAGGGAGACCTCCTCAGGTCTCCAAAAGTATCCAAGTTGTTGCTGTGTTAGTTTATCGAAAACTGGATACTTAAAATTATCGTAACGTTGCACTCCTAGAGGAGCACCAAAAAACATTGGTTGTTTGGTGGTATTTACTTTATTTTTATTAAAGACTGTCATACCTTTAATAGAATTATTGATGTCTTCATCTACTCTAAATTGTGCAACTGTCACAAGATTCCTCCTGGGTATTAGTGTTTAGAATGTCGTTAAGAAGATCTTCGAGACTCTTCTTTTCTTCCTGCTTATCCTCAAAATCATCAGTCTTGCTATCGTAAGTATTTTGATAGTAAGAAGTTTTCCATCCATACTTATATGTATTCAGAAGATCACCTGCCATCACAGATACAGGAACTTCATTATTAGGATAGTTTTCTGGATTGTAACTCCAGTTACCAGAGATTGCCTGATCAAAAAACTTTTGCATCACTGCAACAACATTAATATAACCAGTGTTGTTAGGCATATCCCACAAAAGCGTATAGTTATTCTTGAGGGTTTGATACTGTGGAACAATCTGCTTAAGAGGCCCTTTCTTTGATTTCTTAACGGACAAATAATCTCTTGGTGGTTCGATTCCATTTGTCTCGTTTGACACAACGGAGCTGCTTTCAGAAGGCATTTGTGCGGACAACGTGCTATGTCGTAGACCAAATGTTCGAATTTCGGATCGTAGAGTTTCCCAATCATGATTCAATTTGTTAGGGACGATTTCATCGACATCGCTTTTGTAAGTGTCGATAGGGAGGATACCATCGGAATATTTTGTACGATCAAAATATCCACATGCTCCTTTTTCTTTTGCGATTTCGTTGGATGACTTGAGCAAATAGAACTGGAAAGATTCAGTAAGTTCATGGACGAGTTGCCATGCTTGTGGATCGTCATATTTAACTCCTTGCTTAGCGAGATAGTGGGCGAGACCAATATAACCAATACCAAGAGAACGACGATTCTTGGTGCTCACTTCTGCTGCTTTAACAGGATAGTTTTGATAGTCAATCAACTCTTCAAGACCACGAACAGCAAGATCACAAAGTTCTTCTAGTTCGTCAAGATTTTTTAGTTTACCAGCGTTGATAGCAGAAAGGATGCAAAGTGCAATCTCACCATTACCATCAATTTGATGTAGAGGATCTGTAGGTAGGGTGATCTCCTGACAGAGATTACTCATGTTTACTTTATCTTTAAAGGAGGAGTGTGAGTTGCAGTGGTCAATATTCATAACATAAACACGACCAGTCTCTGCTCTCTCTTTCAGAAGATCCAAAAAGAGTTCTTGAGCTCCGATAGTTTTTCTTGGAACAGATGTATCTCGTTCGTAACCCACATATAACTCGTCAAATCTATCAGTGCCAAAAGCATCATACAAACCAGGAACATCATGTGGAGAGAAGAGGGAGATTTCTCCGTTTGAGATGAATCGTTCATAGAATAGTTTGCTAATCTGAATTGAGTAGTCTAGTTTACGAACTCGATTATCTTCAGTTCCTTTATTATTCTTTAATACAATGATGTCTTCGATTTCTTGGTGCCAGATCGGGAAGTGGACAGTTGCTGATCCACCACGGATGCCATTTTGAGTGCAGCATCTGACAGTTGCTTCAAACTTTTTGAGGAATGGAATAACACCTGTGTGCTTAACTTCTCCACCTCGGATTTTGCTGTTGACGCCACGGATTCGACCTGCGTTGATACCGATTCCTGCGCGTTGTGCAACATACTTGCCAATAGCCATATCGCTAGTAAAGATACTATCGAGGGTGTCATCGCTATCAATAAGAACACAGCTCGCAAATTGTCGAAGTGTAGTTCTAACCCCCGCCATGATAGGTGTGGGAATGTTGATCTTGTGTTTTGAGATTGCATTGTAGTATCTACGAACATAATCGAGTCGCTGACTGATTGGATAGTCTGCGAACAAGGTCATTGCAATAAACAAGTACATGTATTGAGGAGTCTCGTAGATTTCTCCCGAGCTTCTATCCTGAACAAGATACTTATCAACAACTTGCCTCAATCCAGCATAAGTAAATAGATAATCACGATCATGATCGATCATGTTATTTACTTTAACCCAATCTTCGTCGCTATATTTATCTAGCAAATCTTCATCATAAACTTTATTGATGGTGACATTATACAGAGCAACATCATATGCACTAGGCATACCATCTTTCCAAACATTTTTATTGAATACTTGCTTACGTAGACCAAACAGAAGCAAACGTGCAGCAACATACTGATAGTTTGGGTTATCAAGTGAAATGAGATCAGAAGCAGAACGAATCAAAATCTCTTGAATATTTTCTGTGGTGATGCCATCATGAAACTGGATACCAGAATGCATTTCTACTTGACTGGCAGAGACCCCTGCAAGGTCCTCACACGCCTCTTCAACCATCTTGTGTACTTTTTCTAGGTTGAGAGGTTCAATGGATCCATCACGCTTCTTAACGTTGATTGTGGTCATACTTTCTTCCATTCGTTTAACTTAAGTTTTGCTTCTAGTCCGCTATAGATATTCGATTCTACCACATGCTGTACATCATGTCCAGCAAGAGCCATATCATTCAGATCTTTCTCAACAATTGAATTGGGAAAGATTACTACTCGATGACCACGATCGGCAGTTTTTGATATCTTCTCAACAATTTCTCTGTTTCTTGGTTCGTTGTCAAAGACGTATACGAATCTATAATCAAAACTGCTGAGGTCAACATCGCTACCGCACATAGCAATGCTATTGCCAAGGAACGTGGAGTCAAATGGTCCTTCTGTAACATAAACATCTTTAGTAGTATCGATACGATCGAGACCAAATACTTTTTGTTTAGTCTCATCTAACATGATCGTAATGTATCTGATCTTTGCTTTGGGAGCAAGAGATCTTCCTTGATAACCAAACATGGTCCCATCTTTATCCCTTAATGGGATTATAATTCTGGCACTATCTTGACGAAGTGTATTAAATATTTTCTTCTGTTTATTAGTCCAGTCTTTAAATTTAGGGCAATAGTAAAAATATTCTAGATCTTTAATTTTTCTCTGCTCTAGATATTCTCTGGCAGGGTGTGTTGTATTTAGTTCTGAAATCTTCTCAAGATCCACACCTTGTTGGCGTTTGAAAACAGGTTTCTTGAATTCAAATTTAGGTTCTGGAGTCTGTGTATTTTTTCCAGTAAGACCTTCACGATATCTCTCCATGACATATTGATCATGAAGAATACTACTTTGATCTTTTAGAAAGTTAGTAAAAGTTCTTCCTACTCCGCAGTTATGGCACTTAAATACAAAGTCATTCTTAATCTTGAAGAGATATCCCCTCGCTTTATTTTTATACTTCTTTGAATCACCGCAATAGGGACAACGAAAGTTATAAGTCTTGTCGTTCTTTCTTACAAATTTTCCTAATTGTGGTGATACAAGATTGATATACTTTGTATCAAGAAAACTCATCGTGTACGGGGTTGTATACTCCTCTCCATGGTAGCATCTCTACTGCCCATTGTCAAGACGCCACCAAAGAATTCTGCAGATCCGATGACCAACACAATTGCTGCTGCGACGCCAGCGGTGATCCATCTGAACTTTGATAGATCGCTGATTTTACTTTCAACACTTCCGATCCTATCAATAACAGCAGCATGTTCTTTGCTGTTTGCTTCTCTCATTTCATCAACCATTTTGACAATAAGTTGATCGGCACGAATACTTTGTTCTATCTTTTCTTCATGCTTAGCAAGGATAAGGGCAACCTTCTGGTTACCCTCACTTATTTTTTCAACTGCCCTCTCAAGTTTGTCAAGCATCTCTTTAGAGAGATCTTCATAAATCTGGAACTTTCCTTCTAGGACCGCGATTTCTTTTCCAAACCCGAATGGCATGTCATCCTCCGTATCAAACGTTGCGAACTGCGAAGTCCAGAGCTGACTGGAATGTAGCAGCATCTCTATTCAACATATAACGAAACTGATTTTGCTTTTCATCATCAAGTTGTGCATAACAAGCAGCAATTCTTTTAGCAGAGAAATTATCTATATTCTGTTTTGATCCATCACCGAATGTAATTTTTGCGAATGATGTTTCTCCTCTTGGATCTAACTCTTGTGTAGCAACTTGTAGTGCAATTTCCAGGGCATCTGCATTTTCCGAAATCATAGTATTTCCATCCATTTCATATGAGTTTTTTTGTACCTTTTTTTGCTGATCACTTGCTTTCTTTTTAAAGTCAGCAAGACGAGCTTTCATAAGAGTATCCATCTCTTGTGTCTTATTGATCATCTTCTCCTTCGCTTCCTTGCGCTTCTTCTGAAGCCCTTGTTGACGAGTGAGTTTTTTCTTTTGTTGAATTTGTTTCTGTGCTCTCTCAGTTTCCGAAGGAGCAGCCTCTACAAGTTGAGTTTCTAATTCTTCTTTCATTTTTTTACGTTTTGAAATTCGAGAGAGCATTTGTTTCGCACCTTTTGTGCGACCATCTACTTTATCCTGATTTGATTTTTTATAACGACGTTGAGATTTTGGATTAACAAAGACAAATGCTGGCGGCATAGACAAGGTTGCGCCATTGCCTGCCATCATTTCATTTAAATTAGATTCAGTTGCCTTAGACATTCTTGATCCACATCCTCGTTTAAACTATCAGGTAGTCTATTTAAAAAGAGCATAAACGCTTTTAAATAAGACCAGTGTATTGCCTCTGTTTTATAAAACAATAAAGGCGTTGCAGCATCACCAAACACATTATACATTACAATTATATGATTAAGAATCAAATGAGTTTTCAACTCACCAGTTGAATCATAACGTTTAAATAGTCGCTTGATATATCTAATTCTATTTAGATCTTCTTCAAAGTCATCATATGTAACTGACTGCGGGTTATTATAATTTTGAATAGCAAAGAACATCCAGTTCTCTGGAGTCAACTCATTAAATTGCATATACTATCAAGCAGCAGTTACTGTAAGAGTTGCTGCATCGGAAATAACTTCTTCAGCACCAGCAGATGATGTGAGCTTGACACGATATTTCTTACCAGTGTCAGCAGTTGTGAGACCAGTAAGTGCGAGCGATGCGCTGTTTGCGCCAGAAACATTAGTCCAGCGAGTGCCAGTTGCTGCCTGAACTTGCCACTGATAAACAACAGATCCAGCATCGGCAGATGCAGTAATCGTGAAGGTAGCAGCAGCGGCAGCGACAGTAGCAGCGTCAAATGTTAGGTCATCAACACCATCGGTTCCAGCAGGATCAGTTCCGTTATCAAATACAGATCCAAGGATTGTGAATGTTTCATCAACAACGAACCCAGATCCAGCAGCATCAATACTATCAATTGTAGCAGCACCAGTTCCATCAACGGTGATGGTGAATGTAGCACCAGTTCCAGCGGCATCAGTAGTGTAATCAGAAGCACCGATGGTGTAAGTTCCAGCAGGTCTTGTAGCAACAGCAGCACCAATAGTATCAATAGTTAGAATGCCACCAGCAGGAGTAAATGTTGACTGGTTAGCAGGTTGTGCAGAGATGCTAATAGCAGATGCTACATCAGCAGCAACAGAGTCATCAGCATCAGCAGTATTAGCAGGAGCATCTTTAAATGCTACAAGATGCTGTGCTTTATGGCGAGTATTTCCTGATGCATCTGTATATGTAAAATATTCCCACCATCCAGGAGCAGTTAAACCACGCTCCCTGTTCTCGGAAAGAGTTGCCTCAACGTCATCAATATAGATAACTCTACGAGCGGCAGTTGCATAACCCTGAGCACCAGCGACCTCACTATCGCCATCTACGATCAGGGTATTATCGTGATCATACTTATCTACAGAGTTCTTTTCTGTTGTTCCAAGAACTTTCAAGCTTTGTGCGTCTGATTCGGCGCGACTATACAGGGACATGGAAACGTTCTCCAGTAACTACAATTTATTCTATGTGTATTTATAAAAAATGGGGATCCTAGGATCCCCACAAATCTAGATATTTTCAAACAATCATCTTGATCTAATTGCTTCAGCAACCTTGATGAATAGTTCATCATCAGCTGTTGTGTGAGTTAGTCTAACTGCTTTGCCAATAATTAGTAGGCAGATTTCGATTAGTTTGTCACCTAGTTCTGCGTCATCAGGAATTCTGTCAACGGCAGAATCTACAATTTTATAAGCGAAAGGTAGTAAAAATGATAACATGGTTCTTATGCATAATGAACACTATTATTTATTTTTTCTCTTTCTTCTTCTCGGGTAGACCTTTATGTTTTGTTGTGGCGAAGTCTTTAACGTCCTTCTTCTTCATGCTGGAAGCAACTTTGGAAACCTCAGGCGATGACGCTCCCTCACCTTTTTGAGCAGCTCGGACCATCCCGAAAAACTTTTGTTGTTTTTTAGAGACTGATTTTTCATGAAGAACTTCTTCCTTTTTCAGTTTGCCAGCGACCTTTTTTGGTTTTGGTTCTGAATTGCCGTCGTCAATCTCAGGCATCACTTCAATCACTGGCTTCTTTACTTTTTTTCAGTTTCCTCCTTCATCTTCTTCTTGGCACCAATGACCTTAGAGACTTTCTTACGACGTGCTAGAAGATACTTATCAGACTTATCATGATCACCATCATTGTCGATGTCTTTGTCTTCCTTACCTACAGGATCTAGTTTCTTTTCCCCAAGCATTTGACCTTCAGGCTCATAACCAGCCTTCACACAATTATCAACACGCTTGCCACCCTTCATCTTGGCGCCTGCTTGCTTGTAACCTTTCCAGCAAGCTTTACCATCAAGACCTTGCTCCTTACCAGCAGCATTCTTTTTCTCAAAGATAAACGTTTCGCCATTGAGTTCAAACTCAAAGGTTTCTTTCTTCATTTCTTTCTTTTCGCCCTTCTCTTCTTTCGCACACTTGGAGCATCCTTTACCATTACAATATTCACAATCACCACATGATTCTTTTGCAACTAATTTAGTAGTATCTTTAATCTCTGCTCCATGAGATTGCTTGATACCAGAACCTGTGCGTAGATCAACTGCAGGGTCTGGAGCTCCAGCATTAGATTTAGGATCCTTCTTGCTGAAGTCATCCTCTCCACCTTTCTTTTGAAGTTCTGGATAGGTTTCTTCATTGCGTAGATGCCAACCAAATCCCTGACCGCCCATCCAGCGACCATATGATTCAATCAACGCCTGAGAAAAATCATCATTATATTTTACACTAGTCGTTGGTTTCTGTCTTTCCATTTTTGAAGATACTACTTTTCCTTTCTTTATTTATTGTTTCTTGAACATTAAGATAACGAATATCTTTTACCCAGGCACGAAACATTTCACCAGACTCTGTAATTGCAATCACATAGTTAACCCCAGTTCTATGAATCTTTCCCTTCTCTCCTGTCAATGATGACATAATAACATCACCTTCCTGGAAGACTTTTCCTCTACGGAAATTTTGCTGTACCGCCTTGTTCTTAATTTCTCTAAAGTCTTTCATACTGCCATACCCAAAGCATCTTGTAAATTGTTTGCATAATTTTTAGTTCTCAGTGTTATCCATTTTTTATACTGCTTAAAGTTTTTCGCACTTTGGAAAGTGTACTCTAATTTTTCTTCACTACCACTATCATCTACTTTTGTCACAGCATAAACAACTGCTTCTTTTTTCAAGACTTGATCATAGAACATTTTGTAAAAATTGAATTTAGAATTACTATCTCTTTGCGAAGATCTAACTAGCACTCTTTCACACAGCAAAGCTATATTGTTTAAAGTAAAAGTGTACTTATTATTAGGACTATGTTTTTCTGCATCTTCCTTTGTCATAAGAACACTTTCTTTTAATTTCTTTATCTTACTTGCTTCTTTAAAAAGATTGTCTGCAATAAAATTTTTAGCATTGAGAAGCATTTTTTCATCAGATATCATGTTATCTAATGGTTCATAATTTTTAGAAACACTGGAAATCTTTTTATCAAGAACTGAAATTACTTTATAAAAATCATCAATGGTCATCGAAGATGTATTCATAATAGAATTGAAATCGGCTCGTATTACCGATCTTTTAGAACTAGAGAAAAGTTTTCTAACAGCTCTAATGGGGTACAAAGTTCCTCTGCCGCTGTAGTTTTTATATTCAAGGGAAGAAGCAGCGATCATTCTTTGTCCGATATTATAATTTTTTGCTCTAGAAAATTTTAAATTTTTGAACCACGTATGCACTTCTGCTTCATTAGCAAATGCAGTGGTAAACTTTACCGTAGCAGTTGATGATCCTCTAACTTTAGATTTGACACTAATCTTTAAAGGATTATTTCTTTCTCCATTAACAGCAACTTTGTAATCAATCAAAGCTTCATTTGCTGCTTCTGGAATATTTAATTCTATTCTCGTTATCGGTTCATCTGGATATCCTACAATTTCTTTTATCATAGCATTATTTCTGGAAAGAAGTTTTCCCAATTTTAATGCAGAAAGTATTTCAAAAAATTCAGATGATAGGTCTGGAGCAATTCCCAAGTTATCTTTTAACGAAGGACTATTAAAAGAATCTGTTACTGCATCGGCATAAGATTTTTTTATAATTGGACTCGATACTGGAAAATTATCACTATTAATAAATGAAATAACATTATTATACATTTCATCAGGAGTCATCCATCGATCTAGAATTGATGGTGTAACATTAGAGGGTTTTAAAGACTCCAGTTTCTTTGCATCAGCAGCACTACCAGCATACTTGAGAGCAAAATTAAAATTTAAATTAGTATTTTTAGATTCAATTTTTCCTTTAGCATTCATCTTCTTGTGAGCGTACCTCATTTGAATATGAAGTCTAGGATTTTTTCCATTCTCACTTCTGAATTTCATATCAGTTATATTGAGTTTATTTTTCAATGGACGTGAATTAATAAACTCAATCATGGATCTAATGTATTGTTCTCTAGAAGTTCTAGAGTTCAAATTACAATAAGAAGCATTTCCATTATCACATGTTATTTTGTATTGAAATGAAATACTAGTTTTATTAGTTACATATCTTTGTATCTCCATCAAAGATGAATCATCATCGATATCAGAATTACCACCATCAATCTCATACTTAAAACCATTTAATTCATTATACATTTGCTTGAATGCGTGAGCTGCAGAAACATTAACTAGCTTCAGCAATCTTCTAATTTTTGTTGCAACAATATCAAGATCAATAAATTCATCTATATTTCTTAACTCTTTTCTTAAGTCATACGTCATGCCATCCCCTCCAATACTGCTTGAATGTACATTTTCTTGAAATTAGAATCGGTTTTTACAGAATTTGGTAAGGCACTTTCAACCACAGAAAACTCACCCTCAGTTATCGCTTTTCTAACTTTGCTTGCAGACATACCAGAAACATCATCTGCATCGGGATCCCGTTCTCCAGCACTCTTTATTTCAATGGTATTCATGTTGTAATCTTTACCATTATATTGTTTAATAAACTGGAATGCTGGAACACGATCAGAACCTACAACAAAGATAGCATCAGTATATCCCTTATCTTCCAACCACTTCAATGCTTTGATAGCATCACGTACACCTTCATCCATTATAATAGAATCCTTGTGAGAAGGAAACATCATCTTCATGAAAGAAACTTTCTGAGCAGCGGTCAAAGGATTTTTACCTTTTTTATCTGTGGTGTGACTGGGAAATACAAAGTAATCATTACCAGCAGCATACTCTTTAACTTTATTTATCAACAGCTCATGCCCCGTGGTGGGAGGATTAAATCGACCAAAGGTGAACACGGCAACCTTAGCACCCTCCCCAGAAGGAGGACGCCAAGACTTCTCCAGCGTAAAGTTAGCACGAGAGAACTCAAGGCGATCAACAATCTTGACTGCCTTGCCATCAACAATAGCAACAAAACCCTCAGGCTTCGTCACCACAAAGTTATCACCGCTACGCAGGAATACTTTGGTATCGCTCAACCCAGCAAGCTTGAGGTTGATGAGGTTCTTGGCATTCGTGAAGGAGTTATACATCACGATGAATGCTTTGAATGCTCGCTTGTTATCCTCAAGATAAGAGATACCATTAGCAAGAATGTCACGATACTGCGCTTTAGACTTCTCAGTTTTCAGACTCTCTACTTTCTCAACCAAAGACTTTTCGAATGCTTTAGTGAATCCAGAGATGAAAGCATTGACATTGTTGATAGTCTTACCTTCTTTGACATACGTATTGGTAAAACGCTTCATCGTATAACCAAGCGTAAACTGCTTAGTCGCTTCATGAGCGATGATCTCAAGAAACTCTTTGGCAGTAGGTGCGTTTCGATTAACGACAGAAATGACAGACTTTAGTACACGCTCTTCAGAAAAGGATAAACCAGACTTGGCGCTGATATTATCCATTGTTGCCGTTGCCAGAAACACATTACGAGTGGATTTCAGGTTGAACTTATCAACACCAAATCCAGCAGACAACGTATTTGACAGGACCCAGTCCCCGCTGTAATACGTATGGAATACAGCACCCGATCTTAGCAGTATTGACTGCCTTGCCAAGATCACTATCTACAGGCCAAGCATAGGTCAGCGTGTTAGGAGTAGCAGTATAAAAACGTTCCCCATCAATCGTTTTAGTCTGAACGTCTTCATCCGTGAAAAGAAGATCTCCCTGAATAACTCCATTCACTTTTAGTTCAGGAAAATACTTCAGGCAATACTTCAATTTCTTGGCGAGGTCAGGGATCTCACCATGGTTCTTATCGATATCTGCTTCAGTAAAATTGATCTTCGGTTCTTTCTTGTTGAATACAGACTTGGTGCCTACAAAGAAGTTACCGCTTTCTGGATCGATGCCACAAACCACAGCAGGAGCACCATCCCACTTAGTGGTAACTTTGATGTTTCCACTGGGACGCCCGCCAAGCTCTTCTATAAAGCTTTGTATGAGATCTCTGGAGGCAACATACCCATTATAACCATAGTTGATCAGCTCATCCTCCAGGTGCTCCAGGTGCTTATTCTGGGTTGCCATGTACCTGCCTTTTATTACCTATTTATTTTAGCACCCATCGGGTGCTAGTGGCACTAGCATGGTCTCCTAGTGGACAGTTTAAAAAGCGGAGGGAGGGAGAGTCGAACTCCCAAGGGCTTTAACACCTCAACTGTTTTCAAGACAGGTTCCGTCACCAATCGGATTGCCCCTCCAAAAAAATGCATCAGAAAGATGCATCGTAATATTTATGTGGTTCTAATTCCTCGTATTCATGTTCTTCTGGATCGTAAATTAAATCTAGATCTTCTTTAGAAATGTTATGAGCAACTACATCTTTTTCTTTGTAGACGTGATAGATTTTATCGGTCGTCTGCTGATCTATTTTCGGAATAGAAGACATCAAATTCTCCTCCTGGATAACGTTTTTCAAGTTTCTTGACGTTGCCAGAAATGACATCATCAAAAGAAACACCTAGCGCAATACATGCTTGTGCCACATACCACATAATGTCACCCAACTCAATAATAAGATGTTCTCGATTATCGCGGTTCCAAGGCTTACCTTGGAATACCATCTTCTTAATGATCTCAAGAAACTCACCACCCTCAGCATTGATGCCAACACCAGCAGTAAGAAGTCGTTCAATATTGGCACCTTCACGATCCAACTCGCCAATACGATCAGCGAAGTCAACGAAGTTTGTAGAAGCATCGGAAGTAACTTCCGACACAAATTCTTGATAGCGTTCAAAGTTTACTTTAGACATATTAGATAATAAAAGAACTGAATTTGTCAATTCGCTTTTGGCGAGTTGAAAGGTCTTCAAAAGAATCCGCTAGATCTTCCTGTTCGACAAGAGCATCAGCAGATGTCTCATCATCAACATTATACAGCTTCATCTTTGCTCTGTCAATACCAACTGTAAAACGGCGATGCATCGTAGGATCATTATATCGATTCTTCAATTGCTTCACCATAATACGACTGGATTGTTCTAGTTCTTCCGTACTAATCAAAGCAAACATAAAGTCTGCAGTAGCAGGAAGACCAAATGATTCACTGGTATCGGTCAATTCAACGTCTGAATTCCCAAAACCAGAACGTGTGGTTTGTGTTGCACTAACAACTGGGACATCATGTTCAACTGCTAGTCCACGTAATTCTTCAGCAATTGCTTTCACATAAGTGTAAGAATTAACAATGTGTCCTTTATATCTAGCAGAGGCACAGATGTTCAAATAATCAACGAAGATAATATCTGGTTTAAATCCTTTCTTCAAAGAAAGATCACTTAGTAACGCTTTAAAATGTCCTGCATGTGCAGAAGCAGTAGGATATTCCTTAATAATAATTTTACCTTGCGTCTTTCTTCCAATCTCAGATACTCTGCTAGTGAATATCTGTTCTGGTAATGTTCCGATATCTCTAATGTTGACGTTGAGCAGATTTGCGTCAATGCGTTCTGCAATCTTTTCCTCTGCCATCTCACAAGTGATGTAGAGAACATTCTTACCTTGCGAAAGACAAGCAGCGGCACAATGGCACATAAACAAAGACTTACCAACACCAGTTCCAGCAAGAGCAATGTTAAGAGTCTTGTTTGGAAGACCGCCTTTTGTAATGGCGTTGAACTTTTCGAGATCGAATGGGATCTTCGCTTCGTCTTTGTGATAGTATTCATAACGCTCGCTTACATTTTGTATGTAGTCGTGCCCGATGTATTCATCAAAAGATACTGCCAGGGCCTCTTGTAAGATACCTGGGATCGCATCTTTTGATAATTTTTTATCGCCTCCATCCGCGATTTTGATTGAGTGTAATAGGGCATTATAAATTGCTCTATCTTGACACCACTTTTCCGTGGCATCAACCAACCATTTTGTATCAACCCAGTTATCGGTAAATGATTTAATCTGCTTAACAGACTCTTGATAAGTCTCTTCGGTGAGATCATTTCTATTCTGTAATTGTAAAATAATAACCTCGGATGTTGGCATCTTATCATACTTAGAAGAGAAGTCATGAACTTCTTCGAACATGACTCTCTCCGAAATATTTTCAAAATACTCCGCCTTAAGAAATGGGACTACTTTTCTGTAATACTCTTCGTTATGAATAAGGTTTCTCAGAATAGTTGTCTCAATCTTCTCCGTCATCCGATGCTCCGTATAGAAATTCACGTTGTGCTTGTTTATCTAGTTCTTGAAGAATCTCTTCTGTAAAGAACTCATCTGGATTAGCAAGGATCTGTTTGCCATAAACTTTTTTTCCATTGATCTCATATCGACCAGCGGTGTTCTTCCAGAGTCCTGCTCTCTCTCCCAATTCTAGCATACCATAGTAGCGTTCCAGTCCTCGTTGATCAAAAAACAGGCGAGTTTCAACTTTGGATCCTTCTCGTGTCAGACGGGACTTCTTCGCCTCACATTTAATAATGTTTCCGACCAGATCGGTTCCGTCTTTTTCTTTCTTTTTCCCGAGATATACGATAGTAGAAGCGGAATACTTAAGACCGCTACCACCACCCATTTCTTTTGTAGGTACGTAAGAGCCAACAACATCGTAGGTATGATTAGTTACTAACATGGGTATATTAGCTTTCCCCATCTTCAAAGTCAAGATTCGGAAAGCAGATTTAACAATTTGTGCTTTTGTCATGTCTCTAACTTGCTTATCGTTAGAAGCATCTTCAACTTCTTTCTTGGTCGCAAGCATACCAAGAGAGTCCAGAACAAACATCAATGGTTTACGTTCTGATTTATTTTGTTCCATGTACTTATCGATAATACGAACTGCCTGAGTTCTAAAATCTTCGATAGTATCAACAGGAAAGATAATCATTCTAGTTGAGTCAATACCACGACTTTCAATCATCTGCTTACTAATAGCAGACTCAGTTTCAAAATAAATGACTCCAGCATCAGGATCAGTATTGAGGAAATTGCGAACGACAGACAAACAAAAGAAAGTCTTTCCCGTGCCGCTCTCTCCTGCCAAAGCTGTAATTTTATTTGAAGGAATTCCTCCAAAAATGCTGCCACTAACCAGGGCATTAAAAATGTAACTGCCAGTATCAACGAAAGATTCAACGTCGCCAGCAGCAACGCCTTCGCTGGCAAAAGCAGCGTATTCATTTTTACTATCTTTAATTACACTATCTAGGAAACTCATAAATTACCTCTTAGAAAAAACTTAATAGAGAAACTTTTTTCTCATAATCCCAACCAATACATTCTAGCACATTTTTCAATGGTTCCAAGAAAGACTTCTCAAACTGAGTCTGATAGTCAATATACTTATCAACGTTAAACTCCTTGGGAATGTCACTGAAGAATGATATGCAGTTCTCCTGAATTGGGTTTGGTGTTCTCAAGTAAATGAACTTAATCTTTTCTCCCTCCTGAATAATAGGATACTTATTAGTCAATTTATTTTTACGAACATAGTAGTTGTAAAGAAGAGCTCCTCTTACTTGAATGGGAGTACCCTTCTTGTAGATATCATGAACAGACTTATACTTATCCAATCCATTACATCCACGAGGGAAAGCAATGTTTACATAATCTTGCGTGCGAGTATCTGCTTTAACGAACTCAATAAAATCGATTAGATCATCATTAGTCTTTATAAGGATAATCTTAAAAGCTTGATACAACTTGTCACGATAATAAGATGGAGTCGAAGAACGAGCGGTCTCAAGACCCATGATCTTCATCTTAGGTTCTTTATATCGAACACCTTCACTATCCCATACGTTGAGAATGTAACGCTTCTTAGCAGTCCAGATACCACGATTAGCAATGTTTTCTCGCTTCATCTGCATCTTCTGCTGATAAGCATTCATATAAATGGCGAGCTCCTTGTAAGAACTTTCAATATACTTTTCAAGTTCCATCTTACACACCTTATCAAGGAAATTGACAATGCTTTCATCATCTTTCTCTCTGTTGGAGTATATCTTCTCCACAAGAGGACCAAGGTTAAGGTAGATAGAATCGGTATCACTAGCAATAACATAATCTTCTCCATCAGTTTTGAGCAGTTTGTTTAGGTATTCGTTCATCTTATTCTCGATCCAGCGGATTGAGAGTTGACCTGACAGAGTAATTGCTTCAGCAATCTCAAGACGAAAATATCGAAAGTGTTCATTACCGATGGCACCATAAGCAGAGTTGAGAGAAATCTTCTTCGCCATCTGAATATTATTGCAGCGAGCAATCTCTTTTTTTAGTTCAATGGTTGGATTCTCTTCGTACTTCTGCTTAGCAGCAAGCATTTTGTTTTTATAAACTACACGCTCATCATACATTTTCTGCATCATTTTTGGCAGAAATCCTTGCTTACTATTATCATAGAAAGTTCCATTGGCAGCAAGACTTTGCCCATCAAGATTACTCAAATCGAGTTCTTTGTTAAGCAAACGATCTACATTTGCTGTTGGGTGTCTATGCGAAAGCAGTGTCTCTGGGGAGAGATTGTACTGCATAATGAGGTGAGGGTATAGGGAGTTGAGGTCAAAAGAAACCACCCAATCATAAAATCCTGGTTTAGGTTCTTTAACATATGCACCAGCATATTTCGCATCCTTTCGTGCCTCCTTTTTGGGTGGAATAGCAATCTTGTTTTTTAAAAGTTCGATATAGATGTAGTTGTCCCACATTCGAACTTGACTAAACACATCTTCGTAATTTACTTTGGCGTCGTATGCCATAGTAAAGGCAAGTTCAAGCAACTTCATCTTATCGTCTAGTTGATCAACCAGGCGAACGTCGATGATATTATACTCAACAAATTTCTGCCAGTCTTTAGTGTAGAACTCTTTGAAGGTATCATACTCGCTGTGATCAAGTTTCTTTGTACCCAGTTCTACGCTGGCAATATGATCAAGACGATATGATTCTTGGTTTGTATATGTAAACTTTTTATATAATTCTAGGTAGTCTAGGGTTGCAACCCCACTGATATCGTATGCAATTTGTTTACGACCTTTGATATAAATTTCTCTTGCAAGTGTTGACTTCCAAGGAGAAAGAAGTTTTGCTTCTTTCTCACCGATTACACGTTCGATACGACGAGAGATGTATGTCATATCAAATAGTTGAACGTTCCATCCTGTAATTACATCTGGATAGTTTGATGTCCAGAAGTGCAGGAAAGCATTTAGCATTCCCACCTCAGTGCCGAAGTGCATGTAGTCAACATCTTTATGCTTATTGTCAAAAGCATAACGTCCAAAAACAGTAATACGATTTGTCTTACTATCTTTCAAAGAAATAAGAAGGATTTCCTGGTCGGCAGTTTCGATATCAGGAAATCCATTCTCTGCGGCGGTCTCAATATCAAGTGTGAATACACGAATGAGACTAGAATCAAACTTAATCTCATCATCAGGATATTCTTCAGAAATATACTGATTCAGATATCTTGTCTGACCACAAATTTCAAAGTCTGGAATTTCTTTATGTTCTTCAACAAACTTTTTAGCATCACGGATTGTTCCCTGCTTTACAGGACGAACATTTTTACCATCAAGGGTTTTCCAGCGTGAAGGTTGATTTGTTGGAAGAAACAACGTAGGATTAAATTGAACCTTATCGTTGAACTGAATTCCATTTTCGTATCCACGAACGTGGATAAAATTACCTGCTTGTTGTACGCTGGTGTAAAATTTCATTAGGTCTCTTCTGATTTCAATTTGGCATAATCTGCAAGGCGAGGAGCATCTGGATCAACCATGACACTGATCTCGGAAGATCTTACAATGATCTTTTTTTCTGTTGAATATGGTGGCCATGGGACGAGGACCCCTTGTTCAACTGCATATGGATATTTTAACATACAATCGGGGTCCCCAAACTCCAAACCATCAATTTCTTCAACTTCAGAAATGATCCAGTACCCCTGAAAGTGTAGGATCTTGATCATGAACTTACGCTAGCATCTGGTTTCTTTTCGATATTAATTCCATTACGAACAGCTTCAATGTCTGCTCTTTGTGCATCAAGGTTTGGATTAGTTTCACCTTCTTTCCATTGTGGAATATCACCAGTTACAGACATTGTATCTCCTTCATTGGCAATTTTTGCAATGGTTTCAACTTTCTGTCTATAAGCTTGTGCCAGTCCTTGATCAGGTTCACCAATTGCCATAACGTTGTCGTATGGAATTCGGAATTGATAATCAACCGAATAAGGGCACCACTTACTAAATTTAACTTGTAGATCTTGAACTGGATTTGATGGGTTGTCTACCGATACCAGTTCCAGAATATAGGGATGTGTCATTAGCAAACAAATGCCACGCTTTTGATCACCTTCCCCCTCGAACACTTCTTGTAGATCGCAAATAATGCGCTCACCATTTTTTAGAATAACAATTTGATCAGCCATAATCCTCCGATGTTTCTATTAGTATAGCACAAAAAACAAAAGGGAGCAACGCCCCCCTGTGACAGATATTTATTTGACCTCGTAGAGGATTTTTTTCTGATGGTCTGGGACAACTTTTTCCAGTGAGATCTTCAAAAGACCATCTTCAAAATTTACATCCATAACTCTAACATCGTCAGACAATTGCCATTCATTGATAAAGGATCTTTTGGATACCCCTTTGTGGAGATATTGTACATCAGAATCTTCTTTCGCAGACTTGCTGGCAACTCGGAGAATGTTTGATTCTGTAGATACTTCAATCTCCTTTCTTTTAAATCCAGCAAGAGCGACTTCAATTTCGAAGTTATTATTGTCATGTTTGATTAAATTGTAGGGCGGGTAATTTTTATTGTGATGTGTCATCGAATCCAATCGATGAAATACATCATCCAGACCTACAAAGTGGGGGGAGTAAATATCCCAAGTGAATTTAGTCATTGCTTTCTCCTTTATTTAAGCGAGTTTGAATTAGGATCTCATTTGAGCATCCGTAGCGTATGGGCGGTCATTGACCACGTACCCATCGCTAGTAATTATAGCAAGACATAAAAAAAGTGGGGTGATGCTGACCCCACTTTAAAGTTCGGATTACTGATCTTCTGTTTTCTTTCTTCCGATGTTGTACTTGGATTCAAGAGTCCATTCGTCTTTGTCCCTATACGAAAGAACTTTAATTTGATTCAGTGGTGCAACGTCTTCAATCTGCTCCTTGTTTGCGATTGAAATTAATCCCCAATCGGAAAGAAGTTGTGCAATGCGATTGCGTCTTTGAATATCATTCAAAGAAAGATTAGTTTGTTTCCCATCAAGAGCAAACAACTCTTTGAAGTGAACAATATAATACTTACCTTGTTTGTGTAAGATGTGACAGGATTGATAAAGTTTACGATCTTTTCTAGATGCAACTCCAATCCTCGTCAAAGTCTCACGGACTTTTAAAAAGTCATCTGGTTCGTTAAGAGAAACCTCAACCATATCGGATGGTTGCCATTCAATTCCAATTTCAGTAGTCATCTAGTTCCGCCTGTATCTAATAATTTTTTAATCTGTTGTAGTTCAGAATTAGTGAGAATTCTTAGAGCGGCAACTGCTTTACTATGGTTGTATCCATAATAACGTTTCACCAATTCAAGGTTCTCTACCGTATCTTTTTTTAACCAGGGACTAAAACGTTTCCTAGGTTTCAAACTATTTATATAAAAGTCATATTGCATCTTCTTGTCAAGATGATTATTGACATTCATCTCATTGGCAAACAAAACTGAGTCTGTAAAAGAAGACAAACATTTGTTCACAATAAAAGGCGGATATCCTTTGATAGCATCTGAATCTAGATCAAGAAGATTTTTCTTGGATTGATTGATGCTGTAAAGGTAATCGTTCAGTCGGTACGTCATTCCAGTGTCTTATAGCGTTAGCAACAATAGCAATATTAGTAATCATATAAGAGAAAAAAATAAGGGTGCGAATGATCGCAACCTTATCAGATTCTTTGTCACATCCAGACGCTTTCTCTCCAAGCGCCTTGCACCAAAGTCTCCACATCATTTAAACACAGCAGTAACAGAGACAACTTTGGCAGTAGGATTTCGTGCAAGAGCAGTCTCTTTTGCATCCTGATAGTTAACAGCTTCTACAATCTCATCGAAGAGACGACCGCCGACATAGAGTTGAACTTTAATTTTCATTTGCTAATACCGATGCGTAGTTGGTGAGTACGAGTTCCTTGCGGCTCGCTTGATCTGTATTATAGGACCCCACGGAGCGCATGGTGTATGTATGTGCAAATTCTCCAACTGTCCACCCCTGGAAACGCTGGGTCACGAGGTTGGAACTATTGTAGGAAACCAGTTGGGGACAAAGATAACGATCACAATCAGCAGCAAACTTATCGTGATCAAATCCTTTGTGCATTGATCCCTTACGCCCATAGAGGTTATCCTTAATGTCATAAGGAGGATCAAGATAAACAAATACTGATTTGTCATCTGTCAGCAACTCTTCGTATGACAAGTTTGTAATCTTCCAGTTAGCAATTAATTGCTGATACTCTGGCAGTCTTTCAATTCCTGCCATGGAAAAATTGGAATCGCTTGCTTGGGCGCTGAAGGACGATGATTCTGTAAGACCAGAAAAAGAGCACTTGTTAACAACATAAAAGCTAACGGCACGATGAAAAGGTTCGGTTTTTTTATCTTCATGACTAAGGTATTCTTTTGCTTGTGCGAAGAGAACTCTAGCAGAAGACTGATCGCAGTGTCGTTGCTTTAGTTGAACTAACTCATCTCTAAGTTTTTGTCCGTTATCTTGAATCTCTCTCCAAAAATATAAAGTGGTTCGTAAAGATCATTCACCCAAATATCTATCTTAGGATAACGCTTAGTTACCTCAAGTGCCATAGAACCGCCACCAAGAAATGGTTCACGAAATTCTTCGTAAGCAGATAGATCAGGCATGTATTGGAAGAGTTTGCTAGTTGCTCTACTCTTACCCCCTGGATATCGTAGCGGTGTCTTCAGTGATTTCAAAGTCTGGGGCATGATATTTGAGGTATTCACGAAAGGTCATTTTCATTTCCTTCTGTGTCATCCCACAATGGGCGGCAGCAGCAGGTAAGTTCATTGTAGCATGAAACAAAGCTTGGTTTGCTTCGTCAACATTTTCTGGAGTTGTCTTTTTATTAGTCATTGCTACTATCAACCAATTCTAGGTCTTCAATACAATCAACTCTTACTTCATGTGTATCAATTCTATACCAATGATTCTCAATACCAGTATCATCTGCATAGTATCCCAGATACTCAATTTCATCTGTTACATATTCACGCAACCATGCTTGAAGTCTATGGTGCATTAACTCAGCTTTACTAATCATTTAAATTCACATCCCATCATAACTTCTGTAAGACACGCCAACAAGTTAATTTCTTGGTCGGCAACAAAAGCAATTTGATACTGATACTTGGCAAGAATCAAAACTGCTTCTGGAATATATTTTGGTTTGATATTCTCATAAAGAAGATCATAAATTTTACGCATAACAATGTTTGGATCATTGTCAATATTTTCCACAACCCACTTTCGAACAGTTGTAAACTCTTTATTCTTAAGAGCAGAAAGAAGTTGATCAAGATTAATATCTGCAATATCAACCAGAACACCAGTATCGATCTTTCCTGTAGCAGCGTGACGTTGTGCCTCGTTAATCAAACGACGCCAATCGGGATAATAACGTTTGATAAGTTTTGCAATAATTTTGTCATCATAAACAATTTTATTGTCATCGAGGATACCTTTCAAACGAACAAAGAACTGACCTTGAAGAATCTGTTCTTGTTCTTTTTTGATTCGGAAGTCAATAACTGTGCATCGTGAATGCAAAGGTTCGATGATCTTGTTCTGAAAGTTACACGTAAAGATAAAGCGGCAGTTGCCATGAAACTCCTCTACAGCGGTTCTGAGCGAGAGTTGAACGTCATGAGTGGTGTTGTCTGCCTCGTCGATAATGACCACCTTGTGGGGCGCCCCAGAGGTCAATGAGACAGTCGTAGCGAACTGCCTCACTCGATTGCGTACCGTATCAAGGAAACGACCTTCATCGGATCCATTAATCACAATATACGATGCTCCAATTTGCTCGCAAACTGCTTTAGCAATAGTAGTTTTACCAACACCTGCAGAACCAGTAAGAAGTAGATTTGGAATCTCACCTTGTTCAACAAAAGCTTTGAAAGAGTTTTTAATAGAAGTAGGAAGAATACAATCATCCACGCTCTTAGGACGATATTGTTCTACCCACAGAAATTTTTTATCCATCAAGGTTCAAGTGCAATATAATAAGTAAGATCAAGATTGTTATGTTTCCATTCAGAAATAAGTGCTTTAGACACCTTCACCGAATAGTCTCCTGGAAGGAGTCTAATGTTTTCGATCTTGATTGTCAATTCGTATTCCCCAGTAGAATCTCCAACAACTTGCTGAGAGTAATCATTACTGGTATCATTTTCCTTATCACGTAGATTCAAAAAGATGCCTTCGGAAGAAGAGCAGAAAACTAGATCTGGAAGATTGTAAACTGCTGCTGCTTTTTGAATTCCTAGAAGGTCTTCTTGAGTGAGATTAAATTCAATGTCTGCACCAGGAAATCTTACATTTTTTTCAGGAGCAGATTTAAGAGTAATCTCTGGATCGGAAAAATAATACTTCGCTGAACGACCACGACCACGAATAGTAACATAGTTGTCGTTGTCAAACTCAAGTGTTGGATTTTCGAAAAGAGAAAGACCAGAAAGAAATTGATTTAGATCATAGATGCCAAATGTTCGAGGGAACGTTTCAACACATGTATATTGTGCAATTGCGTTCTCTCCAACACTAATTGTCTTCAACACATTTCCTTCTCGGATAAGGATAGAACTATTGATAGTAGAATAGTTCTTAAGAACTTGAAGTGTTTGGTTAGAAAGAATTACTTTACTCATTGATTATAGTCTTCACGATTTGCATTTTGATCATTGAAATGAAGGAGAAGCACAGCATAGTGCAGAACCTTCATGATGTCACGGCGGGCAGTGCCTTTCTTATCATATCGTGAAGCATATTTCAGGATGTTGCTACGACAGAAAGGTTCTCCATCACCACATGCTTCAATCAGATCAAGAGTTTGGATACCATCTTCTCCAGAAGAATAGTGTGGCGGTAGGTATCCATAATGTAGTTACGCAATTCCTCAAGAATAGCGTCTTCGTTGTATTTAAAATTCATCTCACTCCTCCCAAATCATTTTAATATTATCATGGTAGCATTCTTCTATCTTCCCGTCAAGGTCTTTAACAAAAAGTTTAAGACCTTGACCACCTATAATCTTCACGGTCTTGCCGCTCGTAAGAACGGCAAGGTGATTCACATATCCATGGAATTTAACGGAATTAAGATTCTTCATTTTCAGTTGTCTCGTCAGTAGATTCAACTTTGTCATCAATTTTATCGTATAGTTCCAGGAAAGACTGCTTAGTTTCATCATCAAAGCGATTCAAGCAAACTTTAATTGCCTTCAAACGATTATTCCAAATGGAATAGGCACGGATAATGTGGACCAAGCGGCGAGTAGAAATCACTTCATCGATACCACCATCCTTAAAAGTTTTGCGAATAATGTCTGCCCAGTTAGCGAGGTTCTCGCAGAACTCATCGTCAGTAACTTGAATATCGGCAGCTGCTTTTTTCAGAATAGTAGTCTCAACTTTAGTAGAAGGATATTCCTGTTCAAAGGTGAGAGCGAAACGCTCAAGGAATGCCTCATTCAGCACATTGGTGCCGATGAAACGACCATCATCGCTACCCTTACCTTTAGTATTTGCGGTAGCAATAATGTTGAAACCAGCAGCAGGTTCAACGTAACGACCAGTCTTCTTCAGGAAGATGCCCTTACCCTCAAGAATAGATTGGAGACAAAGGATCTTGTTAGAAGCAAGATCAACCTCATCCAGCAGCAGGATAGCACCACGCTCAAGTGCTTCAACTACAGGACCATTGTGCCATACAGTCTCACCATTCAGAAGACGGAAACCACCAATCAGGTCATCCTCGTCAGTCTCAATTGTAATGTTGACACGAATAAGTTCTCGCTTTAGAACAGCACATGCTTGCTCAACGGAGAAAGTTTTACCATTACCAGAAAGACCAGTAATGAAGACTGGGTAAAAGAGATTAGATTGGATGATTTTCTTTACATCAGAAAAATTTCCAAATGCAACATAGTTCTTATCTTTTTGAGGAATGAGATTAATATTGCTAGAAACCTGAACGGCAGGTTCAGCTGAAGCAGATTGATAAGATTGCTCCAACTTTTCATGGATAGTCAGATTCCAAGTACCACGCTTAACATAGAAGTCACGCAGACGCTTAGTAGCAGTGGCATAGGTAATCTCGAAGATACCACAAGCATCTTGAATCATGGCAGCGTTGATATCGTTGCCATAGTTGCTGGAGAGATATGAAGTCAGTTGTTCGGTAGTAACGTCGGACTTGCGGGGCATGGAGGTCATTTGCGTTGATGAAGTTATTATAGCGGTAAGGAAGGGGGATCAGATGTCCCCCTTGTGACAGTTTGGCAATTGGTTAGGCAATATGTTCAACGAAGGAAGTAAGGAGCTTTTTATTAGAAGACTTACTTCCAAGCATCTCTTTAAATGCTTTCGTGATCTCTGTTTTTTTAGCACCATCAGAAACATTGAAGGATGAATCTTTCTCTAGACTGCTGTTCGCAATCGCATAAAGTGCAGTGTAACTCTTTGGCATTGGAATAATGGCAGACTTGTTTTTCTTCCATTGCTTTTGAACTTCAGAATAAAGATTGGAGTCTGCATATGCATTCACAAAACTATAGAGGTTTCCTCCACTCATGATACGAAATCCAAGAACACTAACTTCTGGGAAGCGATCACGAATCTGCTGAATGAAGATATTTGTGCTTTGCTCCCATCCTTCAAATGGCACATAGAGGCGACCAGTTTTACGATCACGAAGACAAGTTTCGCCATCGATACGTCGAGCTCGAATAATCTCTTTATTTCCATCATCGGTATAAGAAACACGACCATAAGAAGATTGACACCCTTCGCCGTCAGTCAAAATACAAAGATTAACTTTTTGAATGTCATTCTGTTTTTTGAATTCTGGGATGATGTAATTCATCATAATGATCCCTTCATTGAGGGGAGTTCCAGACAATGCAAGACCAGGAGTATTAGTGTATTCAACATAGTTACGACCAGAAGCATATGCTTCGCGGAAGATATTGAGACACTGGCGCTCGTAATCCTTAGAGTTAGAACGAGAAGAAATAAAGTTCATCAAGTGAAAATAATTCTTCGCAAGATAAATCTCATTCTTTTTCAGATCACTATAATACTCCGTATAAGGATGATTACCTTTATTCTGAGCGTATCGAGCAGAACCATAGTCGTTGGTGAATGCATAGACCTCAAACGGGATCTGAACTTTCTTACAGAAAGCAGTAAGACTTAGGAGTTGTTTGACAGTTGCCAGAATCTGAGATGACATAGAGCCAGACCAATCAAGCAAAAAGATAAGACCATGATTTTTTCCATCGGGAACAACAGATACTTTTTTGAAGATGTCTTCGTTATATTTGTAAGTGTGAAGTTTTCCAGTATCAAGAACACCTGTCTTGGAGATAGAAGAACGAGCGTAAGCATCAGCAGACTTGCGACACTCAAACTCTTTCACAAGATAGTTCACTTCTTTCATAGAAGACTTGCGAAATTCACGATACTCCTTGTCTACATTATTGTATGCTTCTTCACGCTTATACCCAGACTCAATCCACTTATCACGATAAGTGTCAATCCAATTATGGATTTCTTTCCAATCAGCAACATGCTGCTCGAAGTTTACTCGCTCAGGAATTTCAACATAAACATGGTTTCGTGAGAACACGCTAGTGAACTTTTCTGCGGCACGATCAAAAGATTCTTGGGTCTTGGAAGATTCATCATCACGCTCTCCACCAGAATCGGATTGCTGTTCGTCAGAATGCTCACCACCTCCTTTAGGTTGGGCGGTTTGATTGCCAACGGAAGAACCTTCATTGGCATTCTCTCCCTCGTTGGCATTCTCATTGGCATTCTCTTGAGGAGTCTCTCCACTTTGAGTCATGCCTCCACCACCCTGAGCAGTTTGATCTAGATTAACATCAGCATCAATCGTTTCTTCTTCTTTCTCTTTCTTGCTGAAGTTATATACATCTACAGCGATCTGACAAACTTGATCAAAGGTTTCAGCGTCTTCTGTACGCTTGACGAACACTTGCTCGTCATCAGCAAAAGGAATAAGGGCACTCGCACCAACCTTGAAGTGAAGGTTGATACGATCAATTAGACTATACTCATTCAGATCATCATCACCGATGCCAAAGAAGTCTTGATCGTTCAGTTCTTTGTAACCACCAGCAAAAGACTTACGAAGACCAGGATACTTACGCTTCATCATCTTCTCGATGCGAGCATCTTCGATCACGTTAACAAAATCTTTCGGGCAAGAAGCAAAAACACGCCAGTCTTCATTAGGAGTGAAGAGAGCATGACCCACCTCATGACCCACCAGCATATCGTATACGACGCTAGAAGCGCGGTCCCAGTTCGGTAGGGTCAGCACACGGCGGTCTACGTCAAAAGACGCTGTAGGGACCTTGCGGTGCTCTACAATGAGGTTCTCGGTTGCTAGTAGGCGGGCGAGGTTGCCCTTGATCTCTTGGTTCATCTGGTGGTGTCTTTCGCTTGTGGAACAAGCATAGCAAAAGGGGCACCCCCTTGAGGGCACCCCTAGTCCAGTTTAGAAATTGTCTCTCGGACAACAGAATAGTTTTTGATTTTCTCTACATTGAAAGTTCTATCATACTTATCGTTCATCTGTTCTTTATGTGAAATGACAAAGACTGAGATATTATCATCGAAGCTTCGAAGAATCCATCCAAGATCACTACCACCTTGCTGATCAAGAGATCCATCAAAGATCTCATCTAGAATAAGGAGGTTAGTATCCACGCTATTCTTAAGCTTAGCAATAGAACGCCAAGTAAGCAGCAAAGCAATATCAATTCGAGCTTTCTCTCCCTCGCTGAAAGAAGCGTAAGAGAATTGATCTCTAAATCTTGATTTGATTGTTTCTTCAAAATTTTCATCCAATGTAAAATTAACATAGAAATCCATTCCCTGGAGATAATGATTAATTAGTTTGTTCATTATCGGAAGGTACTTCTTGATAATTCTAGTCTTAATTCCATTGTCCTTAAGCAATCCAGAAGCAACACTTAACATGTCTTTATCTTTTTTAGATTCAGACAACTGGAAACTTAGATCCTTTTTATTAGCAACTAACGTCTCTAGTTTTGTATACGCTTCTTTTTTATCCCCGCCACCAGACTCTAGTTCTTTGATTTCTTTTTCTACATCGTCAATAGATTTGCGAATAGATTTTATAGCATAATTGCATTGAGAAATTTTGTTATTGTTTTCGGTAATAGAACTTGAGATCTCATCCCATTTACAAAAACGCTTTTCTTCTTCCCCTATTGCTTCCATGAGATCATTATATCCTAGAGTCATCTCATCTAGTTTTGATTTGCCAGAAGAGATTTTATCTTCTCGAAATTGATCTGAAAGATCTTGAGTACACGTTGGACAGACTTGATTTTTCTCAAAGAACTCATGTTCTTTTTGACAGGTCTGCATTTTAGAACTCAGTTTAATAAGAAAAGTATTTAACTTTTTCAGTTTATCTGATGAGGAAGAATACTTTTTTATTTCTTCGTTCAGTTCTTCAATCTTTACATTAGTCTCATTAATAAGATTATGATGATTCAGTTCTTCATTTAAAAGTTCTGTGATTTTCTCATTTTTCTTATCAATGTCTGCCTTTTGCTTTTTATCTATTTCGAGAAGATAATTTTTTTGAAGATCAATTTTCTCTTTAAGAAGATCCAATTGATAATCAATTCCCTTGATCTCTTCGTTGTTCTCTCTTATCTTATCCTTCAGGAGAATATTCATTACAGAGAAAACTTGAATATCAAGAATGTCTTCAATAATTTCTCGTCGTTGAGCAACAGGAAGTCGCATGAATGGAACGAACGTCGATGAACCCAAGACTACAATTTGTGTAAAAGATTTATAGTTCATCTTGAGCACGTTCTGCTCAAAGTTTTTCTGTTGATCTACGAGAGTAGATTCTTGATTCCATAATTTTTCGTTGCAGTAGATCTCAAAAATACTTGGTTTAATGCCACGAATAACTTTAAACTCATTCTTACCAATGCTGAATTCAATCTCGGTTATACAATCTTTTTCGTTGATGCTATTGACTAGCATTGGTTTATTGATCTTACGGAATGGTTTCCCAAAAAGAGAAAATGTAAGAGCATCTAGAATGGTAGATTTTCCTGCTCCGTTATCTCCTACGATCAGATTTGTTTTTGTTTTTGTGATATCAATTTCCGTGAAGACATTGCCTGTTGATAGGAAATTCTTCCATCGAATTTTCTTGAACGTGATCATAAAATTACATTATCTGGTGGTATGAGCAGGTCATCTGCAGTAATTATAGCATACTTTTGATCTCTTTCTGTACATGCTGAAACGATAACATCTTCATCGATATCAAGTATTTCTAATGGGATTTCTCCATCATCAGACTGATCAGCAATCATAGAGTGGTAGCGTTCTGCATCATCGTACTCTTCAAATATGGGAATGATCTGTTCCCCAATATCATTAACCAGAGAAAATACACCAGTTTCATGACCTCGAAGAGTTAGAATATACATCACACTACTTCACAACTTTCAATATATAGAGACTTCATTAGATTCTTTAAGTCTGATTTACTTACGGACATTTCGACTTCATCGATGTATTCATTGAGTAGTGTCATCGTATCCTTTATCTCTATGTTCTCATCAATTTCTGTTGTATCATCTTCCAATAAAGTTTCCACAATTTTCAAATCATGGATACCAGAATCATATAATGATTCCATAACTTTTTCAAACTGATGATAATCAGTCTTTTCAACTACGACAAGTTTAACATACTTGTCTTTATATTGAGTGCCATCAAACTCGCTGTAATCATTCTCGATATCATTATAATAGATCTTCTCGAAAATTTCATATGGATTAAGTATGCGAGTCAACTTGTTTGACTTTGGTTCGTAAAGATGAAATCCTCTCTTATCTTTGTAATCATTCCAAAACATTTGATATGGATTTCCTAGATAAGTGATATTACCTTTTGTTGATTTGTGATGGAAGTGTCCAGAAAAAACTTGCTTGAAATTTTTAAAGATTATCGGATCCATTCCATGATCCATTGTCATTCCAGGAGTAACTACAAATCCGTTGAGTTCAAGGTGCCCCATGACGATTTCGGCATCTGTACTTTGCAGATGGTCCATCGTCTCTTGCTGATTCTCTTTGTTGATCCAGGGGAGCATACAAACTTTAACACCCTCGATATCAACAGTAGTGGGGTTAGCATAGATTGTAACATTATCATATTCTCCTAGGAGAAGTTCTGGGGAGTTAATCTTATTTGTGTTCTTGTAGTAAATGCAATGATTGCCCAGAATCATATGAAGTTTGATGCCCATTGAATGGAGACGATCAAAATAAGAACTGCGAACACGATTCCAAACATTAAAATCAATGTTCTTACGATTGTCGAACGTATCTCCGAGATCGATAACTGTTGATATCCCTCGTTCCTTAAGTGTCGAAAAAAAGACATCATCATAAAACTTCTCGAAATAATTCCAAAATGCTAGAGAACCTTTTCTCCCATCCAAGTGTTGATCAGTAATCAGGGCAATCGTCATAGTTTCCCTCCCACAACTCCATCGTATGTACGTGAATCTGACTCCCATCCATCTTGCTTGCCCTTAAGATAGAATCGTGTCGCGCTGATACAATTTTCCTTATTGAGTGAGGTGATAAGTCCCTCACCTTTCTTATCATAGCTAGTCCAAGTTCCAAATCGCTTTCTTTCGACTCGGAAACAATCATCAATCCAGAAGTCTTCTTCATTATTCATCGGTTCATACGAGTTTCAATGTTTTCCTTGATACTTCCCATATCGGAATATGACATATTCATTCCTGCCATATCACCCTCAAACTTTTCTGTGTACATAACTTCTTGGTGTCCAGATCTCTCTAGGATCTTACCTTTGATTTCAAGTTGCTTTTTTTCTTTTTGTATACGGCGGAGAAAAGCGTAGTAGATAATTTGCGTAAAATAGGCGAACGGGTTGGACGATTTTTCAGGATCAAAGTTATCAATGTACTGCAAGCAATTTTCAATACCATCACAGATCATGTCCTCACGGAACATGTAGTTGACGAAGTTAGGTTTGTAGGAAAGATGAGTTGCAATCTTCAAGAAACATTCACCAAGATAGTTGGTAACTCTTGGTCGTGGTCTTCCTTCCTTTTCTGCAAGTTGCACTCGCTTACGATACTCAACGATTGCCGTCAAGAAATCCTTGTTATTAACGTAGTATTCTTTATTTTTGGTTCTCGTCATATCGTAATGTCTTTTCTGTATAGAGTATAGAACGAAACCATGTGGATGTCAAGGGGCTTGACAAAACCTCAGAAACTCAGTACAATAACTCTGTCGGGGGTTCATGAGACATTAAGCTTTAATTACTTTAAGATCTTTTGAACAGAGATTCAAGATTCTTCTTGACTTCTTCTACTGATCCTATGTAACCATTATTTTTTAACTTATTAGGTTTTACATTAATATCATCAGAATCAGAACCAGATGAATCTAGATTATTAACATAAAAATTTTTTATTCTATCATCTAGTTCTGACATAGTAATTACTTGTTCCATTCTTATAATGAACATATCTTCATAAGAAGATCTTATCCATTCTTTTAATACAAAACCTTCTAATCTTTTACCATTCTTTTTTTGTGTATGAGATTCAACTAATAAAGGTTTCTCTACTAGTAATGAATCTTCTTCACTCATGTAAGAAACCTTTGCTATAATTTCTTCACCAGACTTTAATTTAATAGTTGAATAGAATTCTTCTTCCATTAGCGTAAATCTATCTTAATTTTTTCATATTTAAAATTCTCTTCTTGATAGATCTTTACTCTTTCATATAGATGTCTTAAAGTGTAATTCGATCTAGTGTCATTAGAGATGTCATCAGCAATATCATAAAGAGTCGCTATTTCTTTGCCCTCTCCTTTTCTAAGAACTCTTCCAATCGATTGGAGATTCCGAACACGAGATTTAGAAGGGCTAGCGAATATAATATTATGAAGACGCTTAATATTAATACCAGTTGAGAAAGTTCCATATGAAGCAATGATTACTGCGTTGTTTTCTTTCTCTGCAATTTGTCGGACTTCTTCACGATCGTCAACATCAACGGATCCGTGTACAAAAAATACTCTACGATTTTCTCCGACAACTTTATTTATCATCTCGTATAATGGTTCACCATGCTTCTCCACGTAGTTAAAAAGAACCAGTGTATTACCTTCAATATCTTTAACAAGATTTTTAATCAAGTTATTACGTTTCTTGCATGTAACTAAGTATTCCATTTCTGAATGATAATCTTCAAAGTATTGATACTCATGCTTACAAACAAGAATTTTTATACGAAGATTTGATAGATGACCTTTCTTAATTAGATCATCAGTCTTTGTAACTTTTTCACATGGTCCAAACAATCCTTCTAGAACCCATTTGTGAGTTTTACTTCCATCTAATGTTCCAGTAAAACCAAAACGATATTTAGCATTGTGAAGTTTAGTCATGATTCCTGTGAGGGATTTCGACTTAAATAAGTGTGCTTCATCACCGATAACACAGTCAATGTCGTCAAAATATCTCTTGGGAAATTTGTAAATAGATTGCCAGGTGGATATGATGACAGGTTTATCTGTATTCTTATCTTTGCCCGAATAAATCGTATGACAGAATTGATCTGCATTCCATCCATAATCTTTAAAGTCCTTTACCATCTGCTCAACTAGTGATGTTGTTGGAACAATAAGCAGAATTTTTTTATTTGTGGCAGCGTAATATCTGACAATACTATAAATCATCAGTGATTTACCTGATCCAGTTGGAGACAGGAATAAACCTCTGTTATCTTTCAGTGCTTTGTAGACAGTTGCGTATTGATAATCTCTTGGTTGAATTTTTGTGATACCATCCATGAAGACTTTGATACCTGCAGGAGAAACAAAGTTATTGCTTTCTTTTACTTCTCCATACCAATCATTGCCTTGGTATGTAATTTGATATTTCCTCTCACTCGCCCAAGTTTGAAGATGATTGATCAGACCTCCGTATAGTTCTCCAGTGCCAGGAGAATAAAGTCTGATCATTCCATCCCAATACTTATACCTAGGTTGTCTCTTTAGAAACTTTGCCTCTGGTAATTCAAACGAGAAGTAATCTGATAGCTCATAATGCACATGAGGTTCGGACTGGATAGTGACGTAAACCTCGTTCTTCTTTTTTACAATTATATCGGACATTAGTTTCCATTAATAAATCTCTCCCATTCAATCGCATTCTTCACATGATAGTTTCTCTGTGAGATCATTTTGAGAACGTTGTCCAGATAAAAAAGTACCTGATCAATGAACTTGATCTTTGCTTCGATATTAATAAGGTCCTCATCTGAATCTAGATAGACCTTCATCTTTTCTGAGGTTTTGATGCTGTTACCAAATGGTTTTTCAGCATAAACGCGAGCATCTGCTTCACCTCCATAATACTCACGCTTCTCTCTAATAAGTTTTCTTGCCTCAAATTCCAGAGACGTTTTAATCTGTGAAAGATCGGTGTAATGGTTTAAGTATTTATTATGTTGAAAAGGGATCTCAATTGAGATCTTTCCGAGATCTGATGTGTATTGTTTGTTTCGGAATTCAATGTCGATATAACTATCTTCTGCCCACTCTTTTTTAATTTTTTCAAAACGATTATGTAGATTTTCAAATTTCATATTTTAAATGACCTATCTCTAATAGTATAGTTAGTGTACTTGAAAACGACCTGAGCTGTGAAATATTCTTGATCTGTCTGTGTAGCATCAAACGTTAGACCAGATAAACTATATGGAAATAAACGCTCAAAGTCGATAATATGATTTACATTATAATTGGAAGTTGTGATATGTAATTGACCATTTGAGAATTCTATCTCATCTGGACTATGATTTTCTGCACCACCATTCTTTCTGATCCAATCGTGTATAGACTTGTAGTTTACGAGGTCCTCATCGACGATAAACTGCAGTCTGAGGTCATCGTAGGTAACACCCCCTCCAGGCGTCACAGGGAAGTTCCTGAAGCGTGTAGGCACCTCTGTGATGGGCATATTGATCTCTGGTATCTCTGCGCTTTGGCAGAAAAAATCTACCCCCTCAAAGAGTTCCAGTTTCATCTGGAATCCTAAAGGAGATAGATAGTTTCTATTTTTTGGTTGTTCTTTGTACCAACTAGCAGGCATAACATCAGCTTCCCAAGCACCTACTATTTATTGGATGTGATCTCGTTCAGTTTTCCATTCGGTATACATTTTCATAACCCAAGGATCTACTTCTGGCAAATCCATTTTGGATAAAGTTTCCATGTAACCTTGACTTATAGCATAATCGCAAAACTCATATACGTTAGCGTAAATTGTTTTTCCACATCTACAGAAAGATGACAGCAGAAAGTTTCTTGCTTGAAAGTGTTTGTCACTCCTTCTCCAATCGTTTTTTGATGCCATAGTCCTCATCCTCCGTTTCGTATAAGGGGCATGGTTCTTCAAATAATATATCTGCTTTCATTCTAGCGACACGTTTTAATAATAATTTAAATTCTTTATCTGGAATACTCATTTAACATATCCAATACTTTATTTAACGCTTCGTGGTATCCATCACACCAGTCTTTAGTTTTGTGTTGTTGTTCTCCATTGTAGAGAGAATTTTTTAATCTGTGTACACGATACATTAAATCATTTTTTGTCACTGAACTTCTTGGCATATATCTTTCAATTCTACAATATGTATCAACAAAAAAGGGTGCCTTTCGGCACCCTCGTAAAGATATGTGACTAGATCACATAAGGTTGGTAACTTGTACTCTTCTATAGTACATGTTAGCGTTAGGGGTGAGAGCCTCACCATCTGGAGTACCATTGTACAAACCATTGGTTGTAACGAATGGGTTCGATACCATGCCGTAACGAGTCTTGAAGCCAATCTTGGGCTGGAAGGTGTTAGGATCGATCGAACGAACCATCTGGAGGGGAACATATGGGCAGTAGAATAGACCTGCATCATATGGGGAAGTGCCCTTATAACCGATAACATAGTAGTGCTTATCGGAAAGGTTAGCAGCATAAGGATCAACGAAGACCTTAATGCGACCATTGATGGTTCCAACTGCGAGGTTACCAGTGTCATCAACTTCACCGATGGAAGGACCACCAGCGCCGTTTAGACCTGAAGAGTAGTCGAGAACTCCTGCCATTGCAAGTGCTGAAGCAACGTCAGCAGAGCAGATTAGGAAGTTACCCTTGCCTCTACGAGTCTCTTGTGCGATTGCGTTAGCATCACGCTCAACTTGGAATAGAAGACCCTTGAACTTTTCAACAGACCAACGACCATTTGAATCAACATCAAGGTCGAAGATGCCAGCGTTAGCAACGTTGTTCTGAGCACCTTTCTTGGCAACTGTGTACACTCTACGTACAACTTCGCGGTTGATCTCAGCAAGAACTTCACTCGAAAGAATGTTAGCAAGCTCTTGCTCAGCATCAAGACCATGAATTGCCTTGAGGTCTTGTGCGAGTTCTAGGGTGTACTCAGCCTTGAGTGCTCTTGACTGAGCGGTTACCGAGGTCTTCTCGATGCTGAATGACATCTCACGGAAGAGACGATTCGCTTCGCCCATACGCTCAAGATCTTCACGAGGCATCTTGGAACCTACTTCATAGGTGCCAGGAGCAGCGTCGTTAAGAAGAGCAGGGTTGTTACCTTCGGAATCACCACCAACACCAGCACCAGTACGAACAGCGTAATCGCCTTGGCTAGCATCGTAACCACCAGTGAATCCAGTGTCAGGCTCGTTGAAGAGTGCCTCTTCGCCAGCTTGATTCTCGTAGCGTGAACGCATTGCGAAGATAAGTCCAGTAGGACCGCTCATTGGTTGTACACCGCAAACGTCATATGCCATGAGGTTAGGCATAGCACGACGAACTAGGCTGATTAGAACAGGGTCGAAACCAGCAAGACCACCAGTGTTAGCTGAACCAAGTGCTGAACCTGCAGGAGCAATGGTTCCAGCGCCGAGGCTATTTACAGCAACTTCGTTTAGCATTCCACGCTCTTCACGTAGGAATCTTTCTTGGTTTTCCAGGAGTACAGAGGTAACTGCTCTCTTGTAGCGGTCTCCAATTGCAGGAGCTTCGCCGTGATTAAGAACAGGTGACCACTTTTCCTGGAGATGTTCTGCGTTAAACATTATTGTCTCCGTTGTTTGTGTTAGGAAATTGGGATATAATTATTTAGAAAATCACTGATTCCAGCGTGCCATTGCATGAAGATAAGCCGCCATTGCTGGCGATACTTCATCGGACTCTACTGGAGTTTGGTCAGCAACTTCTGCCTTTGGAGCACCTTCTTTAGGGAAGTATGACTCCTTGATTGTAGTTAGTTTCTTGCAGAATTCTTCTTCGGAAACAAACTCAACACCTTCGGCAAGTGATGCTAATTTATCTTTTTGAGTGTCAGCTAGATCTTCTGAAACAATGTTCAGAATAACTTTTTTTGATGACTCATTAAGACGATTCTGAAGTTCAATATTGCGCTCAATCTGTTCGTTAAGACGCTCCTCCATCTTACAAAGATCTTCAGTCATTCCTTCGACGACATCAACTTTTTCGTCGGGGATATTAATATAATGCTCTTCAAATAGATTCTTGAGACCTACAATGAAGTCTTCCGTAATCTCATTCTTGATGCCACGATCAATAGCAACTTGATTTTCTTCGAGCCACTTATTGATAGCGTAATTGAGGGTGCCATTGACCTCCTCAGCAAGTTCCTTCTTAGAAGTTTCAACTTGCTCAGCGAGACGTGCTTCAAAAGACTCCTCAAGTTTTGTCCACTCTTCGGAGAGTTTTGATCTAACAGCAGCCTCAAAGATTGTTGTTGCTTTTTCTTTGAACTCTTCCGAAAGATCGGTTCCTTCTGTCAGCGCAGCAACATCAGCTGACATATCTACTTCCTCAAACTTAGGTTTGATTGGATAGGTTACATGACCACCCTCTTTAGTTCCGTATGCAATTTCGCTACCAAACTTAGGAGCGGTGCCATTAGGAAGATCGGTGTTCGATGCTCCACGATTTGGTTCACCCGAAATGCCACCAGAGATAGGAGCAGCTGCTTTTGCACCAGGATTCTCATCGCCATCCTCATCGTGCTCGTGAGGAGTTGTTGTTACGCTGTTGACTTCTGCAGGTGCTTTCTGACCGATAGCGATTCCTGGTTGGAGAGGAGCAGCGTGACCTGTAGCTCCTTCGCCAGCAGATGCCTTAGCATTAACGGCGGTGTTTGATTGTCCAGAGGCAGCTTGATCACCAGGGAGCACAGCAGCTGTTACTGTTGGCATAGGATCTTGACCAGCCTCAGAAATGACAGCAGCGTGCTCACTAGCAAACTCCTCAAACTTTTCGTTTAACATATCTGACATTTGAGTTTCCCCGTGTTCGTTTATTTTATCTATAGTTTATTTATTAATTTAGTAAATTAAAGACCTGAGATGAAACGCTCAAATGCCTTGAGTGTTCTCTCTTCTAGATTGATCCTGGTTGCAGTATCAATCGATTTTTTGATTTCATGAATGTGCTTTTCCTTGAGAATTCCATTATCCCAAACCCATTCTTTACCTTCCATAATTCCATTTACAAATGCATCTGGTGCGGAAGGATCTGCTACAATATCTGCAGCAGTTGCTAGCATAAAATCATCCATTACATATGAAACATCTTCCCTGCGGTCAATGCTTCCCATACCTCTAGAAGAAACTCCAAGTCTTACACCTTCGTCTAAAAGAGACTTAGCGATGTTTCCCATTGGAGTATCAAGAATTCTCGCTTTACCAATAAAGTTTGATCCTTCAGATCTTAAAGATGTGATTCTATGAGAAACGCGATCTAGATTTACTGTTGGACCATCTGGATGTCCAAGTTCACCTAGAGCACGACCTTTAGAAACATACTCTTCATTGTAACGACTTACCTCTTTCTCTAGTACAGATAAAGGATAAATTCGTCCATTGCGATTCTTGATTTCAGACTGCAAGAAAACACCTTCGATATAAAGGTGCTTCTTACCATTTTTTTCTTCGGTAAGAATCTGAATATCTTCGATGTTTTCTGTGATGAGTTTCATTCTTCTTCTTGAGTTTCTGTTGGTTCGTCAAAAAATGTATTGGCAACTACTTTTTTATAGTCGTCAATTGCTTGTGATGCTTTACCAAATAAAATGTCATTAATTTTATCTAGAGCATCTCCTCTCTTTTTATCACTAATAAAATTCACAATATCTAATACTTCAGAATCCATAGTTAATTATTGAACTATAAGATTATTTATTAGATTGAGATTTTGATTGTTGTGATGGAGGGGGTTTTGGTGCGGAATTCAATTTTTTAATTTCTCTTTCCGCAGCAAGATCATCCTGAGCTGCTTGAAGTTCTGGAGCAAATGCTTGATTTTGCTTTTCCATATCATCAAGCATATTTACTTGAATAGGATCGATTGCCAATCCAGATTCAATGTCAGACTTCATTTGCTTATCAATTTCTTTGAATTCATTTTCAGTTTGCATGAGAATCTTACGACGGATATATTCTGTAGAAAAATACTTTCCAACAAATGGATCCATCTGTGTAGCAAGATTGACACGCTGCAATTGCATTTCTTGCTCTTTTAATTCATTGAAATGATTATCAAATAGGAAGTCATATTGAATATGCTCTTCCATATCATCCCAATCTTCTGGGGTAATAATGCCCTTTAGGATTAGTTGCGTCTTGAGAATATCGTGAAAAAGTTGTGCAAAACGTTTGCGAAGGCGTCCAATGAACTTCGTGAATTTGAGTTCATCTCGAAGGATCTCCGTGGACTTACCAAGATTAAATGCTTTGTTGTCATCCGTAAGGCGGGAAGGTGGTAGGTTGAGTGAGTTGTAAAGTTTCTTTTTGAAATACTCAACATCCTTGAGTTCACCAAGGTTCTGACCGCCTGGAAGTGTAGTGATCTCAGTTCCTCTACCACCTTCACGGCGAGGTAACCAGAAATCTTCCAGCATAGACATATGCTTTTTATCATCACGAATCTCTCCTGTTTGACCATCGTAAACAAGCTTGTTTCTGTAACGTGACATTACATCACGCAAGTATTGTTCTGCCTTTACCTTTGGTAGATTACCAACATCAATATAGAAAATTCTACGCTCGGGAGCACGAGATAAACGATAGATAACAAGTGAGTCCTCGATCATTCTTAGTTGATTGAGAGACTTGATTGCCTTATGGAGAAAGCTTAATGTCATCTTTTTGTTTAGATCCATCAAACCAGAAGTTGATTGCGCGATAGCATCCGACGCAATTTTAATACCTTCTTGGTTTGACCAATCCATCGAACCAGTAACCATTGGGATGTTACCTGCAAATCCTTTTGGATTGTAAATATAATATTCGATGAAATCTCCGTAATCATATTGAAGAGCAGTTCCCTTTTCTATTTCCTTTCTATTGGGATCTACGTCTTTTAATTTTTGCCTAACTTTTCTAATCTTTAGAGAATCGATGTATCTTAATTCTAAGATACCTTTCTTTGGATTATCTAAGTCAATTACTTTGTGGTAATGTGATCTGCCATCAACATACCAGTTTCTGATAATTTCATGTGCGTTGACATTAAAGTTCATCATACGAAGAATTCTATTGAATTCATCGCGAATTTTTTTCTTTACACCAGATCCAATTTCTAAGTTTTGAAGATCAACTTCTACGGGTTTATCGTCGCCATCATTAACAACAAACTCATTCACGATTTCGTCTATGGCACTATCCACTTCTGGGTGGAGAGACATATCACGATATCTACGAATGAGTTCGTATTCGTTTCTTGAATTTTGTCCACCAGATGTATCAACATAAGTACCAAAATATCCGCCAGCAACAGTACTGACGGATGCTTCATCATTTGGAGGGACAGGGGATTGACCTTTCTGTCCCTCTTTTTCATTTATTAAAAAACCAAAGAGTTGACTCATAGTAATATAGTAGACCTAACCTATAGATCTATTTATCAGTTCTCTACTAGGCGCTGATCACCGATTCCCGACTTGACTCCAGATACTCCATTTTGTGTAGTACCAGATTCAACCTTCCAGTATGAGTATTGGAACTCAACTGTGAATTCCTCGATCTGATCGTTGCTGTCATATGCAACATCAATTTGAGAAACATTAGTTGGGAATCCGTAGTAGAGAACATACTCTCTAAGAACTTCACCCGACTCACTTCCATTCTTCTCAAGTTGCTTAACCTTGAGATTTCTGGCATAACCAGAGTCTAGACTTGGAGTGAATAGAGGAGCGTTGTTGGTTTCGTGAGTGTTGATTTGCTCTAACCATTGCTCGAAGTATCCACGGATCTTCATTTCCTTATCATTAACAAAGGTTGCAGTCCAAGTATCGAAGGTGCGATCACCAGCGATCTTAACTGTTCTTCCACGGAAAGGAACTTCGATAACGCCTAAGTTTGATGCTGGCAGTGCCGCAGACTTACATAGCAAATTAATCATGTCTGCATCACCTGATGCGCCAGGTACTTCGTTTGGGAAAACGATATCAACCATAAACATGTTGGGCTTTACGCCCTGTCCCACCATATCGATAAAATTGCTTAATCTTGTTGCCATTGTTCTTTAACCTCTCGTTGGGATTTGCTATGATAGAATCAGCGACCTACGACTTCGGAGAAAGTAACTCCAGTCTTTGTCGCAGTGAATGTGATTGTAATAAAGTTAATTGAGCGTGTTGGTTTTACATAAACTTCAGCAACAAACTCATTTCTATCAATGATATCAGGGGTGTTGTTTGACTCATCACAAATAACTAGGTAATCAGTAACGCCTCTGCGTGCCTGAACCTCCGAGAGGTAGGAATTCAGTGCGCTAGAAAAACCTGCTCTTGTAGTAGCATCGTTCTGCTCAAACAGAACACCCTCAGCAAGTCTGCGTGCTCTCTTCTCAAGATTGAGGAAGAGACGACGAACGTTAATTCTATCGAATGCAGAAGGAGCAGCAAGGGCAGTCTTATCACCAAATAGGGTGATTCCTTGACCTCTTAGTGAAACAACGGGGTTGATTCTATTCTGATAGAGTTCATCTCTATCTGCCTTGTTTGGATTATATGCAAGTTTAACTGCGTTGAGAATACCACCACGATTTAGACCAGCAGGTGAATACCAGTCATCAAGTTGATTGGATGTCTGAACACATAGACCAGCTACATCTCCGTTGCAAGGAATGTAACGATACTTATCAGTAAAACGATCATAAACGTACTTATAACCGCTATCGAATACAGCATATGATGTTGATGTTAGATCACTGAAGAATGCGATTGTATTCTCTTTTTGTTGTGCGCTGCTTAGAGCAACGTTTCCAGTAGATGCAATTTGATTTCCTTTGTGTGGAGAAACAAATGCCAGAGCATCTTTTCTAGAAGCAGCAATTGCAATTACTTTAGTTGCTTTTGATTTGGTGTCTGCTTCATCTGCCATTGATCCGCCCATTAGAACGAAGTCGATTTCAGTTTCTTCTGTATCTAGGAATAGATCCATAGCAGCGCCAAACTCACCAGCATCATATGCAAAGTCATCGTTACCTCCAGCAAGGTTTACCCAATAACCAGTGGTTCTTGAGAATGCAGTTCCAGCATCTGCTAGAACTTGATCTGATGATTGACCCCATGCCTCTCCAGAAGCAGCAATTTGAACTGCAGCATCATTACCATGATAGAGATATGCAGATTGCTCATTAATTACATTCTTGTAATAGATGTTTGCATTCTCTTCACTTCTAGCGTCAGAAAGTTTTGAAAGATAAGTTAGTCTTTCTACGATTGTATTTGCTGTACCTGTTAGCTCTCCAGTTGTATCGATAACTGCGAAGTGAACTTGGTCATCAGTGATACCATTATCGGTAGCAAACTGAGAAGTTCCAGGACGAGGACCGATATCACCTAGTTTGATTCCAGTGGAACCAATTTCGGTGTTTAAGTACCAATCTTTTAGTTCGGTGATAGCAATAGTTCCATCGGAAAGAGTTGCTACGGTTACGAGAATATCTGTACCATCACCAGTTGCAGCACTAGCAATAGTTAGAGTCTCGCCCTGATTGTAACCAGTGCCAGGATTTGCTAGGGTTACAACTACAGATCCTCCAACACCACCACCTGCATCAGCAACAACAACATTAAATGTTGCACCAGTACCAGTTCCGCCAGATGCAGGAACGTTTGAATAAGTTCCAGGAGTTCTTCCTACTTCAGTTGTTGAGTTATCAGTGAAGGAACCAATCAAACCTTGCTCTGGTGTATCTAGAAGATACTGAGAAGTTAAAGTTCCTGATGCCGTAATTGTTGCTGTATTTGTTGCTGAATCGTAACTTAAGATTTCTCCAGTAACAAGAGTTCCGCTATATGAGAACAAAAGTTGAGTGCCAACTGCTGTATCTGTTGGTGTTGCAGCAAAGGTTACGATATAATCAGCACCTCTATCAACAAGAACACCCATTAGGGAATTGCCCCAGGAACCAGCAGTTCTTGCGACAAAAACTTCTCCGTTTCCAGATCCAGCATCCCAGCTTTCTCTATTCTTAACTAGAACTCCAGCAGATCCAGTAGTTGCATTTAAAACTCCTGTAGTTTCTGCTCTTACTACAGCGAGTCTTCCGCCATAGTTTAAAAACTCGGATGCAACCATCCAGTCTTCTGCATTATCTTCCTTTGGTTCCCCAAAGACAGATACTAATTCTTTCTGTGTATTGATGTTTACAATATCACCGATTGGTCCCTTAGCGAAAGTTGATGCATGTGCAGCACGAATCTGCAGAGCACCAGTCACGACAGCATTGGTAAGGTCACGCTCTTTGATTAAAATTCCAGGCGAGACTTGACTTGCCATGTTTTTCTCCTGTAGCTTCCAAATTTAATCTAAAATTATTTATTATTTTCTACTCTTCAACTGGGGAAACAATACATGAACACACTACCAATCGGGATATATGTCATCTGTGTAATTTTTTCCTAACTTTCTCTTATCAACAATTCTCTTTATAGTACACAATTTGCATTCGTAAGCATATGCAGATGCTAAAGTTCCTCTATCTTTTCTTGTGAGGTAAAAGTCATCCAAAAGACTCTTTCTTTTTCCACAAGTTTTACAGACCCTTTCTTTGAACAATAAGTGCTCTAATTTAAACTGATCGTTTAAATCCATTAGTAATTCCACATATAACCTACATTTTCCTGTGTATCTCCATACCAAATAGTTCCATCACTAACAAATCCTTCTTCTCCTTCCAGACCCGTTGTAATAAATCCGAAGGGCGCCATGTCTTGCTCAATCTGATTTTTTTGTTCATCATAAATTCTTTGGCGGATATCATTATCCGTCATTTCTTTGAAGTAATCTTGCTGAACTAACCACGCAAATATAACCATGCACATTACAAGGTCATCATGGAAACCTTCATCAGCTTCAAAAGACTGCTTTTTTTGAATGAATGTGGTAAGCTCATTGATAATATCATAATCATTGAATATCAACTTGTCTTCTTCAACAATTGTTTTGAGATTAGCACATCCCACTTTTTTAACAGTGATACTCATCTTCACGCCAAGTTGAGTTTTAGATCCAGAGAATCCTTGACCAACTAATTGACCAGCACGACCCCTCATAGCACACATGAGAACATTTGGGTATTCGAGATCGTAGTTAAGAATAGATGCTACTTGATCTCCAATGTCATTTACTTCGCATAAAACCCATGCATTATTATATGATCGAGCAAGATCATTAATAATATTGGGGAACAGCATTGGTTTAATTTCATTGTTTCTATATTTTCCTACCACTTTATAAGGAACTGTTGTGATGTCAAAAATAATAAATGCTGAATAGTCTCCTCCGATTCCACGACTCACATCAACAGTCATTAAGTATTCTGATTTTTCTTTTGGTTCTTCGTAAATATCTAAACCTTTATTTCTCTTTATAGGATCATTAAAAACTAGTGCTTTTAATTTAGATGCTGCAATAAGAGTATCAACAGAACCCAGGAATTCACATTCAAACTCTTGGGTAAACTGACGCTCAGAAGTATTTTTAATTGTTTCTTCTTTCCACTTCTCATCACGCCCAGGAACTTGAGACCAATGCACTTCGTGGAAAGTATAACCATTCCTGCCGTTGGTGGCATCTACCCACATCTTATAGAAATGATTCATACCCTGAGGGGTAGAGATAATAATTACTTTCGTGCTTTTACCAGAAGTAATAGTAGGATAAACAGATGCAAAGAAGGAATCTGCGATATGGTTTGGAACGAAAGCGAACTCATCGAGAAAGATGATATTGAATGACATGCCTCGGACAGCACTTGCAGACGTAGAAGCAGCCAGAATCTTTGATCCATTTTCTAATTCAATATTACCTTTGTTCCAAACAACTACACCCTGTTGAATCCATTTGGGCAAGTTCTCATATGCTGTTGCTAATCTAGCAAGAAGATCCCTCGCTGTTGACGCTTTGTTTGCTAGAATACCAATGTTAACGTTATCATTAAAAATGAGATAATGCAAAAGATAAGACACAACAGTTGTAGATTTTCCAGTCTGTCTTGGTAGCTTTGCAATATTAAATCTGTTCTTGTGGAACTTCATGATAAGTTCTTCCTGGAAGTCCCACATTTTAAATGGCACCAGACCTTCATCAAGTGAAACGATTTTCACATAGTTCTTTGTGAAATATACTGGATCATTAGCGCACTTAATCCATTCTTTAACTTGTTCTTTTGTAAAATCAATCTTGACATTTGCTTTCTTTAGAAGCGGATTGCCAAGATAAATCTGATCAGATGCCATTATAAACTAAGTTACTAGTTATTATTTATTCTGAAGGGTGGTCATTTTCCAATTCTGTTAATCTCTTTTCCCACGTCACACCACCTTCTTGACCTCTACATGGATTGATGCATGTATCATCGCCTAATTTATTACACACCAATCCAGCGAGATCTAATTCATTTCCTTTTTTATTTGTTCCAGTCCAGTAATGCTGTCCATCAATCCACATAGCACTACATTTAGGACATGTCTTTGTTTCCATTTTGGTATTCCTCTATAAACTTATCAAAATTCTGAGTGTCTTTTACGAGTTGACGTTTTAAATTCCAACCCATCCACTTCATTTGAATTTTGATTAATGCGTAGCGGAACTGCATATCAATATAAGCAACTATCTTTATTGTTTCTTCGTATCCTGCGTATGCAAAAAGAAACAAAATAGTAATTAGAATAAAATAAGAAGAATACATTGAGGCAGTCTCACTAAGACCATTATAGTCTATGTAGGAAAATTTTCTGTAACATAATGATACGTTTTATTAAGATGTATCATTATATACTTAATAATGTTATCAACCGCCAACAATTGCTACTTCATCAACATAAATTTCAAGACCATTGTTGGTATCACCTTGAGCAGATATTTTACCAGATCTTGATAACGTAGCAGAACCAGTGAATGCTGCTAAAGCAGAGCAGTTGGCAGTGATGGTAGCAGTGTTTCCTGATACAGCACTAATCAAAGCATGGGAAATCTGTGTGTTATATCCAGCAACAGAAGATCCAGTAAGAGTTACGTAGTCACCAACTTCAAATGGTTGACCATTTCCCTCAAATGTCACAACACAAGGATTCGCTGCTGTAATAGAAACAACTTTTGCTTTCTTTGGTCCATGAAGACCTTTAACAATAACTTCATGATTAGCTAAAATATGACCAGCATCTACATCAGTGCTGGCATTTGGATTACCATTGATTGAAAAATGTGCTGATGTAGATGCTGCGTTAGAAACTCTATAAATTCCAGTTTTAATTATGTGACCAGGAGTAGTAACAACATCATCTGAATTATCGGTAAGATCATCAACATGCTGAACGATTTTGAATACGGTCATTAGTCTTCTGCTTTATTTTTATTTATTTCTTTAAGCATTTTTTGTAGATCTGCTGTGCTACCCACAAATAAATTGTTTGTTGTGTTATTAGTTTCTTTTTTAGTAGGAGCATCTAAGTTCTTCATTTTCTGCTGCAAATCAATTAATTTATCAGCAACGTCTGCAACCTGCTTCATGGCGTTCACAGCGACTTCATACGCTCTGGGGTGCCCAGACTCCTGAGCAACCTCTAAGGCGCCGTCTAGCGCCTCCTGGCCCTTGCTCAGCAAGGCATACAATTCACCTCTAGTAAATTCGTAATCTTTTTGTTGATCTGACTTATCTTCCTTCTTTACTGGAAGTGGTGGTTTCTCTACATCGGTAGATTCAACTTCAATATCAAAAATTTCTTCCATGTTCTTTTCAAAGTTATTCTTCATAAGAATTCAATTCCTTCGTTAAATCCAAAATCATCGGTTGCGATTACTAAAGCATCATCGGCGGAATCAATAACACCATCATTATTTTTATCCTCAAGTGCCTTTGGAGTGTAAGTTACTTTCGTCAATCTAGATGGTACAGCATCATTAATACCTTCATAAACGATTGCTTTCTTAATAACACTCGCTTGATCATAAGGTCCATATAGATATGTTTTAGATGTGAATGATAATGTCCAGTTGATAAATCTCCTTTCCAGAAAGTCATCATCCCATGCATCATCATACTGAACACTATTCAAGATAATAGCTACATCACGCTTTTCATTCATATCAGGAATCATATTCAAAGTGATATTGAATACAGGTTGAAAATATGGTAGAATCTGTTCTAGAATTTGCAGACCATCATCCTGTGACTTGGCAATGATTCCTAATTCAAATTCGATGTTATATGGAACAGGTACATATTGTTCTTTAACTTGTGTTCCGTCATCCTGAATAATAGTTCTATATTTTTGAATCGGGGAAGTTTTACGCTGAGCATCATAATTTATTCCCGTCATCTCAAAATAGAGACGTGGTAATGTAATAGCAATCTTTCTATCTACATCTGGATTTTGTTCCAGTCTAGTTAGAAACTTTGATTTAGGTCCATATGCTAGAGGAACTTTTTCTTCCTCCAGTACATCACCTGTGCTTGGATCTTTTTTAACCAAAGAAATATTGTTAAAAAGAGTACCAAACCCAATGATATTTTTTCTAATAATTTCGTTATAAAAATGTGGACCTAGCATTAGATACTACCTGTAAAGTTTCCATACTCACCAAATGGATTAGATTCACTCCAATCAATAATGGTGTCTGCAGTGCTCTCGATCTCTCTATTTTGATCGTATTCGCTGTTGGTATTATTTAGAGTGTCGAAGGAATCTACAACCCAAACAGATCCACTATCATTACCAGTTACAGACTCGCCCTCTTCGAATGTTCCAGTTCTGTTGATGACCTGAAGAATTCTTGATGAACTATCCCATGACTTAACCTCAGCCTCAGTACCTGAAATACCACCAGTAACGATCTCACCCAGATCAAAATCACCAGTTCCTCCAATAGAAAGTGCTATTGCAATAGCACTGCTGAATAAAGTTTCGAGTTCATCAATTTCTTCAACACCTGTTGAAATATTATCACTACCATACTCATAGATTTCAGCTGTCATGATATAAAAATAATTCTTACCTAATTGATAGAATGGATCTTCTCTTTCTACGAATTTGATTTCATAGATATCTTGAGTTAACGGAAAGTAAAGTAGATCACCTTCATTTGGTCTGCCATTAACATTCAAATCATAGTTAACTGCTTCTTCATCCCATCTTCTTTGAGACACGATAAATCTAACTTCATCAGTAATTCTCAATCCAAATTTACTAATAAATTCTGAGGGAGAACCAAAACCCTCTACGTTTTGAAGAAGCATTTCTACTTGAAATTGCCTTTCAAATTTATTGTAGATTACATCATCTAGAGTATTATCTCTAAGAATAGTTCTTGGTAAGTAATAGATATCAGTACCGAACAATTTAATTTGTTCGTCTACGAGATCCTGAACGAGATTTTGCTCTCCAGAATATCCGCTATAGTAACTTGGAAAGTAAGGACTAGTAGGCATCTTATCCGATCATATCCATTGGTGGTAGTGAATAATCTGTCATCATTCTTGATTCCAGTTCTCTCACTTCATTGTTACCATCTTCCCAGATTTGACGACCATTTAATGTTATTCCACCTGGAAGTTGAACTGAATTATACTTAATTAAGTTTTGTCCCCACTGCCTTTTCAATAAAGCAGTAGCATATCTCTTAACAAAACTATCATCATAGACTTGAGTAAAATCATCGGGATTCAGATAACGATAACAATCGATAAGCAAATATTGATCTTCAACTATTCTACTTGTATCAATGTCAATGTAAAGTCTATCTTGTCTTTTATTGAAACGATACTCAATTAAAGAACCAGTGTTGATAATCATATCAATTGTTTCAAAATGCTGTTTAATCATATAATAATTTGTAAGATCAAAATTACCGAAACTAAATGCAGAACCTGTGGAAAAAGAAAACAGATCCATCAAGTAGTATTGGTTGCTAAGACCAAATAAATTATTTCTCAGAAAATTGGAAGATACCCCAAACACTTTGGAAATTCCGATAACAGCATCTGGAACTTGAATGTAATTATTTCTGTTCTCCCAGTCGTCGTTATTTGGTGCAGTTGTTAATTGATCAGATGAAGTAAAACGTGTAACATCATCAGCAGTAAACTGATGCTTTAAATACATTCTTTCAATGCCATCGAAATGGTACTCATGATAGTATTGAATCGCCTGATCAATAATATCATCATCCTGTGCAGAGTCAGTATTGATCTGCAGAACAGGAGCACCTAATTGACGTTTACAATAATCAATTAACTCTTGTTTTGATGATGGCTTTGCCATTTAATTAGATACTAAAAATCCCTACCTGTATTTATCAGATAGGGATTTATGATTATTCTGCTGCGGTTTCTTCCGCTGCTTCTTCTGGTGGGTTGAGGAGAAGAAGAGTTTCTAAACCACCTTGTAGTTTGAGTTTATACTCTCTTGCTTTTTCTAGGTTTGCTGTTAGTTCTGCAATTTGCTTTTCTGTAGTAGCAAGTTGCTCTTCAAAGTTCTTTTTTAGTTGTTCAGTGTCCATGTAGTTTGTATAGAATGATGTGACGAATTATTTATAACCCGTATCTTCCTTTCAGTGCATTGAAATTATCTTTAATAATAGTTTTAGTTATTTTTCTAGAATAGAATTTTGCGTGACTAATTTTTCCATCTAAATTTAATAACGCACCAGTATTTTCTCCTGGACCATTAAAATCACATCCAATTGTTATGAAAGAATTTACTTCATTATATGAAATAGTACTTCCAGTTGTGGTAGCCAAAAATTCTTTAAATTCTCCATTAATGTACATATAATGTCCCGCTAAAGTAGTTACAGTATAACTAATATTTTGACCAGAACTAGTTGGAGCAGCACTTAATGTTAGAGTATTATTAGATGTATTAATAGATACTATTGTAGTGCCACTTGGTATCGCTGATCCACTAATAGGAGATCCGACATAAAAATTATCAAGACTTCCTTCTGTTATTGTAACTATAGTGCTATTTCCAACATGATTTCCTTTAATTACTGATGTTGTATTAGTTCCTAAAAATGAGTATACATAATGATACCAAGTGTTAGTGGAAAATGTGGTTGCTGTGTGTGACATTTCTGTTAATGTACCACCAATATTTACTCCTCCTCTCCATTGACCAGAACTTACATATAAAGCAAATGCATTATTTGAAGAAATGCCATATTGTTGTGCAATTAAAACAAAAGTATTTGTATTAGAATTGAACCAAGATTCTAGAGTTAAAGAATTCTCTGGTTGTGTTTGTGGCGTCGATGGAACTAAAGCGTAGTTTGTTCCTCCTAATTCAAAATATCCGTTATTTAGAGAAGACCAAGTTGGATTTGATACAAAAGTAGCATGATTTGTGGAAGAATAATCATACCATCTAATACCTGTTTCTGGATATGAATCTTTATTTGTAGCATCAAAAGAAAAAATACCAGGCAAGAAAGGTGCTTCTTCAAAATCAAACAACTTTCTAAATTTCCTCCAAATATCTCCGTCAAACAATTCAAACCATTCTATATCAGTATTCCATCTAATAGATCCTTTTTGCGGTGTCCCAACAAATGTTGATGTTGTTCTAGGAAATTGCATATGACTAGATGTCCTACTTTGATCAAGGTTAACATCTATCTCCAAAGTACCATTTTTTGCTTCAAATGATTCTACATTTAATATGCTGGCCATTTTAGATATACCTGTACGATAAAGAATTGTAATTATTTAATACTTCTGTAGCACCATGGGATCTTTCATAAGATATAAACATACCCATATTTCCAGCAAATAAATTAATATAATTTGTTCCATCAAATTTTCCACCAATAGTTACATATTCTGCTAATGATAAATTTGGATTTGAATTTGCAATATTGCCAATATTTTGACCATCGATATAAATGTTTACATTTTGACCTGTAGATCCATAATCTCTCGCAACACAAAGATAATGCCAATTATTATCGTTATATGAAACAGATCCTATAGATGATCCTGTAACACTACTATCATTATAATATATACCATTTCCACTTGGATTTACGCCAATATTAATAAGATCATTGAAAGAAGCATCTTGAATTGAAAATAATTGTTTTTGATCTTGTGCAGATCCATAATTGTTGGTTGAATCTGATTTAAACCAAAAACAAAAAGTAAATCCATTTCCAGATGGTAAGTATAACGAAGCTAATTCTTTAGAAACTTGTGCGTAATTACTAGTACCATTAAAAATTATAGATCCCTTATTTGCTGAATCATATGCAAATCCATTTACTAGTGTTGCAAGAAGATTGAAATATTTTGATGAGTTTGGCCAACCTTCTCCGTTTGGAACATACAGGGGATCATTGACATCCAGATATAGTAATAAACCAGCTTTTGAATAATAATTATAATCTGATTCAACAAGAACACTTCTCCAGGAATTATCATAGTCTTCCTGAGTTGGCAACTCTTCTTCAGTTCCTATGTAATATTCTAACAATTCGGTATCCGTATTCCATCTCAATTGACCAACAATAGGAATTTCGGATCTCTCATCTTTAGTGCCAGATGGTACATTAATATAATAAGAAACGCCAGAAGCATCAAAGATCGTATTGTTTGTCAACAACAGGGATCCTTCGCCAATAGAGTTTGTTAACTTAGAAAAAATTAATTTTGATGCCATTTTATGGTTTTGCGTTTGTTGAAACTAGATAATTTGGGCCAGAATTATAAGTATAGTTGGCCAAGTCATTATAAAATGTATTCGCTGTCTCATTGTTCCAATTATCCCAATCTCCATTATTAATAGTTCTGGAACCATAACCTCCCAAAAATCCATATAAAGCATAGTCGCCATTTGGTTCTCCAAATGTTGTATTTCTCAACCACCATCTGCCTCCGTCTGGAACTCTCCAGTCTGGAGCACCAGACGGATAGAACCTTGGATCTCTCATAACTCTAGAAGTATAGTTTCCACCGCCATTCCCAGCAGATGTAGTTCTATAAACTGCTCCAACAAACGATGAGAAATACACGCCAATATTTTGCCCTAAAACATCCCTACAGAATTTAATCATAGATTCATAATGTTGGGGAGATCTTGGATAAATTAGATCTAATCCTAATGGAGTTCCGCTATTTTCTCCTCCACCAGATCCAGGAACATTTACTCTATTCACAACAATGCCATTTGTAATTGGGTAATAATCATACCCACCACCTTCGGTTTCCATATCCACATACATTTCAATAGGTTCTGGCATATTTTGGGATTTAATGAGATAGAATCCACTTGGAAGACTTGGATTTAATTGCTTCAATTGATATCCAGATTCTGGAATTCTTCCAGTAGATGCAGCTGGATTTGTAGTATCAACAATAGGAATCCACGTATTTAAAGTTGTATAAACTTTTATTTCTTTTGTAGTAGTGTCAAATCTCGTAGCACCAGACGCCGAAGGTGCTGATGGTGTATTTTCTTGACTAGTAGTTCCTTGTGGTAAAATTAATCCAGACTTAGTACTGGACAAATCTAAAATATCAGTATTAACTACTGATATTTTACCAGAAGAACTATTGATTCTATCTACTCTTACTTCTGACATAGTTATGATTTAAGAAATTAACCAACTTGAATTTTCGCCAATAGTAACAACGGCATCATTGATAATAAAAATTTCACCAATACTGATTCCGTTTGTATTATCTCCGAGCGAAGTATCTTCATCAATTGTATTTAGTGCAGTTTTAATTACTCCAAATTTATCAGCCCACTGAGGTTTATCATTAACATATAAAATGCCAGTCATTCCAATATCACCATTAGAACCATCGGCAGTTCCTACATCTAATGTGTATGCTGGATCTGCTTTGTTAATACCAATCTTAGATAGTCTATAAGCATCAAGTTCATTGGTAGCAATAGTCCATCTTGAAGTGATAAATGGTTCATTATTTTGATAAAGAGTTCCATTAAAGTTAACATTGCCTTCAATGTTTAGTTGATAATTTACTCTTTCGCCAGTTAGTGTGCTAGAGAATACCGATGTTCCAATACCAACTTGACCATCAAGAATATCATTAATTGTAACCAGAATATTAGCACCACCGCCAAAGTTTGAACCTGCTAATTGAATCTGATCACCGATTGCATAAAAATCTCCAGGATTATTAACAACAATAGTTGGTAAACCATTTGCATTTGTTGTTACATCGAATGTAGCTCCAGAACCAGAACCAATAATATTAGTTCCAGAAACTGCAGTCCAAGATCCCTGAGGAGTTCTTGATGGATCATCAATACCATTATGTGATAGTGTAATTACTCCACCTCCACCTTTTACTACAAGAGCAGGAGATGTAAATGTAGTTCCTCCATTTTGAGTAGATGGAGTGATTTCAAAAAGACTATTGCCGTCAATCTGGTTACCAACTCTAAAGTTTCTATAAGTTTGAGCACCTCTAAACGAAATTGCAACGCCACTATTATCAGCAGCATTATCAAGCACAATGCCATCACTAATTCTTACATTACCAGAAACATCTAATCTATAAGCATCATCAGCAATTCGATTAATACCAACTCTACCATTAGTAGATTTAATTGTTAAGTGATTGGCATCTGCTCCAACACTATCAGAAGAACTAAAAGTAATATTTTTGTTCTTAGCCCAAGTTTTGAATGCGTCATCATCGACATTATATTCTTGGAATACAATATCAGTATCATCTGAAGATCTTCTGAAAATAATTTGAGGTGCAGTTCCCTCAAGCATTAAATTACCATCATTGCCAACATGCAGTGATGCTGCTGGAGTGCTTTGTGAAACTCCAACTCTATTTGTGGTTGAATTAACAAATAGAGTTCCACTATCAACATTTAAGTTTCCTGATAATGTTGCGTTGCCAGTAACTCCTAATGTTCCGCCAACTGATAGATTACTTCCAGTGCCACTCAAAGTGAGTGAACCAGACATAGTATCACCAGTCTTCAGAACGTTTTCTGATGCAGCACCTGTAATATCTGCTGTAATATTATTTGCCGCAAAATTGCCATCATCATCTCTAATTACAGCTAGACCATCAGCACCTGTGTTATAATTATTACTTCCATTGAATCCAGGATCGAACGTAATATTGCCAGCGTTCCAAACAAGACTTCCATTAATTGTAAATGCATCTGGATCAAGAACTCTAATATCAATCGAACCACCAGATTCTGTTCCATTTCCACCAGAAGCAATAATAGCTGAATCATATGTGGAAGTGCTTGTTAATCCAGAATTGAAATATATTGATGGAGAAGTAGATTGATTGTCTTTTCTTCCAAGCGAAAGTCTTGCTGTTCCTGCGGCACTTTCTAACTTAGCAACTTCAAATGTTCCGCCAGAATCTAAACTAAAGTTGCTTACATTAGCAGTTTCTTGAGCGGTTCCAATTGTTACAACACTTTCAATATTACCAGCAGCGTTAAAGTTACCAGTTAAAATGCTATAATTATTTGTAGAGTCATTAGGATCACTAACAATTTGATTATTAGTAATTAAAAGAGTGCCAATACCTTGCGAGTTTGAATTGTAAAGATTAACTGTAGTTCCAGGTGCAAATGTAGCACTAGTTAATAATTGACCAGCAAAATAGAACTTGTATCTTGGTAAGAGGTTATACGAAGAAATTGAAATGGAAGTATTGAAAACTTTCTGACTCATATAATCAGGAAGCTGTCTATCTCCTACTTCACCTGTACGTAGATTAAATGCATTTTGATACCATTCTTTTACTTGATCTCCAAGTCTTAAAGCGTTTGGTCCTTCGCCGTTTCCTGCAGTATAGTCATTCAACGATGTCCAAACTTTTGCCCAAGTTCCGAAGCTGGTAGATCCTCCACCAGAACCACGGATCCACATATTATCATTATCAGTAAAACCAAGTTGTCTAACACCACTTCCAGTAGCACCAGAACCAGATGTTCTGATACTTAGTACAATATTTGTATTTCCACCATCATTTAAAGCATTAGCAGAGTTATTTCTGGTATCGGCAATAACACCGCCGACATATGATGAGGGAGCTGGATCAGACGTTGGGTTTGTTGTAGTTGTTGCTAGTCTTAAAGTATTACCTGAAGATCCAGAAACACTAATATTATATGTTCCAGAAAGTCTATCTGGTGATAAAGTACCAGCACTTAAGTTTGATGCATTCAAGTAGAATGAACCCTGCACACCATCTAGAAGGTCAGCATCGAGACCACTATCTGCTCCAGTTTTTAGAATAACTGAACCATTGCCTGCTGTTCCGATATTGAATTGAGATTTTAAGAATCTTGCAACACCAATTGAACCATATGGGTCAGCAGAAATAGTTTGGTCGGTAACTCTAGCAACGTCAATAGATGTATTTGCATACATTCTATTAACTGTTGAAATTTTAGCGGCAAGAATTAAACCAGATCCACTTCCGATAATAGTTGGGTTTGGAGTTACATTAAAATCACTGGTATAATTAATACCACCATCTGTTACGGTAACTTCAGTTACTGATCCATTCTCTACAATGATATTAGCTTTAAGACCAGTTCCAGAACCACCACTTATAGTAATATCAAAGTATTGATTATTTGAATAACCATTACCACCATTGACAATAACAATATTGTCAACAAAATTTCCTCTAGTAAAATTAGAATCTAATCTAATTGGCGAAGCACCTCTTTCAAATTCTAAAATAGTTCCAGAGGCAAGATTTCCGTCAAGTGGTTCACTAATTTCAATAGTGGTTGTTCCCCCAGTTGTTAAAACTGAAGATACTGTAGTATCTTCAGGAATTCCGTCAATATTGTCAATAATTGCGTGACCTCTAAGAATATCAGAATTCGTTGAGAAAACTAGTGTTTGTGATCCTTGGGAAGCTGCAGTGATTAGTCTTGCAAAGTAACGAGATTCAGCACCTTTAATAGATTGAACCGTTAACGCATATGCCTGATCACCTCTCAAGAATGTAAATGAGTTAGCAGCATCCGAGTTATTTGCGAGTCTCGTGCTAGAAATAACACCAGATGTAATATCAGATGCTGCAATTTGATTGGATGAAAGTGATACCCAGTTTGTAGATAAAGAAGCAGATGTATTAATAACTCTACTCAAGTTGATTACATCAGCTGGAACATCACTAGATTCTATGGCATCTTGATCATCAATTTTGATATTATTAACAATATTTCCATAAAGTCTACTTTCTAGTAGTGCCGTACCAGAAGCTGCAGTACCAGCGCCAGGAGGTTGTGAGAATGTTACTGTTGGTTGTGTAGTATATCCTTTACCACCAAACAATCCATTGAATTCAATGATTTCAACTGTAACTACCTGACCACTAGCAATTGTTGCGACTGCTTTTGCTTCTACCGCACCCAATGCTGGGTTGCCACCTGTAATTGTTAATGTGGGTGGAGTTACATATCCAGAACCAGGATCTGTAATAACGATTTGATAAACAACACCAGATCTGTATTCAGTTGCTTGAATTTGACCTCCACTTAGATCACCTGTGAAAATATCACCAATTGTGAATGTATAATTTGGATTTGGTGGGAATGCTACGAATAGACTTGAGTTATCATTGTTGAGAATAAATGATGTGTTAGTATCTTGCTGGATAGCAATATCTCCAGCAAGTGCTCCCTCGATAGCAAGACGAGCATCTTCATCAGCAACTGTATAAACCTCAAAAGGTCTCAATGCAGGAATTTGGTCTACTGAGATCTTACCGCTATCAGTAAGTTCTACAAGTGCTCTTGGAACCGCATTTGTAGAATAAGGTTTGTTAATGTAAGGACCAAGATTATTTGTAATATAATCTCTAACTGCTTTCTGTGTTGGAATCTTGCTGTCGGAAGAATTCGCACCACCTAGAGTATTGGAAGCGTCGAATCCAGTAACAACAACATCACCGCCCTTTAGTTTGAGGAATTCAACTTCGGAAATTGTAACAGTACCTGTGAAGGTAATGGCACCAGTTCTGTTTTCAATCTTAGCAAAAGTACCAACTTTAAAGTCACCTAGTTCATCAGTACCAGAACTATAAACCCTACCATAATCTTCAGAAACTTGTTCGTTTGCATCAATCTTAGTTCCTCCATTTTCTGGAAGAGCATTATAATCAGTTCCAGATCCAACATATTCCCATGTATGAGATGATGAGTTAACAATTGATGGTCTGTGTAGACGAATGGTTTTTCCTAAGAATTCTCCGAGAGATGTAGAGACAGCAGTATCATCACTTTCTCTAATGTAAGATGTTGCATCTCCAGATCCATTGTCAAGTGTTACGATAGCAGTGAATGGTGGTCCAACTGTGACATCGCCAACCGCATCAATAAAGAATTCAATATCTGGATTAGCATTTCTGTATCCATCAATATTGACAATATAATGCTCTAGTGGTTCTCTTCCTAGACCATCGATAGTAAAAATAGTTCTTCCAGTTGGTGTAGTAGAAACGTTAGTAATAGTACCAACATCGAATGGATATGCTTCTTCTCTAAATCCAATTGCTCTAAGAGCGAAAATACCAAAGTTAGATGCTGAGTTTGTAACCGAAGCGTATCCACCACTTTCCGCTAAAATACCATCAGCAGCAAATAGAACGAATACAGAAACTAACTGAATATAACCATCATTAGTAATTTTATAACCAGTACCTCCAAAAGTAATAATGGTGAAGGCAGCGGCAACCATTGACTTACCCTGGTTGGGGAAAGATGCCGAACCATCTAGTTCTAGACCAGGGAATGGGCAGTTTGGTTGCTGCACCTTAGATCCATCAACTTCTGCTCCACCACCACCGAGGAATGAAATAACCGATGCATTCTGTGTATATGGTGATGCTTCGATAAAAGGTAAATCATCATAATCAGCTCTAATTGTTACTCTCTTCTGATTTAAATCATAAATTGTACTAGTAGCAAATTGTAGAATATTTGTAGTATCGAATAGAGTTCCTGTGGTTACTGCAATATCTCCAGGACTTACAGTTCCATCTAAAGTATCAATTAAAATATTGAACTCAGTATCAATACTATTTTTTACATCATTACATCTTGGTAGAGTGGGGTCAGTTGTAATTGTATTATCTGTATACTTAGGAATAATTGTATAGAATGGTTCATATTCTGCACCTGTTCCATCAGTACCAGTCTTCCAATTTCTCATTGCAAGAATTGAAAGTTCTCTTAGTTTTTCAAATGCAAATAATGTTGGAGATAGTTCTTCTTGAGAAATGCCAGTTAGTTCTGATCCAGAGAAGTAAGCATTTGCAGCTGTTACAATACCAACGTTTCCATCAAGGGTTAAATCTCTTCTTAATGCTCCAAGAACAAATCTGCTATCTCTAGCACAGACATTTTCTCCAGCGGCATAAATGTCTTCTGCAACTGAAGGAAGACTATTTAAATTGCCATTAGTTACAGCAGTTGTAATGATAGAAATTAAACTATCGATATTACTTTGTACATTAGCGCAAGATGCTGGATCTTGGTTGTCACCAGTAATTGGATCTGCGGTAATAGTTAAATCTTTCTCATACAATCCATTCACAATCGCCAGTTTCATAAATTCTGCAGCTGCATTAAATGCAGTCACAGATTCTGCTTCTTCGCCAATAAGACCATTTGAAATAGGTAAACCATCGGACGTGAAGTAATATTCTGTTGCTAGAATAATATTTTTGTTTCCTCCATTATATAAATCATTGGCAACAGCTTTGATAACATAACCAATATCCCTACGGCACTTAAATTCACCAGACTGATAGAATCCAATAGTTTCCAAAGGAAGAGATGTAGTGCTTCCAGCACCAATAGCAGTAGTAACAACAGATGATAAGGTATCAATTAAAGTTTGAACATTGGCACAAGATGCTGGATCTTGGTTGTCGCCAGTAGCAGGATCTGCAGTTAAAGTTAAATCTTTTACATATAAATTATTTGTAATAGCAAGTTTCATAACGTCTCTTGCTTTTTCAAATGCAGTAATTGATTCTGCTTCTTCTCCCACTAGACCATTTGAAATTGGATCGCCAGCACCATCAAAATATTCTAGTACAAATTTTCTGGAGTACTTGTTTGATTCTAAGAATACATCCAGTGAAATTGCATCAACGAAGTAACCAATATCTCTACGACACTTTAATTCATTATCTTGATAGAATCCAAGATTTTCTGCTGGTAATGATGATGTGTCGCCATTTGTGATAGTTGTATTAACAATTGAAACTAAGTTATCAACTAACGTTTGAACATTAGCACACGAATTTGGATCTGTATTACTTCCTGTTACGGGATCTGCAGTAACTGTTAAATCCTTAATTGATAACTGATTAGTTAAAGCATCCTTCATCAACTCTCTTGCTTGAGTGAATGCATAAACCGATTCAGTTTCTTCGCCAACAAGACCATTCGAAATAGGATTTCCAGCATTATCAAAATACATCAATGCAAACTTTCTGGAATAAGTATTCCCTTCAAGGAATACATCAAGAGAGATAGCATCAACAAAATAACCCAAATCTCTCTTACACTTTGTTTCTGTTAGTGCAATACCAGGGTAAATCGCAACAGTATTATTCCAAGCAGTATCTACTATCTCACCTTTGTTCTGTTGAATTAGACGATATGCATCATTATATCTGCTGTGTTCGTCGGATGCTGGATCGCCAGGGAATACAAAATCTGGATGATCAATAGCTATTTCTGCTAAAGCACGATCTTGAATTTCTGCTTTGTTCTGTTGAATTAAACGATAAGCATCATTATATCTGCTGTGAGAATCTGAAGCAGGATCTCCAGGGAAATAGAAGTCTGGGTGATCAATAGCAATTTGAGCAAGAGATCTATCTTGAATCTCATCGATATTTGCATAGATTAAATTTCTTGCATCTTTAAATCTATATCCATCAGGATCAGTTCCTGGATAATTAAAATCTGGGAATGCAGTTGAAACAGAACCAATGACTTCTTCAATAATTAATTCTTGGTTTCTTGCAATTAAATAAGAAGCGTCCAGATATCTGTCTTGAGCATCATTTGAAATGATATCAACATACAAATAACCAAGTGTATCAATAGCCTGAGTTACGTTAGAACATGCTACACCATCAGTTAAAAGAGTATCTTCAATAACTGTTGGGTCTCTATAATATCCTAAAACACTATATTTTGCTGTATATAAAGGTTCCGAATATGCGCCAGACCCAGTATGCCAATTTCTGATTGCTAAGATAGCAAGTCTTCTGGCAATATCAAATGCTCTAATTGTTTCTGTAATTTCATTGGGGATATATCCAATTTGTGTTCCTTGAATATATCTTTCTGCTGCTTCGATAATGTGGTTGTTACTTCCATATTCAAGGTCCATGATGATAGCATTCAGGAAGTGACCAATATCTCTTCTGCACTTTGCTTGGTCAGGAACACTTAATCCCTTGAATTCATCTAAAACTTGTAAGTAAGTTTCATCCTTAATGAATTCTACATTATTTCTAATTAAATTACACGCATCTTGATATCTTCTTGCAACAAATTCTGCGATATCAAATTTGTTGGGTGAGTTTAGTAATGTTAATGTTACATATTTACTGAAGGATGATACAGATGCGGTAATTGGTGGTTCATAATTTGAAATATTATAATCTGCAGTTTTCTTTGCTACTACAAATCTTCTAGATCTACCATCAGCATCTCTAATTACTTTGTATACTCTTTGCTTACCTTCTAAAAATTCTAAACCTGGACCTAGATTAGAAAGAAGAACTTCTTGACCTTCTTTGAACTCGTGTGTATTCTGTCTACCAACAAGAGCACTGGTGTAAAATACAATACCTCCGCCAGCATCCCCCTCGGTATCTACGTATCCAAATCCTCCAGCATAAGTTTCTGGATCATCTTGGAGAGAAAAATCAATACGTGTAATTGGCAAAGATGATACAAGATCTTCGCCAACGTCAGTAACTTCTCCTTCCGCTCTAACGGAAACAAGATCAGTAGAAACAAATGAATATGCTACAGCATTTTCACCTTCTCCGATGGTATACTCAAAAGTTTCACCAGCATTGAAACCACCACTTGTTACGATCGCAATAACAAAACCAGTGACATAGGCATTTGGACCTGTTGTTGTATCAAATGTGACAGAATTTACTACGCCTTCCGCGCCAGTGTTTAAACCAACTAGACTCGTGCCAGCAACTAATTGGTTCAGACCCGTATTATTCTGGAAAGGAACACGAATTCTATCGGCACCAAAAATTTGGTGTCCAATTGGAAAATCTCTTTCAAAATCTCCTCCAACGTTTTGATCGTAGTAAATACGTTGCTTGTCATCGAAGACCATGGCAAAGTCCCATGTTGCCACAGGATCTCCGTTCGAATCAACTTGATCTCGGAATACTAGACCAGTTAGATAATTTTTATCCCCAAACTTGAACATGTGTTTGCGGGGATTTGCTGGTCTTACAATAACCAGACGAAGGTTATCACCAACAATCGAGCAATCTGCTGGAATTGAGATTGGGTTATCTTCTACATAATCACCACCAGAGATGATTAGTGTTTCTTTAACTCCCTTGGTTTGTGATGCAATCTGTGCTGCTTTTTTAATAGTTCTTACTGGCGCAACAGCAGAACGACCATCGTTATTATCATCACCAATTTGCTCGGAAACATATATACGACCACCAACGTCATTAGTTGCTAGGTTCAGAACATATTCAGTAGTAGCAATCTTATCTGATCTATCACCTAACTTAGGTGTAATTGATCTTGGGAAAAGACCTTCATCTGGAGTTTCATTGTAAAATGGTAAAGATTCGTCGTCAACTCTAAAACCAATATGCTTAAATTGAACTGTGCCATGAGTCACTACACCATCAGTATGCTCAGGATACAATAATTCCGTGCTTCCTTCTCTTAAACCAGTGATACCAGAATTTAGAGTTTCGTAGATATTATTTCCATAGAACCTATATTGACCTTGCTGGATGAAGACATTGGGAACATACTGCTGACCAGTAGAATTTGCCCAAGTTTTTAGATTCGGTGCTCGATAATTTACATCAGGTGTAACAAAATTGTCAACATCCAGATTTAAAATTCTTGCAGTATCCGAGATGATAGAGGTCGAAGTCCTAATAGCACCTGTAATATCCAATTCAAAATCAATACTATCAAGTCTTATGCTGGCAGTAGCACCAGCACCGCCACCACCAGCAATACTTACTTGCGGGATAGTTTCATATCCATCACCAGGATTGTCTAAAACGATAGCAACAACACGACCAGAAGAAATAATTGCTGTAGCTAGAGCTTGTATAAATGGTGCTGTAGTTGGTGGACCAATCGTAATATTAGGAACTTCAGTATAACCAGAACCTTCTGTATTAACGAGAATTTGTTCAACCTTTCTTCCAGTTCTATTAATTCCAACACGAGGAAGACCTGTATCAGGATCCAACTGAGTACGTATAATCTCTTTCTCTAAAGATCCTTCTCCTGCCCTGATAGTTAAATTAGTAGTTCCTACTAGTTTTGTACTAGAAGCTCTAATTTCTTCTCTATCGGAATTAAATTGAAAACTCATTTTGCCCTATTACGTTTGGAGTCTTATCCTGATATATTTATCAAGTATTTACCAAGAAACACTAATAATTTCAGATGATGCAAACCATTTAATAGTTGATGAAGTACCAGCACGAGTAGTGGAATAACTGAAACGATTTGCCGCTCCAGAATCAAATGTTGTTACAGTCCAAGTTTCTCCTGATGGAATACTATCTTTTATGATTGTTCTAAAAGTCGATAAAACCTGAACATCTCCTGCAGCAGAACATGTAACAACACTTTCTAGTTTGAGAGAATAATTGCCACCTCCAGTATTGTTAACTCCAACAATATAAGTATTAATAAAATTTATAGTTGAAGATTGTAATGATATCTGAGTTCCTAAATTATCAATTGCTAAAATAGATGTATTGAGTCCTTTTAAAATATAATTAGTTCTCTTGCCATCACCAAAAAATCTATTTTTGATTTCTAAAGTATTGAGATTTCTAGCATCTTTATTTTCTGTAATTACAACATCTTTATTGACAGAAAATCCACCAACTGAATCATATTTTTTAATTTCGTTTGCCATGTTACTTCTTGATTATGGTTTTATGGACAACAATATTAATTATGTCATTGGCACTATTATTTTGGTTTGCAGTAAATGTTGCTCTAACTTCATTGCCAGCAGTAAAATCAAAAGATGTTTGAATCAGTTTAACTGATGTTGTAATATTTCCATATTCTGTGTAGAATATATCAGTTCCTTTATGACAAATATTGAAATCAATTACTTCTCTCTCATCCTTTGTGGTATTATCAACAATAATAGTCATCCTAGCTGCTCTATGAACAGAAGGATCATAAATGATATCAGATCCAGTATCTACAACATTTTTTTCTAAATCTATAACAAATGTTGATATAATAGAATCAGATAATTCAAAGTATTTTAAAGTGCTATCTAGAATATTTATTTTCGATTCAGATCCAAGAGCAAACCCAGTATTAACAGAAATTTCTCCATTCGAAGTAAGTGACAATAAATTATCAACATTTAAACCAACTGATAAATTAATATCTAAGGAATCTTTAATAGATGATAAAATAGTTGAAGTTCCAGTATTATCAATCGATAAACTCAAATTATCAAAGTTTACAACCGATGCATTTAAATTGAGGGTATCTGTTGTAGACGATGTGATATTGTCGGTGCTAACAAAATCTAGACCGCCCGAAGATAATTGTAATGTATTGTTGTCATCATTATAGAAGTATAAAATATTTTCATTAGATCCTGCAGATGTTTCTGGAATAATATAAGTGTTGCCATCAACATCTCTAACACCACCCAAAGAAGACCAGTTAGAACCATCATAACCTTCGTATTGGGAGATAGAAGTATTGAATCTAACAGATCCAATTACAGCAGCACCCCTTTGATTATTATCTCCTACTGGTAAAACAAGTGAAGAATTTGAATCAACAAAAACTTTTTTACCTACAGATGGTTTTATGTTAATATCATTAAGTTTTGATGATATTTGATTATTTTGCAAAACCAACTCATCACTAATCACAAGGGGAGTAGTTCCATCTGGTCCAATTCTAACCTCAGATATTTCTTCAAATGTTAATGTTGATATTGATAAAGCACTCCATAGTAATGTTGCTGATCCATTTATTGCGATACCTGTAGTATGAATAGGTGGATTTGCGGATCCAGCGGTGGTTCCAGCAATTGTTACTTCGTAGATGTTATTTTTGTGCTTTAAATATTGTCCAACACTTACTGGCGTATTAGCTCTCCATTCTGTGTAAGAAGGAGCAGACATATTTTCAGATCGTATTCTTTTGGTTGATCTGAAATCGAAATAAGTATTATTTAATCTAGCAGTATTTAATCCATTATTATAAAAATATAAAGTATTATCGTTGGATCCAACAGAAGCTTCTGCTATGATATATGTGTTTCCATCAACATCTCTAACGCCACCTAAAGAAGACCAACTAGCCGCCGTAGCATTGTAACCTTCATATTGTTGTGTATCAGTATTAAATCTAATTGCTCCTGTTTCTACTACCGCTGCTTGAGGTCTTTGATTATTTGTTCCCACTGGGATAACCAAAGCAGTGGTTGCATTTACCTTAGCAGTTCTTAAAGGTGCTGGAGATAATACTAAATTATTTCCAGATGCAGTAGAGATAGTATTATTTGTGATGTTAATAGTATCATTAATGTTTAAATCATTTCCTTTAATAGTACCAGATGAAGTTAAATTTCCAGTTAAATTATTAATAAATAGTTTATTAGATATTCTAAAATTTGAATCAACTATAAAATTGTTGGCAGTTAGTTCAATTTCTTCATTTAGATTTGATGAAGTAATTGTGGAAATAGATAATTCATCTGATGTAATCAGAAAAGAATCAAGAATTGTAATATCTCCAGTATTAAAATCTGCATTTTCTGAAGAAACAGATACTGATGTTATTCCTCCAGTAATTGAATCCAATTTAATAAAATCAACAGATTCAATTTCAGCAATTTCTATTTCAAATTCTGAACCAAATAATGTTCTTGGATTGAGATAATCAATCGTAATAATGGACTCTTGATTTTCTTCACCACCTTCATCAGCATGATCTTGTGATTGAGTAGCACAATAATAATATAATGGAGATGGTGTGTCTTCTGTAACTCTTATCGTCAAAGACGATTCATCACGACTTACATTTGATGTATATTCTGATCCAACAAATGTAAGTACAGCAGAACCAGATAAAAGCGGTGTTTTTGATAGGGTTACATCATTTCCATTAATTTCACTTACCTTAGTACCGCTTACTAATTGACCTTCCCCAGAAACAAAAATTACATCCATTCCAGGTAAAATACCAGTAGATGATGAAACTGAAATTACATTAGAAGATGAAATAAGATTTGTAGATAAATTTTCAATTCTACTTCTTCCCCATATTCCACCAGGGAATCTACTCAAAGAAAAAATATGTGCTTCATCTGGAATATAATTGAATCTATATGTTTGATTTGGTACAAAAGTTAAATTTGGTATTCCATTATTGTCTATAAACCACCTAAAAATATCAATCGATTGATCAACATCATAAGTATTTTCTCCACCTTCTGTTTCTATTGTTAGGAGAATTCCTGGTGTAGCACCTATTCTATCTGTGTAAATATATTGGACAATTCCTCCAGAAGATTTGACATATTGAATGAAACCAATATTATTATTATATTTTACAGTAGCACCAACTGGTACAACGGATGGAGAAATGTTATTGACAAAAGTAATTTTATGAAGCTCTTTATTTTCTACAGAATAAGATATTACACCAGCTAAATCTTGCGAATCTACTGTTAATATATCCCCTTGAATATAACCAGAACCACCATTTTGAAATTGAAAATTCTTTACTTGACCAATTTGAGATATTTGATATTGTAAATTTGTAGTTCCATAATCAGTTACTGAAAGAATGTCTCCAGCAGAATAACCATCTCCATAAGAAGCAATAGAAAAATCAATAGGAGTTCCTGGATTTGATGTTATAGTATATTGAAATCCAGAACCAGTACCACCAACATCAGCAGAATTTACAGATAAAATATCTCCATTTTGATAATCGATTCCATCATTAACAATAATTACTGTAGTAACAATTTGATCAATTGTAACTAAAATATCTGCTCTTGCTCCAGTTCCAGAACCACCAGTTAAAGGAACATTTTCATAAGCACCAAATGTATATCCACTTCCTGTATTTGAAACATTTCCTTCTATTCCGTCTACATCAAAATTACAAGATGCTCCACTTCCAGTTCCTCCAGATAAATTTATTAAAGTAAAATTTCCCTCAGGATAATTAACCCCATCTGTAATTACAGAACCATTATAAGAAATTACTTCAAATGATGCAGTAGCATTAGTCCCAGAACCACCTATAATACTTACATTTTCATAATTACCAGAATCATATTCTTTACCAAAACTATTTACTCTAGTTTGTGCATTTAAAAGTGAATTCTGTTGTACTACAGAATCTATTAAATTTGTTATTTTTGAACTAGAAAATTCGACAACTTTTTTATTATCAGATACAATTCCTAAAGTTTGGGGAAATGACTTATAAAATCCTAGTTTAGGATCACTAGTAAAAGCAAGAGATGGATCCAAGATAGAACCATCACCTAACTTTAAATTTCCTGCAGCAAAATCATTACCACCACCAGAGAAGTTAGATATAGCTTCTCCTATCTGATTGATTTTTTGCCTTTGAATTTCAAAGGTATCTGTTTTATAGACTTGAATTGCTGCCATTTCTCGCTATTTCTCTAAGGAGTTGTTTGATTTCAGATAGTTCTTCCTTCAATGTATTTATGTCACTCATCATAGATGTTATAGTTTTAGAAGCATTTTTAGAAGGAGGTTTCTGTACATTTATTATTGCACCTGTTTCTGGATCTCTATAAAGATTTTCATATCCTTGAACTTTTATCATTGCGAAGCAACCACTCTAATATCTTGAATTTTTGGAACATAAGAAGGATTATCAGTTTGCATTGATATTTTAATTCCATACGACGTGAAATTATCTAAATTATCAACACTATAACGGAATTCTTGATATGCTGATTGTTCTTCTTTTTGTGGCGAAATAACATTCTGTGGTGATGCTAGTTTCATTTCATCTGGATATCCAGATCCATTAAATAGAATCCATTCAATCTCTTCAAATTTCTTTTGAACAGACGTGGTTTTTGTTTTGTATAAAACTTTAATATTTGTTGTGTCAGTTACATTTGCAGTAATAATTACATCAATAGCACTCGCTTGATTCTGTAGTGAAATTTCTTTTGTGACATATTTGGCAACGGAAGAACTTCCAATAGTGCTATCTTCTGGAACAAAGTCAATACCATTTGTAAATGTCATTGATTTAATTTCAAAGAATCTTTCATTCCCAGCATTTAATGCGGAGAATGAAACCAAATCTCCAACTCTAAAAATATCAGAACTTTGATCAGCGACTTGCTGTTGTCTTATGAAAGAACCAGATCCAGATGCACTGGTATAGTCACTATTGATAGGTTGCTTATCATTTTCTAATTTTAGAGTTTGAGTTGGAATATCCCAAAGAACAACTGTTCCATTTATTAGATTATTATATTTTTGTGTAGTATTTGATGGGTTTATAGCAGTAACCAGTTCATCAAAATCGAGATCTGGGTACTCTCTAATCAATCCAGCACCACTTACTGTAACATCAATTCCATCGAGGTCAGAACCTGACTGAGATTGCTGCGAGAAGAATAGTTTTTCATTCGCAAAAAGCAACGTGCTATTTTTAACTTTAATAAAAATGCTATTACTTGATGAACTATATCTAACCACCTCAGCTCTACAACCAGATGCTTCTATACCAAGACTATCATTTCCGATTCCCTCTAGAGTTTGACCAACACTAATACCAATTAGGTTATCGTCACCATCACGATTACCTTCAACAGTCAATCTATAGACAGGGTAGAACTCAATTAGTTGATATCTCTTTCCAAATCTCTTTTCATCTCCAGTACCATTTTCTACTCTATTTGTAGAAATTTTAATCGATGAATTTTTAATATCAATTACTGGCGACAAGTAACTCTTTTCAGAAGAGAACTCTAGTCTATAAACTAGACTATTAGGTAGACTATTGAGAAGAGAATTCAAATCTGATGCTACAATTTTTTGGTTAATGAAGTACTGCTCTTCATTGAGGAATGTTCTTTCGAAATCAGTGACAGAATATGATGTATAATTAATTGTATTTGAATCTACGGGAACAATGTTTGTAGTTTTTACTGATGTATCAATATTAGTGAAAGGAGATTGAATATATGAAATTTGAGCAAGAAGTCTTTCGTATTTTTTATTAGCAGAAATTAAAGCAGAATCTCCACCTCCAAATACAGTATCTGCTGCTCTTCCAATACCACTAATATTGAAAGTATCAACGCCAGTATTTGAAGCTTTGAACAATGTTGAATTCAATGTTCCTTGTGAGAATCCAGCTACACTCTCTAGATTTTTGAAGAAAACATATGAGTTATCATCTTCAAAACCATGATTCTTGTGATAAACTTTAATAATGTTATTATTATTTTTGAACAATTCTGAAGTTGCATTTGCATTTGCAAACGCATAGGTCTCGATTGGATTGAGTTGCATAGACTCAAAACCTAGTGGTTTATTTGTCAGATCAACTCTAGATACTTTCGAAATATCAAATTCTGCCCTGTATAGTGTAAATTTAATATCTTCAAATAAATCTTCGACCCATGAATTTGTATTCTGAGATTTAAATACGGAACCAAGCGCAGGATTAGTTGTTACTGTAGTGCTAGTAGCAATTTCTGTTTCTCCCAATCTGCTCGCCCAAATTTCATAATCTTGAGAATCAGTTTCAACAACTAAAGTATACTCAGTATTATTCTGCAAATAAATTGGATAATCGAAGTTGAATCTGGTTGCAACTAAAGATGGAACTGAACCAACCGAATCAATTGCAATACCCATTCTAACAGCAGGTTCTGTAATCTCAATCTCAGTTTCAACTACAGCATTTCCGTTACCAATACCAGTTCCTCTAATAACAACAGATGGTGGTTCTGTGTATCCCCTTCCAGGGAGAGTAAGATTTGCTGTGTAGATAATACCATTTGAAACTAAAACTGTACCAGTTGCATTGCTGCCGCCAGGTAGACTTGGACTTTCGATAGTAATAGTCGCAGAATCGTAATTGTCGCCAGTGTTTGTGACCCTTAAAGATGAAACAATACCAGAATCCTTCGCAATTCTCATTACGATATCTGTATTGTTGAAATTATTAAGAGATGTAATTGATGGAACTTTTAATCTTTCATCTGGGATAAAAGAAATACCATTATGATTTTCTAAGATCAGTGTATAAACCTGCTCATTAGTTATAGTAATTTCTCCATCTTCAGAAATAGAAACTTGGTTTCCGTTCTTATCCAATACTTTAAGTAAAGGACCAGATGCATTTGTAGAATCACCTACAATGGTTTCTCCTTGAATTAAAGTTACGGAGTCGGAAACATATGCTTTAATGTAAGTATAAGGTTCCATTGAAACTTCAGTTCCAGGAACAATATTTTTACCAGGCTTTTCTGAATCTACATCACTTAAGTATACTCTTAGTGGAATAGTATCACTCTTCTTAGCAAAGAAAAGATCTACGCCAGTTGTAAATACTCCGCCCTCAAAGTTTTCAATTTTAAACGTTTGAGCTAGAGGACTTGGTTTTTGCTCTTGCTCTGTATTATTTTGAACTAACTGAATACCTTCATTTGCCTTGAAGTATGATGGTTTTGTTGAGATAATCGATGATGGATTTTCTGGTAGTAATCCAGTAGCGTAGAATTTAGTTTCGGCAAAAGTTCTAACTTCATCTTTGGATGCATTTGTTGCGCTTGATGTGAAGCGAAGTGTTTTCTCCCCAACAGTAACTCTAACCTCTTCAGAACTTTCATCATAAGAAACTGTATTAGCATCGCCAGTCCATACTGCACCTTGTCTTGGTGCCTTACCAGCGGGAATTAAGATAATACCACTGACGTTTCCATTATCATCCGAGATAATTGGAGAATTAAACGTTGAAATAGAATTACCAGGAATTCCAGTGAACCTAATATCTGGTGCTGCCCATCTATTGATTTTCTTGCCTTCCAAAAATACGAATACTTCTGTTTTTGGTTTGAGTCTACGAATAACAAATTTGACAGGAATACTGCGAGCAAAATATTGTAGAGAAGAAACAACAGATTTTCCTCTACTAGATTTTGTAGAAACACCTTTTGGAGTTTCATTATTCAGTGGACTAATATTAGAAGAACTACTTACAGATGCAGAGATTACTTCAGATAGAGAAATTTCACTATTCGTTGTTGAAAGTGAATTGATATTATAGAATGATCTTTCAGCACCGCTCCACGTTACAATAAATGAATTGTATGTGCTTGCAAACGCATCTACAACATCTTCTTTCGCAATGAAAGGAACAAACAAGTTTGTATTATTATCTGTAATTAGAGGAGCAATAGATCTATCATACCAAGAATCTACAATAGGATCAATTGCTAAATCACCAACATATTGGAGAACTACGAATGGATTTGGGTTGATTGTTTTTGTTGCAAAGTTATTGCCAAGCAATCTCACATCTGTGTATGGAAGTGTAATAACTCCATTGTTGTTTACATAACCAGAAATTTCTCTTTGATCTCTTCTTGTGTTTACTTCCTTGAGGAGAAGACTATCCTCATTAACTTGTGGTCTTAGTACAGATTGTTGAGTGTCAATTGCACACTTATGATCAATTGATTTAATATCTCCTTTATGTGTTTCGAAATTATCCACATAGAAACCACTCTTAAATCTATCTAAACCAATATCATCACGAATTTGCATATTCAATGCTTGTTGTTCGAGAATACTTAATGATGTATAATACTCTAATCTTTCAACACGGCGATCAATCTTTCCGATATCTTTCATCGTGTAACGCTTATTCTCTACAGGAATAACTCGTACATCTCTAAAACTATCTGTATATGCTGGAATATAAAGATAATATAAAGGAATAGCATCACTAATAGATTCTGGTCTTGATGGATTGAGAGATGCATTTCCTTTCTTAACAATAAAGTTACCCTTATTGTTTAAGAACACAGCATCAATTCTATCTAGATATTGATCTTGATTGTACTTTAAAGTCCATGGTAAATTCAAATCACTTGAAGGAGTGCTCGATGCGATACCAGAAGTTCCAGAAAATGACAAATATTCTTCTTGAGCTAAGAATGAATTATCCTGATAACCAGGAAGAATATTTGAATTATCTACTTTTGGTCTAAAATCAATAACATCTTTGAGCGAGATTAATCCATTCACTGACGAATTAAAATTAGGAATTTCTTCTTCAGGAACTCCCGCTTCATGTAGGTATGAATCAATAGTACAAAAATCACCTTGTGAATGTTCGAAATAATCAAAGGCAATAACTAATTGTCCTGTAGGAGCATTTAGTCCTGGCTTTAAAACCAAACGAGCAACGTCGTAATGAGTATCTCTTTGACCATTATCAAAGACATATCTGTTTGTTACATCAGTGCCAGAGATTAAATTTCCTCCTGCATCAATTGATGGTGGAGAGGAAATAGAACCCTCGTAAACATATCTCAATCTGAAAACGTCAGAATATGAAACAATTTGAATGCTATCCCCTTCATACTCCTGACCTCTAAATGGAACTAGAGTAGTTCCACTTGACTGAACGATAATTCTCTTATTCTTAATTGAAGTTTTTAATCTTGGTTTTGCTTTTGATACTTGTAAAGTAGCAGTTAACTTAAGTGTTGGGAAATTAATTGTTGGTAGATTAAAATCTGGATCATTTGGTTGAGGATTACTTGCTCTATTTTCTAAGGCAGTTCTAATAGCATCGATATCGCCGAAATGATTTTCTGGGAAATTAATAGTAACACTACCAGCAGTTAAATTACTATCAGATTGATTGATATTTACATATGATGGATCAACATAAATTACATCACCTGTTTTAATTGGTCCTCCAAACAGAACAAGATTTCCTGATGTATCTAGAGCGTGATTTGCTACTCCTGGATCGATAATTGTTACTAGGAAGTTTTCTTGTGAAAACTCTGCAAATCTTTGAGTACCAAAAGGAAGTTGTGCGGCAAAAGTTAGATTTCCACTACCAGAAGATGCTGTTGTAATAAAGTCTCTTCTAAAATAATATTGAATTTTTGAATCTTCTGAAGAGTCAATTAAAGATTTAATTTGCTTATCACCTGTTGGGAAAACAAGTGTTCCATTTGGATTATCAACTAGTGGTTTTTGCACAACGACACTAGAAGTAACTACATCATTCTGTAAAGCTGTATCAAGATAAATTCTTGATCTCTTTACTCCATCTGGTTGAGTAGCATATTGTACAATGTACTTAGAAACAACTCCAGAATTATCTGAGAATTGTACTACATCACCTTGTGTTAGAATTTTTGATGCATCTCCGCCAAATCCATTACATTCAATAAACTTATAACCTTCAGTTCCAGAGAAAGTGAAATCAGTTACAGAAAGAGTGTTCACATATCCAGTTTTCTCTAGTTCAATATCTGCAGAGAATTTATTCTTATCGCCAGATCCAAACTTAGAATAAAGTGATTTTACATTTCTTGGTGAATAAGTATAAACAGAATTTCTAAACAAAACTGGTGTGATAACAGCAGGGTTGATAGGAGCAGTTCCAGACAACTCTACAACTGGTGGCTGAGCATAAATTGTTGATACAGCACTTCTGTCTTTAACATATGCTTTAATGATACTTCCACCACCACTAATAACCATATCAACTTTGTTTCTATCAAAGGTAACACCATCAAGAATCATCTTTGTTGATAGAGTATAACTATCTCCTCTCTTAGTTACAACAAAGTGTGAGATGGTATTATCTGTAGCAATTTTAATTGTAGATCCATCTTCAGCAATAATTGTTTCGCCTGGAGTAAATTCTCCATATACCATAGTTACAAATAACTTAGTGATGGATGAATATGTTGCGTTAGTTCCACCTTCAATAACAGCAACTGCATTGCTATTTGATCCAAAAATATATTTTCCAGGTGAGAATGAATCGCCAATGATAGTTTCTTCTAAGAGTAGTCTAGTGAAAAATTCTGGAGCAAAGTATGATAGACCAAAAATTGAATTGTAGCTTTCAGAACCTCCAGCTAATCTACCTTTCGAAACAACTTTATCAGTTTCTTTATTGAAACCATTACTAATTTCCTTTAGTGCAATATTTTTGGGTTTTGCAAGACCAATGATTGGTGTAATAGTTTCGTTGTAATCCCGTACACTGAATAGTGGATTTGTATTATTTTGTACGTCTGTTTCTGATATGAATAATTCTCTTAGGGAACTTGATGAGTTTGTGTCATCAAATTCTGTTAAGAATATATCTAGTTCTGCTCTATTTCCTTTTACTGTAATTTCTAAATAATCGGATAATCCAACACCATCAATTTCTGGTCTTTTAACTCTTGAAAATGCTAGAGTTTCTACAAATGAATAATCATTTACTGAACCAGCATCTGATCTCGTTTTGATGAACCAAAGTCTTGGGATTAAACTTTGGAAAGTTGCATCAGTAAAACTATCATAATTATAGTCGGTATCTTCTAGTTGTAGATAGATAGTTTTGATACCATCTTGTACATCAAAACCTAATCCTCTTCTGGAAATAGTTTGTTTTCTGTCCGTAGATTCTTCTGTATTGTTTAATGAAATAGTACCATCATTAAATACAGAATTTAAATATAAAGATGGATATGGAGAAAGTTCAGCACCCTCCGCATTTAATGGGGTAGTACCATATACATTTGTAATATAAAATGTGCTGAGACCAGATGTTTTTAGTGTTTTATTTTCTTGCTTGAGAGTATCTCTTGCTTTATCAATCTCAATATATTTTGTTTCATTATTTTTTACTTCATACCCTCTAATATAAGCTTTTCCAGAACCAATACTACCAAGAAGTTTTGCTTTAGCAGCATCTTCTGTTAATCCATTAACCAGACCATTATCATCTTTAGAATAGAATCCTAAGTTATCATTATTTTGATAGTATTCTCTAACTTGAATCGAGAATGGTTCTACAACATAGTCTCCAGATTCATCAAATGTTTTTCTAGCAATAACTGATTCTACAAGAGAGTAATCAGTTGCTTTTAACTGCTTTTGAATAACACCTTCCTTGACTAGAAGGAGTTGAATAAAATTCCTATCAGTTAACTCATAATAATCATACCTCACTAAGGTAAGATCTATCTTTAATCTATGAGCTCCAGGTGCAGAGAAGTTTGAAAATCCTCTAGCATTATCATATAGTGAATTATCTTGCTCTGGTGTAACTAAACTCTCTTCAATTTTGAAACCAACTTTAGCAGATGGTTTGTCGTAATACTTATCAACAATTAGTAATTGCTCAGAATTTCTAACAAAATAACCATTAACGAAATATATTCCTTCTTCAACTTTTACAGCAGATGCATACCCAAGAGCAGGACTCTCTACATTCTCTTGAGTATTGAAATCTGGATCTGTTACAATAATAGATGTTGGTAGAGATACACCATCAGTACCAACAACTAATAGTGGTGAATTAATACCACCAACAACCTCTAGTGTTTCACCTTGACGAAATCTTTCTTCATCGGCAGATGATCCACTATCTAGGTAGTTTACATAAATTGTATCCGACTCAGTATCGGAACCATATTCGGCAGCTACAACTATAGCAAGAACGTTAGATGAAACACCTTGTACCTTTAGACCAACAAGAGTTTTAATATCATATTTTTGATATGTAATATTACCATCAGAATCTGATATTGCTACTTCAGAAACAGATGATAACTTTACATAATTTAATCTAGTGTTCAGACCGACTTCGCCAGGCACAACAAGATCGCCTTGCTTGAAGATGTTCCTACCAAAATTTTCTAATTGAGTCTGCAGTATAGACTGGAGAGATGTTAACTCTCTAGCCTGGACTGCATACCCAGGTCTGAATAAAACCTTATAGAAATTCTTTTGGGGATCAAAATCTTCAAAGTAAGGCGATGCGTTTAAGTTAGTATTCTGAGGCATTGTATATTACTAACGTTCTGATTTTCCTATGGTTATTTAGGAGGTCAGAACTCAATTACTAACTTGATATCTTCAATTTGGTCTGCTGCACGGGTAATTAGTCTTCTATTTTCTACATAGATGATATCACCTGAATTTGGTTTGATTTCTGGATAACCAAAACCACTTGTGAAAGGAATACCTAGAATTGTTGTAGCATTCGCTGATGGATCAACTGATCCAGAAGCAAGTGAATTAGAACCAACAATATTAGCAGAGTTATCAAAAGCTCTTACAATACCACCATTAGCATGAAATTCTGGAGATTGTACATACTTGAGTACGCCATTAGTAGTTGAACCTGTATCTAGAGTCCATGAAACAACATTACCCTTTGCTACTCCTCCTCCAGCAAGATTCTGAGTAATCTCTTCGTCAGCAACAAAACCTGCTGTAGCATTTTGAATTTTTACAGCATACATGCCATTCAGTGTGCTTAGTGTTGCATAATCACTGCTGTTCCAGAGTTCTGGATCCTTGAGGATACCAATACGACGGAAATCATTATCAACAGGGAAGTCGCCTTGTCCTTCTGCGTAAGTTAGACGAATATTCGTCATAACTCTTTTAGCATTTAATTCTAGTTCAAAATCGGATCCATGACCACCCTGAGGTGGTAGAACAACTTCTAGTGCTCCAGTGCCAGTTACGCCCGTTCTAGGAGTAGTTAAAGTTTGATTAGAGTACAGACCATAAGGAAGACCTGCAATCGTTTGACCATTCTCTAGAGGCACGCTAGCGTAAGTGTATCCACCAGTTCCTCTATCAACAACTTCTGTTGATTCAATTTGACCACCACTAACAACAATCTTCACAATTGCTGGGTTATTACCTCCCAACTGACCATCACCTACAACTGGAGCATAGTGAGTTCCATTTGGAAGACCAGTTCCTCTATCTTCAATAAGAACAATATCAATTGCACCATCTACAGCAATTGATTCCGTTCCCGCTCTTGTTGGTTCTCCAGCAAGATTGATCGACATGAAATTAGTAGAAAGGAAGCGTAGAACATCCTCTGTTGGAATAGTATACATATACTTCCAAACATAACCTGATGCACCAGAAGCAGCAACAATTGCTGTTGCTCTTTCGGTGAAGATACCAGTTGATGGATTGTATGTTCCCTCTCCACCCGAAGGATTTGTCTTTGGTTCGTAAACAGGATCTGGATCTACTTGTCCAGGAAATTCTCCGTTATAGAGACACTTGAATACTTCATAGTTTGCATTAACTACGTAATACTTTGCATCTCCTAGAGCACTTGCTCCTGTTGTCGATGATTTCCCAACTCTACCAGCAACAGTTGCTGAGTAGTCAGGTTTGAACATATCAAATCTCTTTTCGGTTGCTACAAGATTCCAGTCGTAACGAGTAACTACTGGGCGTACAAATTGACTTGTAATTCTTTTTGCAGCAATGATGTCATCGTAAACATCAAACTTTTCTCTTTGATTATCGAGTGGAACTGGTGGGATATCTTCGGTTGCAAATCTATAAACTCCAGACTTTGCTTCTGCTCCAGTGTCAGATGCTCCATTCCATCCTTTAATAGTTGCGCCTGGCAGAGGAGAAGAATTAACTGATGGTTGAATTGAAGAAAGAACTAGAGAATTTTCATAAGCAGCAACAATAGATGCTTTGAATGGAGAGTTTGCATATGTGTAACTTCCATTACCATCTGATGATACATACACAAATTGTGATGCGACAAATGGAGTTGAATTTTGTGAATAAAGTTCTAGAAAAGAATCCCATCCTTGTGGTCTACCAACAAAGAAGTACATCCTAGTTCTTTCATTCCCCAATTCTGGATCTCCACCAGAACCAGCAACAGTGCCTTCTGATAAAGATTCTAAAAACTGTTTAGCATTAAAAATTCTAAACTTATCTGAGATAATAGCAGCCATCGATTTCTTCTCTGGAACGTTATTTTTGTCTAATGTATTTATTCTTATTTATCTTCTAAATTTCACAAGAATGAGTGTTGAATAATTTCATCATCTGATTCAAGGGCATCTGTGCCACTAATAATGTAACCACTAAAAGAATTTGAAGTTTTTGACAAATATCTTATGACAGATCTTTTTTCTGTTAACAAATAACCAGTATCAAAAAATTTATCAGTATTTAAAACACTAATAGTTGATAGTTGATCTGGATCTGTACTAATAGTTTGGTTGGATGCTGATAATGTAACGCCAATAATTCTAGCAGAATTTGTTATGTTAAATCTTGATCCAGATAATGATATTGAGGATTCTGGTCTTTCTTCGAAATCAATAAGTGCTAATTTTGGAAATGCATTGGAAATATCTCCAATTACATTATCACCCTCAAATTTTGTATTTTGAAATGAAGCTAATCTGAAACCAGCATTATTAGCAGTAAAAATATCAAATCCAGGTGGAACCCTTCTGTCCAAGTTTTCAACAGAAACAGAAGAACCATCTCTCTTTGTGACGATATTATATGGAGATTGTAGTTGTACTTCCGCCATTTAACTTCTTAATTGAATGAATGGTAACAAGACAGCAACTTCTGTGTAGTAATCAACAACACCAGTTTCTCTAAAGAGAGTTACATCAGATTCTTTTTTCTGTTGATTTACAAGTGGAAGATCTATTGTTACATTGTATATAGAACTTAATCCACCACCAATAGACGAGAATATTTCAAGAACTTCAATATTTTGAATTGATGTCAAGTTAATTTCAGTTGTAATAATAGTCTTAGGACCAACAGGTATTACTATTACAGAATCAACGAAGGTTCTAATGTATTGTCCACCTGGATGTGCAGTGGATTCAGTTCCATCAACTCCACGAACTACATTTAAGAATCTATCAGAAAGTTTTCCTTCATACGTAACAATTTCTTTACCAATTTGTAATTTGCCACTATCAGGGAATAAGGAGGTATTTTTGACGTACACAACCTGAGAACTTGGAGATAATGGAGAATCCAAGAATGCTCCAGTAACGCTATAAGAATTTTCTGCAATGTATGTAACAGGAGTGTTAACTTGTTTATGAATAGATGTTGTGATATTATCAGTCTTAAATTCCGCAATTTCCACAGATGGAATAACTGCGAGAGGTGTAGAAATTATAGTTTCAATTTCAATCGCAGGTTCTGTTGTGAGACCAGCATCAATGAGAGTTCTTGATAGTCTTCCCGTTGTTGTTACTAATGTTTCTTTTTGGGAAATATTATTATTCTTACTAAGAAGATTAACAATACTTACAACTTCTCTATCAGTATCAAGTTCATCTCCAGCATCACCACCAACAGCAATAATACTGAATACGGATGCAAGAGTTCCTTCACCACCAAGTACAATCTCGCTTTGAATATTAGATATACTTGCTTTAACACTTGGCGAAACGCCAATTATACTAGTAGAATTGATGACTCTTCTATTATCACGAAGTACATTATATCCTCTTGTTATAATTGCTTTTGGTGGTTGAGTATAACCAGATCCACCATCTAGTAAAACTACATCTAATATTTGCCCAGCAACCGCTAAGATTTCTGCCCTAGCACCGCCACCCTTACCATCTACGGGAATAAACTTTACTTGAGGTGGAACGAAATATTGATATGCAGTTGGTTGTAATAAAATACCAGTATCAAAGAATAGTTTTAGATCTCTCTTATTCCATTCCAAATCACTAAAACCAACACTTGTTACTTTGCCATCAGTAACTCTGGTTGTAATACTTAACCCCTCTCCTCTAGTAATATCATTATAATTAGATGCTTCAATTTTTGCATAGTGCTCATATTTTGATAAATCACCTTCAACGAAATTTCTAGATCTTACATTAGATGGTATTGTAAATACTTCACGATAAGATTTTTCACCATCAATCTGAATTTTATCTCCAGGAAGAATATCCGCAAGACTATTGTAAATATTTTGATATGCATCATCTTGAGATTTTGAACCCAATAACCAATAAGCAATATCACGAACCATTATTCTATTTCCATCTTCATCTACTGAATAAGATAACTCAATTGAGTATGATGGATTGGTAGAATTTAAAGAAGAAAGAATATCAAGACCAGAAGGATCTTTGGTGATATAAAGATCTATTGGTCTATCTTTTATAGTTTCATCATCTTCAAGTGGATTGAAAGAAAGAAATTCAAAATTGATATTAATTGGATTAGTTAAATTTATAGCAAGTGATGTTGCTGGCGTATTTGAGTTGATTGAACCAATAGTTGATCCATCTTCAAATTGCTTGATAGTAACATTTTCAATTTTTCCAAGTAATGCTTTTTTGCCAAATGCATCCGTTGAATGGATGAACAGAGGTTTTTCTCTTAAGTAATCAAATGCTTGTTTCCACTCTAGATAATCATTTCTGGAATCATCGCTATCAATGACTCTGTTTACATTTAATGTAAGTAAATTTGTAAATACGTATCTATCATAATCAAAGATGGAAAGAGTTTTTGGTACATCTCTACCATATAAAGAAATTATATCTACTCGATTGAATATAGGACTACCTGTTTCTGGAATATATTTTTGTAATAATCCAGAGAATGTAATATTTGGACCATTGAGAATATATGTGTCTGGAGACTGCAGAACACCATCAACAAACACCAAACAAAATTCTGGTGATGTGATACTTCTAACTCTATTATCAACTTCTCCGAAGAGAAGATATGGACCTTGACCTCTATATGGAATCAAACGATTATCAATAGTTAATCGTTCATAACTTCCCACACCATACCCAAAGAACGATTCTCTTTGATCTAATTGCTTAGGTATTGTATCAATATCATCAAAGAAATTTCTTGGTGGTTCAGAAAATACTATTTGATCTGGTTCTGATGGGCTTGGTCTTCTATTAATATAGTAAGCATTTCCTAATGGATTTTCTGGATCTTCTTTTGATCTCTGCAAAACACCATTGATAAAAATCAAAAACTTCTCATTTGGATCTGCCTTTACAATTGATCCATCTTCCCAATACAAATCAAACTCAGACGATACACCATTAAAGTTTGGGGAAATATCTTTTAATTTTCTAAGGTATCTTTGATTATATGTGTCTTCTTTAAACTTAAATGTCTTACAAACAAATTTTACGGGATCTGTTTCATAAGTATCATCTAAATTCTGTCCAGTAACTGGATTTAATTTTCCTAAAGGTGCTTCACTAAATGTAATATTAGATCCAGATACTTTATAAGATACTCCTGGTTCTTGAGCAACACCATTAATTGTAATGAACAATTCTTGCTCATTATATGGATTATATGGGAGATTGGTGATACTATCAAATAAAGTGAAAGTTCTTCTTCCTAATATATTTCCATTGCCGATAACTCCTTCAATTGGATCATATGCTGGAGCATTTACTTCCGAAATTTCAAATTTGAAGTATGTATTTCCAGATGCAAAGTAAGTGAATGTATCTCCAACTTTAAAGTCATTGAAAACATTTTCTCCATCATTGAATACACCAAAAACTTTAGTGCTTCCAGATGCTGTAGGATAATCCCAGACAAATCCGACAAAGTTATTTGTCGAGAAAGATCCTAATCCTTTGTTGATAACTAAATCTCCAGGTTGAATTACACTTTGATAAGATTGTGTGTATAATTGGTTTGGAGGAATATTGAGACTATTGCTGATTGGTTTTACACTATAAAGAGTGTATCTTCCATTAGTACCACTAATACTGATACCAGAAGCAGATGTTATTTCAGGATTTCCGAATTCAGAAATAAACAATGGTTTTACATCACCAACATAATCGATATTCTTTGCATATCTTCCAGTAAATTCTTCATTAATAACAAGAGTTCTAGAAAGTATTCCCTCAGTATCATACTCATCTATGGAGATAGAACCAGTTCCTCTAACTATTTTTGTATTGCTTAAAGCAATGAATGAATTAGTTACTCTTGTTGTAGTAGTTTCAATTGTAATAGTTTGTTTTGGTAGTTCAATATAACTTACACTACTGGTTGGTCTCTGCGAGGTTGGCATTTCTGCCTTTTGCTCAGAATCAATTAGAACTTCACCAAATAACTGGAATCCAGCTGGGTGTGTTGTTTGCTTAATTAAATCACGCCAAACATCAATTGGAGTTCTGGATTGAATTACATATGAATAATCTTGATAAAAATAAGAATCAATAATTCTTTGTGATCTTGCACCAACCTTACCTCTATCTGATGAATATCTTCCTAGATTATCAAAGTAACTTCTAATGTCAGGAGAAAATTCAGTATATAATACATCAGTTACTTCGACAAATCTAAAACCATTTCCATTTATGGCAACCAAAGGAAGATTAGTATCAATAACACCTTGAACTTGTTCTAATCTCAGGATATTTGATCCAACTCTCCATCCATTCTGTGATACGATTCCACTGAATACTAAATTGTTGCCAGACACTTGCTGAAGTCTTTCACCCTTATAGAAGAATGTGTCCCCTTTAGTCAATAAAGCATAATTTGATCTGTAAGTAGAAAGTAATGATCTATCTGTATGGAAAGAACCTCCATTGTTTATAATGGTCACATCTTGAGGAATACCAATATTTACTGAATTAAAGTATGCTTTCACATCAGATTCGTATACAGATACCGTTGGTTTATATGTAAATCCAGATCCAGGATTTAAAATTTCAACACGTTTGATAATACCATTATCACTATAAACTTTAAATTCTGCACCAGATCCATCTCCATTGCTAACAATTGCTTTGGGGTTTAGATAGTTCTTACCAGTATTCAATATTGTTATCGAAACTATTTTGCCAGTGATGCTATCAAATTCAGTGTCCAGAATTGCTTCGTTACTCTCATTGACAAAACATCCCTTTACAATGGGCAATCTCTTATAATTTGCTCCCAGATTATCAATTACACCAGCATGTATTTTCCCCTCAGCGAAAGGAGATGTAGTTGTGTAAGTAATAGTACCAATACCATTATACTCTGGCGTTTCTGTAAATCTATATGCGAATTTAGTTGGTGTCGAAAATACTATGTTCTTTTTGCCAGCTAAAGGATCATCAATTACTCTAAGAGCAGCACTACCTGTATCAACATTATCAGATGCTTTAATGAAATAATAGTAAGTATCAAAATTAACAGGGAATTTCTTCTGATCTGCACCAACGATATTTGGACCAAATCCTAATGTTATCGCTACATATGATCCAACATTTCCTGGTTGAATACCACTGATCTCTTTTTCTTCTGTGAAAATATTTCCAGACTTACTAGCAGAAAAATCTAAGAAAATACCATTCATCGAAAAATGACTGGTATCAAAAAGATACCTGTAGTATTTTTGAATACGAATATCAGCATTTGTTGCGTATGTCGCAAATGTTTCGTCCTTGGAGAATTCTAATTTATTGATTCCAGACTGAGTTGATGAAATTGCAATAGACTTTCTAGGAGAACTATTGTCTTGGAAGATACTACTATTGGTAATTTCTCTGGGATTTGTTGAATTATAATCATACGCTAATTTAACAAGTTGCGTTTCTGGATTATAATCAATGATGTATGGATCATTAACACCTGTTCCCAAAGGTCTTGCGTTTTCATCAAATCTATACACGCCATTATATAACGTTACTCTAGCGCCATCGAAATGATCTACTGGAGTGCTACCTTCTTGAGCTCTAAGAACATTAACTACTCTATTCGTAGAATCTATAGAAACAACCTTTACAATTTCATTATTGATCTTTAGAAAATCATTTTCAGATAACTTATTAATTTGCCTTAAAAATAATTCGGTATTTTCTTTGGCAAAACCTACATGATCAACATCCATTGCCAATCTTTGGGTGGAAATCTCATTTGGATTTCTTGATAACGATACATCAGACAATGTTAATCTATCACCTTTAATGTATCCAGATCCTTTATTTGTTATAGTGACAACAGATACGCTACCAAATCCTGTGTCATTAAAATCACTGACAAATATTGTAGCTCTAGCATTATTTTGATCTCCAGGTGCTCCAATACCATTTCTAACTTTACTTTGATCGAAGAAAATTAGTTCTACATCGAGATATTCTCCCGATTGATATCCAGCGCCGCCATTAAGAAAATCTACTCTACCGACACCACTATCAATTAATGAACTTGAGAAAGATGGTCTTCTTAAAGTAATTTCTTGGTAAAATCTTTTTCTAACATAATAAGTAGTTGTTGTTTCTGTTTTATCTGGAATAATATCAATATTAACTTCGTTGTCAACGCCAACATTGTGATTACCATTTGTTTCAACTAAAGCAATATTCTCATCGTATGAGAAAGATTCTAAATTCTTGCTTAAAAGTCTGTAAGTTATAACTTCAGATCCAACAGTATCACCTACAGTAGAACTCTGTAAGAAGTAATTAACTCTAGTATCCTCTGGAACTAAAAATTCGCCAGTCAAAACTTCAACCCTGACGGAATTTTGATTTGAAACGGCTTGTAAAATTCTTCCAGTAGCAAGAGTGGAATCTTCACCATCTGTGAGAGAAATGATAGAATTAGCAGTGTAGAATGAATTTCTATCAATCAAAATACTAACAATGTTTGAAGAAGAATTTAATTTCTCTCCCTCTACATAAGTTCCTTCTACTTGATCGATTACAAATACATTTGAATCGAGAACATTGGAAATAACTCTTCCTGTGAAGTTGGAATTCTCTTGTGTAATAATATCATTCTCGAATAGGAAAGCGGATGAAACTAATTTAATTAAAGCAACTCCATAAAGATTTCGTTCATCTAAAGACTTAGAATTTAATGATACTACTTCTTTACCTGTAACTTCAGATACAAAAGCAGATGCGCCAGATCCTTCACTACCATCATTGGAAACAATAAATTTATTGCCGACTCTAAACGTATCTGGAGAATCTAATACACTAATCGATGATACATTTCCAGATAGAGTCTTATTGATTTTTAATATAGATGCATCACCATTTTTCTCAATATCAATAGTTCTGAATCTCTTTGCTATTTTTGGAATATCATTTTGAGAAATATCAGAATTATAATTAGAATCTACTGGTAAAGAATAATAGTTCTTTCCAAGAATATATGGGAATGCTGGGATCCCTGTATTATCAATAGTTACAAAATAAGCATAAGTTCCTTCTGGATACTCTGGAGTTACACAGAATCTTCCATTATTTTCATCCAACTCAAGTTTGCCTGTTTGAATACTTGGTGTCCACTCATAGTCTTCTATAAATGTACCAATTGGATATTCTTGTGTACTTGGTCCACCGATTCTCGAACTATTCAAACGATAACCAGAAGAAATTTTTGCTACTGCACTAGAACTATCAAGTGGATTGATAAAACCATATGGACCATAGATTGGATTGCCATCATAAGCATATCCCAGTATAGGCGAGTGCGATAATCCATCATCATTCAATGATACTCTCAAATCTACAGGATTTGCACAAACTCCATACCCATAACCATCAACTGGATTGAAATTTTGAAAAATGTAACCATTGGATGAATCTAGTTCAGATTCTAAATTTTTATATCTGTCTTTAGTCCAAGTAACAATATCACATGAAGCAGTAGCGCCACTTCCAACTGGAACAATGGTGACATTTACACTGCCTTTAGTGTAGAACTTACCTTCATCAATTTTGTTAAATCCTACAATTTTGCCATCCTCTAGAATGGCAGTATATTCAGCAAATCTTCCTCTGCCAAGTCTATCTGTGATGATAATCTGTGGTGGTGTTGAATAATACTCGCCAGCATCAATAATTTGTAGACTTGTAATTCTGCCAAATGTTACAATAGCTTCTGCTCTTGCGCCTCTTCCAGAAGTAATCGTTATTCTTGGTACTTCTGTGTATGCTGTTGAATCTAGTGATTCTATAGTGCCAATAGTTTCACCAGAGAGAAAAACTCTTGCTTTTCCTGGAATATTATCTACGAGAACATATGGAGCATTTAAATATCCGTTACCTCTATCAGTAATTGTAAATTTATTAATAGGACCAAATTTTACTTGATCGAAATCTCTATGACTAAATGCCAGTGTTCCATCAACTAAAATGCCAACATCACGTTGAGATGTTTGATATGTTTCTGTAATAGTTTGAGGATTCTTTCTAATTAACCTAAGAATTTTCTGATCAGAAAGAGTTCCTTGAGTTTCTACATTTAAAATTTGTCTTCCAGGATATCCAGATGAGCAGATGTAATAATAGTTCTCATCTTCGAAAATTGCCGATACATCTGCTTTTAAATTTGAAATCTGCGAATCTATATTCTGATTAAGACTTGATGCCTTAGATTCTGAGAATATCCATCTAGATTGATTTGTTTCAATATCAATGATAATAGGATCTCTTGTTGTAAATCCAGAGTCAGAAATTTGAATATTATCACCTTCTTCGGAGTAAGGTGCTGCAATTGACGGATTTAGATTATAAAGTACTCCTAAAATCAATAATTTTACGCCATCACATTCTACAGATGAATAACTATAGACATCATCACCTTTTGTGTAAACCTGATTTCCAGTTCTACTCTCAATAACAAATTGATTTATATTCTTTTCTGTGTATAGAAATTCTTCATTTCTAATAATGAATCTTCCTTGAGCAGGAAATCCTTGAGTTGAAAATACATTAACTCTATCACCTTCTCCCATTCCAGGAGTAAAGTTTTCCGACAATGAAGTTTTCGCTGCAATATTGAAAGTATTATTAATCGTAGAGGTATCAAGAGAAATTTGATACAATTGTTCACCATCAACTACACCAGCTGCAAAAACATTGTCAACAACTGCCGATGCATATTTAATTGCGGAGTTTAGAGGATCTAAATTTTGAATGATCTCTTTTCCAATGATATCATTGATATCACCAGATATCAGTTTAACTTTTAGTGAATATGAACTAATCCAATCAGAATTTGATGCTTTAAAAGTAAAATCTTTTGGATTGACAACACTTGGTTTATCTGTAGAGATTAAAGTGTTAAAAATAAATTTGATTGATTGATCAGTACCCTTTGCTCTATAAAAGTCACTGATGTTTTTGATCAGGGTTCTTTTATCAACAGCATTCTTGAGATACTTTTCTGGGAATGATGCTAGATAGTCAGATTCGAAGTTTTTAACAATAGCATATAAGAACAAATTGCTGATGTTCTGTACATTATCACCTGTATAATGCTCAGATGCTAAAGTTGTGACAAAATTACTTTTTTCGTATAAATCACCCAGCTTAGTGTTTCCACTAACACCTCTGGAGACTTCTAAGAATGTTGTATCGGTTCTTTCTTTATAGAAAAGAATTTCTTCACCAATACGAATGTAACCATTCTCTTCTGGGAAAGATGTAGCATCTTCCACGATAATTGTTGTATCGGTGGGGGATGCATTTGCTGCTAGAACAGTCTTTTCCTGTAAAAGGTTCTTCTCATAAAAATCAATATCACGATATTTCGTGATGTTTTGAATAACATCAAGTGGCTGACCTCTTAACTCTAATTGTTCGTAGTATTTCTCAACGACTTTTGAAAAGTTTTCATAGTCAGAAGAAATAAACTCAGGTAGTTGCGTTTCAATTAGAGTAGATATTCTTCTAGTCTCTGCCATTTAAGTTACTCTGTGTAAATCGTGAATGAACTCTTGGGAATGTCTACATCAAGATAAACCTCCCTTGTAGCACGGATATCATTACTTAAAGGTATGGTTCTGATCTCAATTCTATTATCAAAGAAGCTTCCTTCAATAATAGTTAAATCAAACAATCTAATTTCACCTTTTTTATAATCAACTGTTCCAACAGAGTCGTTTAGAACAATCTTTTCGCCAGTTATAGAGTCTATTCTATATAGGACCATTTTGCCCATTCTATCTTCAAGAAAGACTGTAAATAAAGGATATTCGCTAACTTTGAATCCAGATGATTGAACAATAACATCTTCTTCGCAACTATCATCAAAAGCATTTTGAAAGCAAATTTCATAGAAGAACTTATTATTGATGGAAGGATAAAAATCCTTTCTCATTTTGATTGTAGTTAGATTACTATTGATTGAACGATCAGCATCATCAATAACACCAACAAATTTAGAATATCTAAACTTTCCATTAAATTTTTCTGTATCGGAACCAGAAATATAAGTTTCCAATGCAGAAATCACCTTCGATCTAATTTCATCCGCTGTTTGATTAGTCTTTGTCTTATCATAATAAATTGATGAATTCATTTCAACATACAGAATAGAAGCATCAATAATGTCAGGTACAACCGATGCAACCATATATGGTTTTAATGCATCAGCAATTTGTTTCTTTGTTGCAGAACTTAAACGATTTGCTGTACTTGGTTTAACAACAATCTTAACCTTTCCATACTCAGGTGGATCATCTTCTTCGCCGCCAAAAGTAATAATATCAGCAATTGCTGGATAAATCTCCCTTACAATTGCTGCATAGTCCTGAGCGGTAACTGCTCTGCTTTGAGTTCCATAATAACGTGGTGCATTAAATTTGATCTTCTTAATTGACTCGATTGTAGCGCCACCAGATGCCGATTCTAGGAGGTCTGTAGCACTTGAGTACAATATTGAGTAATTATAGTTAGAGTTGCCTTGTGGGTCCTCCAGGACACCATTGAACGTGAATGAACGAGCACCATTGGCATCAGGCCCATTAGTTGACAAGTAAGTGATCTCAATTTGGTTACCAGACTCAATTCTTTTACCCAAAACCCCATCACCGAAGAAAATTTCATATTGTTCATCTTCAATCTCTTCAAGATAGTAGATATTACTTGTACCATCAATAGACAGGATGTTATCAACCCTCGCATAAACTTCACCAACAGTGCTCTGCTCAGAAGGAAAGACTCTTACTCTAATTGTTGAAGTGTCAGCAGAAGGGTTCTTAATAATATAACGTTGATTCTTGTTTGAATTAACTGTATAAGTATCCGTGACAAAATTTCCTTCATACAAAGGAATATTTGTAAAAACTGCAGTATTATTCTGTACTAAAGCCTTAATATCTTCAACTGCAACAAAATTATAGACTTCAGTATCGTATGTAGAGGTAAAACCAGTACCTCTCTTTAAAATAATCTCATTTGGACCAGAAACTGGAAAGTTGACTCTAAAATTCAAAACTGCTTTTGGTGCAACAGCTGATTTTGGTCTATATCCCAATTGCTTTGCTAATGCTACCACATTGTCTCTCAACGTGGCACTATCAAGGAAAGTTTCATTCAACACCATATTGGTGTTAAATGCTGTGTAGTATGTATTGTATGCTAATACATCAAGTAGATTACTCCATACCGAACCTTCGAAGTCAAAATCAGTAAAATCAGTCTGCGATCTCAAGTATTCCTTGAGAGCAGTCTTAATATCATTAAAGTCTAAATTTGATAGCTGAACGTATGGCATTATCGAGTTCTCTCTAAGAAGAATTCTACTACTACAGGGAAGTCTTCTCTGCCAATAATTTCAAATTCTAAAGAAACATCAAATCCATTTTCGTCAAAGTTCGCAATAACCTCAAGTTCGGTTACAGAAATTCTAGGTTCAAAATTCAATAAAGTGTCACGAATATTTGTACCAATCCTTGCCGCTGTCGCTGCATCAACTGGTTCGAAAAGCAATCTACGAATATCTGAACCTAGATTTGGTTGAAAAGGTCTTTCGCCTTTTGATGTAAGTAGCAAATTAACAACAGCTTGCTTGATAGCAGCATCATCCTTCTTAACGATTAAGTCGCCAGTGACAGGATGAGGTTTGAATGTAATATTCAAATCCTTGAATGTTTGAAAATTTGCCACACTATTAGCAGAGTTTATCTACTATATTTATAGTCACTCATGCCATCTCTCAACATAATCATCAAATCCACCTGAACCTCCACAAGGTCTGGATAAACGATCTTGAGGTGGTTTTTTATATTCATCAACTTTTGCTTTTTTTATCCAGCGATCACTCGCTGGTTGTGAAATCAGAGTCATACCCGATCTCACAAATTCATTTCCTAAATCTGTCGGACTTTTTGCCATTGACAATCCTCCTATACATTTGTTCCGACCAATAATCATAATAGTTTGTTTTATGTAATTGATCGCGTGCCTTTTCTAATTTATCTCTTTTTTGAATGAGAATTAAATTATGTTCACAAAAATTTGACTGAATACCATTAATATACGTTGATTCATTTTTATGATCATCTAAAACCAAATACTCAGTCTGACTCATATTCAATTCAGCTACTTTTTGCATCATTGCTGCTTCATCAATATCATCTTCAATAATGTAGATAATAACATCATAATCTACTAAGTTACCTGAATTCAGAGACACACTACGCAAAGACCTCTCCTCAATATGCACAGATGCAGAAAAAGCGTAAGGGCAGATGGAATGACCACCCAGCTCCTCACGCTTTGTTGAAATATTCTTAATCCACTCTTTAACTTTACTTACCTTGTCCACGATATGGTTTGCGGGCGTTGTTTCTTGATGTCGCTGCATACTTGGTGTTCTTACCTTGTCCTTGACGAGTTGCTTTTGGTTTCGACTCGATTTGTACACCACCTGTGAATGACGGGCGCTTTGCCATAGGATCCTCCGTTGAATACTTGCATATTATAGCATATAATCACGCATATACTCTCGCTGCGCTCGCTTTCGCAATAGTAATGTTGGTGCCTGCATTCAAAACATCTCCTAATGTCCCCACAGAAAGTCCCCCAACCTTCACACGACTCGTAGCACGTAAAATCCTTTGACTGGCACATGGATCGCCTTTGGGGGTCGTTCCAGGCGCCTCGCTAAACACGTCCTGGTCCTTTACGACCATCTGCTTACCCACATATACTTTAACAGGCGTTCCTGACGCATTACCTAGCACTAGAGGCGGTGTATTACATGAGCCCGATCCACCTGAGTCTGTTGATGTAATATCAGCAATTGGTTTAGACATGCTCTTGTTTCTTGTAATTGTATATACGTGTCATTAAGAAAATCTACTAAATTTTCGTGTTCTTCTGATCCTGGACGACGATACATTAAAGGTCCTGGTTCTTCTAACTCTTTGAGTTTAGTCTCCAAGAAATTCAATCGTTGAATCAGTTCGCTGTCCATTAGAAATTGTCTCCTTTTGTACAATACCACTGAAATCAGTCTCTAGACTAATCTCAGGGGCTTTTTGTGTGCCTGAGTAGTAATCTAATGCTACATCCTGCATTAAATCGGCAAACTCATTGAAGTCATCAAAGCGTTGCTCTTTTAAAGTGCCATCCTTTGTTTTGAAAGTTACTTTATGCTGTTCCATGGTTCTTATTTGTGAAAGGGTTTTTATCAGTTTTCCACCTTGGAAATTTTTTTGATCAGGGACTCCATAAAAATTTTTGTGGTCTCTACTAAGCATATCGAAATATAACTTAGTTGTTCCCTGATACTAGTCGAGGTTTTCATTGAATTTTTTTCTGGGCGAATTTTTTTATATAGAGGGACCCACAAATATTTATCACGCTCTGGGAAACGTTTATAGCTTAGGTACGCCAGATGGGACCCGCTCGGCGCCGCCGCCATAACGATAACGTTATAAAATAACTGCTCGGCGGCGTTAGCTATAAAAAAGGGGGCATAGATTACTGCCCCCAGGTATCAGTTAACTGCAGCGAGTGAGCGTCTGACTTGACGTTTAATCTGTGCGATGGCGTAGTTATCGCTGGGCGTCTTTGAACATGTCTGTGTAATGTTGAGAGTGCGGTGCTTATACTTTAGGTGCTTTGAATCATCATAGATGTAGAAGTCGTTGTCTGACATGATGGCATCTACAATCTGCCTGTATTTGCGTTGGTTCATAAAAAGAATTGCGATGGGGTAGGGGTCACCCGAAGGTGGGGAGTTTGGCGATTGCCTCCTCATGCCAGCGGTCAGCGTAGGCGCCTGCCAACCACGCTGCCTCTACGGTGATGGGGAGGTCCTGCCCCATGGTCTGGTGAGAGGTCTCGGTCTTGCGCCCTGCCCATACGATCTGGCGGGTCTTGAGGCAGGTGGCGGGGGTCATGATCATGGGTCTGTGTGTCGGTTGAACTGAGAGAAGTCTAGCATGAAAGGGGGAGGCGCCCCCCCCCGTAGGATCTCAGCGGATCGGAACGTAGGCGACCTTCACCAGAGAGTAGAGGGGCTCACCAGGATAGGTGGCAATCTCAGCGTCTTCCAGGCGCTCGCGTAGCACTGCTGCCTCTGCCTCTGCCTTCTCAGCGGCGGCGTAGAGTCCGAACAGTTCGGGGCGGTCGTAGTAGTCGTTGCCAGTGGTGAAGATCGCGTATGCTTCGGTCATGGGTCTGTGTGTCGGTTGAACTGAGAGAAGTCTAGAGGCGATCCGCCTCAGTGGCGGTCGCTGATGTTCCAGGTGCCCGACTGCACCTCAGCGGCGGGGAAGGGGAACGAGCGACCCTCGGCGAATGCCTGGCGGTTGGCGGCAGACCTTGCCATCATGGCATTGTGCTGGGCGGTGTAGTCTGCCATCACTTTGGCGATCATCTCTGCTTTGGTCATGGTCTTGGTCGTTTGAACTGAAGTCATTATAGGGGCAAAATGGGGGCATCCCTGCCCCCTAGTGGTCGGTTCACAGATCGTACATCATCTCTAGGATCTGGCGGTCGTTGATGCAGGCGCTGTCCCACTTCACCCCATCAGGGGTCTGCCCGATGTGGCGCCCGATCATGCCCTCGGTCATGCAGCGGACGAACTTATCCCAAGGGGTCTCGCTGTCGCTGCAAAACTCTACACACGCCTTGGCGGTATTGTAGAGAAACTCATCGTTCTGCATCCAGAGAGCGACGTTCCAGGTTTCGTAGTTGGTCCAACCGTTGTAATCAAGAGCGGTGTTGGTCATGGGTCGTTTCGTTTGAACTGAAGTTATCCTACAGGCAGGGGAGGGGGATCTCGGTCCCCCTTGTGGCAGTTCAGACGCCGAACACCAGATCAGCAATGGCGTCTGTGATCTCGGTGGCGCGGCACCATTTCATGGGGGCACCGTGAACGGGGCACATCCAAACCATGCAGGGCTCGCCCCACTGCTTGGCAATCGCGTAGGCGTGGTTCATGTTCTCTGCCCACTGGCACCCGTGCTGATCGAAGTTCTGCCAGGCGATGGGTTGGACTGCGATGGCGTTGGTCATGGGTCGTTTCGTTTGAACTGAAGTTATCCTACAGGGTCAGCGAGCAGTGGGCAGCAGGCAGCGGGACACTTCGCCAGGCGTCACGAGCACCTGTCCCCCTTGGCCGATGCAGCGGGCTTCGATCTTGACGTTGGCACGGTTGGTCAGTGTGGCGATGCCTGCTGCCATCAGAACGATGATACCTGCCACCAGAGCATAGGTAGCGATCTGGTCTAGGATCTGGCGGGTCTGGTAGGTCATGGGTCGTTTCGTTTGAACTGAGGTTATCCTGCAGGGTCTGGTGGCGCTCAGCGGGTGAGGCAATGGCAGTTAACCCACTGACCTAGAGAGCGATCCTGCCACAGCAGCAGGGAGAGGATGGCACGGCGGGACACGTTCTCGAAGCGGTAGATCTTGCTGCCGCCCTGGAATCGGACGCGAACGATGCCCTTAACGGGATCTAATGTCAGGCGGGAGATGGCGTCGCTGCCGATGGTGTTGATCTTGTGCATGGTGCTCTGTTGAACTTCAGTCATTATAGGCACGGGGTTAGGCGTCTGTGATGGCATCTTGTGCCAGTGCCTCAGGCGTCCCTCCTGTTAGTTTGATCAGTGCAATGATAGAGGCAACGCCTGCAGGACCTAACCACAGGCAGAGGAGAACGCCCAACGCCAAATAACGTTTTTTGATTTGCATTCAGTAGTGTGCAGAATGAATAGAAAAGGGGGGAGGGTTGCCCCCCTGAATATTCAATTGTCGCGGAAGATGTGCATGGGGCAGTATGTAGAACCATCGTTACATGCAGTGAAATCGTAGTAGAGATTACGATCCCATGTTGCCTCCCAATCTACCTCGATTCCATCGGGAATGTAGGCGCCGTTGCTAGTGTGAAACTCCTCTGCAAAATCAGCAGTAGACTGATAGCAACCATGGTAGCGTTCGTCACAATCTACGATGCAATCGATGCCACTTTCGCTAGCGAGAGCATCAACTGCCTCGTATCCGATCGCTTCACCACAGCGCACATACTCCTCATAAACTTCTACAAATGCCTTCTCATTATACTCATCGATGAACACCAGCATAGCGTCACGATCGTAGTTTTCATCCAAAAGTTCATCGATCTTATCGATTGTCGCAGGCGCGAGCATGATGCGATAGGAGGAGGTGAGAGTGATGGACATTGGTTTGTTTGAACTGAAGTTAGATTAGACGGGATTGGGGAGGGAGTCAAGAGGGTGGATCCACCCTCTCAACTGTCACATGCCATTCAGGAAGTCTGCCATTGCCTCCTGATACTCATCGTAAGTCTTAAAGCGGTCAGCAAAGCGAGCGGGCACCTTGCCATCGAACTTCTGGGGCTCGGGCAGGTCGCGACCCTTGGCGAGAATCTGCTGCTCGTAAACGTTGGGGTTGTAGCGAGTCATGTTGGTCGTTTGAACTGAGATCAGTATAGGGGCAATGGGAGCAGGCGTCAACCTGCTCCCGCTAGCGGTTTAGAGTTTGGCGAGCAGGGCGTTGGCGATCTTATCAGCGGCGCCCTCCAAATTGTCGCGAACGATCAGGCGGAGCATCTCAGCGCCCTCTGGGGTGCGGTGAACTTCGCGGATCATGCTGGGGGTGTAGACCTCCCAGGTGATGACATGTGCCATCTGCAGCAGTTTGGCGTCGGCGGCGGAGATGGTGTGGGTCATGAGTCGTTTCGTTTGAACTTCAGTCATTATAGGGGCAATGGGAGGCGGTGCCCGCCCCCCCCTAGGTCAGTTCACAGATTGCCCATCAGGGCATCTGCCACGATGTTGCCTGCCCCTGCCAGATCATCCCGAACGATCAGGCGGAGCATCTCGGCGCCCTCGGTGGTCTGGTGAAGGGAGCGAACGTGCCCATCTGCAGCATGGGGGCAGTTGGCGTGAACCAGGGAGATGGCGAGAGCGGTTGCTTCGGTCTTGGTCATGGTGCTCTGTTGAACTTCAGTCATTATAGGCACGGGGTCAGCAGCATCGCGACCAGTCTTGTGCCACTGGCCCGACCGACCACTCGCGGCTGATCAGTTTGTATAAACTTCCCCGTCGATAGTGTAGACCACATCAGCATAACCTTCCCCCAGCATAATCTCCTGGTATTCTTTAGGATTGAGTTGATAGTAACCACTATTCAATTCAACCCAAAATGCAGGGTATTCATTCTCACCCCACCAGTAAAGTGCGTCTTTGAAACTATCAAATCCGATGCGTAGTTGGTACATCATTCCTCCAGAAGTTCGGGATAGTAATCAGAAACCTCAGTGATTAGCTCCTCTTCAGTATAATCATTGAAGCACTGAACTAGCATGTCGTAAGCATACATCTCCAGCGTTTTCATGTCCATGTTCTCTAGGACTTGCTGGGCGTAGGCATCAATCAATTCTGCTTTGTTCATGTCAGTTAGCGAGAGAATAGTGGATTTCAACGATACACTCAGTTGAGACGCATTCCAGAGAAGAAGGGAATCTTAATCAGTTCACCTTTATGGTTTTTGAAGTTGATGAACCATTGGAACTTCTCCTGAAAGACACACTCACCAGGGCAACCATGCTCACGCAGAATAGCATTCAGGCGAGACTTGGTGGTATTAGATTGCCAACCACCATCCATCAGCACAATGAAGTTATCGCCAACCTCGGCAATCTTATTGCCATGCAAGAATACATGAGACACACCATTTACACTAGCAACCATGGTGTTGGCAGACTTCCAATCCTTGCTGTCACGAATAGCAGCGTTCATTTGGGTTTCGATCTTACGCATGAGTCGTTTGCTGTTGACTTAGGTAGTATGGGTCAGGATGGGGGCAATTGAAACCCCCTATGTGCCACTGATTAGATTGTCACACGTCGTAGCAGATGTGACCTTTCTTCATGCTATACCACCAAGATGCATCGGATTCGTTGTCACAAATGGTGGCAACATTCAGGCAGAAATCATAACACTCTGCCATGCTATTGTTGAGCCACATGTGATCATCGTGACGCTCAACAATCTTGCTGTTGAAGTAGTTCTCAGTCATGAATTAATTAATCAACAAATGTAATGTAGACTGAATTAGTTAACTACGCAACCACATCTGTGACACTTTGAGGATTGTCACATCTGAGTCGTATAATCAACTTCGACGATTGCAGCAGTCAAGTCATCAAATTCAACCTCACAATTATCTTCACTTTGACTTGCAAGTTCGATCTCGATATACTCTTGGAATGTCATTTAAAAGAAAGCGAAGTACAATGGACCAAAATTTAACCCCACTTGTATACTCTACAAAAGTGGGGATGTAAGGTTCGGTGAAGTGCATTTAGAGTTGCAACTTTATCTACAATACAGACTCACCGAACCTAGGAATATTTAATGTGCCAGTTCAAAAAGTGGCACATATTGTTGGTCAATATTCGTCTTCTTGGATATCTTTGAACTTGCGCTGCTGTTTGTTGCGATTGTTGTAACGCTTGGCGTTTGCAATTTCGTAACCATAGCTGTCGTAATCGTCCTCATAGAAGTTATTCTTGAAGGACAAATCAGAATTGTACTTTTTGTTTGTTTTTGCCATTGTTAGGGTGAAAATAATCAAATAGTAATATTAATCGTAGATATTTAGTATAATCAAGGCAAGATCTTGGATATAAGTTCCAAATCGCCTTGCTTTATACTAATATTAACGAATTTACCAATCGATTCTTTATTATCAAGGCATTCTTGTAAAGAATTGCCCCAATTTGCTTCTTTTATATCATACTTATACACATGCTTCGAAGCTTTAAATTGTATTTCTACACAATCTTCTCTTAATACAATTCTATTAACAGCTGAAGAATCTTCAATTGTATAATCTTTGATAATCTTCGAAAATTCCATTGAATGGTTAAAAAGGTTAAAGTTTAAATCTTAAGAAATCTTAAATCTTAAGAAATCTTAAATCTTAAGAAATCTCAGTTTTTGCAAAATCTCAAAATCTTAAAAAACTTAATTTTTCGAATTTTGAGATTTTGCAGATTTTGAGATTTCCCAAAAACTGAGATTTCGCAGTTTTTGAAGAATCGCTAGAATCGCCCAGAAGGCGTCTCTCGATTACCTAGGTAGTATAGGATGCCTTCGAGAAACTTCGAGGGTATTGGGGACGCTTTGAGAGGTGGCACAGAGGACCTTGACAATCGATAGGGTGCGTGCTAAGCCAACAACTCTAGAGCACCTTAGTTATATTTTTTAATACATTTTTAATAATCATAGTTTTCCACAGCTTTTTCCACAACGTTGTGGAAAACTCTAAATTTCATGTCAGAAAACCCTGATAAACACTAGGGAGTATCCTTACGGAGAATTGTTAAGATCTGTTGATTACTTTTAATTTTTCTCTCATTCAGTCCCAAGACAACCTGCCCTCTCTTTATCATCTTCATCATTGCTTCTTGTGCTGATTCAAGTTGAAAGTACACAGCAAATGCAGATCTTGGTTTTGTCTCTCCATAGAACATATGTTCATACTCAACAGCATAGAACACATTACTAAACTTAGGTGTTCTCATCTTCATCCTCTCTTACAATAGGATTAGCATACGTACCATAGTAATGAATGTAATGAAGAAAATTATTAATTGATCGTTCTATACCAAGACTCTCTTTAACTGCTAACCATGACTCATAATCATCTTGGAGATCTTTTCCTAACGTAATTATTACTTCCATCTTGGACCTACTACCCATCCTACTAATACATCTCTTGTACCAGACTTTACCTTTCTTACACGATGAACACACCTTGAGTCAAATATAATTAACTTACCTTTCTCTTTTGGAATAGTAATCATATGATGTGGTGGGAAATAGATTTGAAATTCTCCACCTTCATAATCATCATTCAAGAGAAGAGAGAAGGACAACTTACGTGAGTATTCATTATAAACTTCAGTCTTTAATCCATCAGCAGGTACTTGAGGAGAATACCTACCACAGAAGTCATCACAATGCCAAGCATAATGTCCTCCCTTATCATAAGAGAGGAACTCAACATTATCATTATCAAACGAGGTAATATCAAACTGAAAGTTATGCATATTTGCTCTAGAGATATGATGCCAGATCATACCAACAAACCAATGTTGAGCATCTAGACCAACTGACTTACAATCTCGTATACGAACTACTTCTTTAAAATTACCACCAGACATAACTCGTCCAGGATTGAGTTGTGGGTTATGCTGGTTGATAGTTTCATAGATCGAATCAATAATAGAGTCGGGAAGACTCATATCAATGTAAGTAAATGGGTTGCAGTTCATTTGTTCAAATACTCTTGTATTTCTTCAGTATCGAGATACATGATCTCATCTTGATTTTCTGGGTTAATCCATTCCAGGAATTCTTCACCAATAGCAATTGCATCAGCATAACATTCTTTTTTCATCAAGTGTTTGAAGCGGCGTTCGCGATTCTTAATTGTCTTTTGTACTTGGTCAAAGAAAACGTTTTCATTCTTCATTGAATAATCAGCTGATTGGTAAGGTGGTCATACTGGACAAATTCTAAACCAGGAGGCAGTGCTTTGGCAAGACCGCTGGCAAATTCGTTAGGAAACTTAGAAAAGTAACGCCAATACTTACTGGCAAGATCTTCATCTTGTGGTGGTAGTGGTTGAATTACTGGACCTTTAACAGGTTGCTTGAAGCGAACTAGTTGTGCGACGTGATCGGCGATGATGTTCATTTGATGTAGAAAACGTTGTGTTGTTCTTGATGGAGATCTGCTGCTTTCTTCAAGTAATAACATACATGAGCAACATATTCAATGTAATCTTGTTCTTCTTCACGGATGTCAGAAAGTTCCCATGCTTCATCCCATCCAATCTCTCCTTTCTTAATACCATCAACTTTATTGTCGAAGTCACAGACAGGAGCACAGAAGAAGTTACCATCTTCACCCATTGCAAATGCAGTGTCACCAGCAACAAGATAAAACTTAGGAGCAGTCATTGAAGTAAAAGCGATTGTACTCTGTAGGTAATTTAGCAGGTAGGCGCAGGAATGTCAAGCATTAGCGCATGTAGAGGTAACCGCCTGCCCAGTCACAACGCTCAAACATCTCTTCGCGGGAAGCAATAGAGAGAACATTATAACGAACACCTTTGGCAGGTGCTTTAGTGCTTGCTGGCTTGTAGACATCACCAGTCTTCTTGTCAATGAAAGCATGAATGCTGTCACGACGATCACCAATGTGCATAAAGACTTTGTGATACTTACGACCAGAGGAGTCCAGAGAGTAGTGATAACCATCAGGAGCAGTCTGCTGGAGAGCATCACACAGCATCAGACCATACTTGACGATGTTGAGGTGGATGGTGTTGCGAGCATCTTGCTCGGAAGCAAACTGGGCGAAGGTGGTGGTCATGGCGTGTTTCGCTGATGTAATCAGTATAGGGTCTCGGGCGGCAGTAGGAGTGCCTGCAGTACCAGTTCCTGAACTGCCCACTCAATGTTGAAATCGGGTAGTTCGTCCTCCCATCCTAGCGTAGTCTCTTCAGATACTAGATTCTCAGTCATTTGGAGTAAATGCACTTAGGATTGTATGGTTGAGTTTCGCATACACGATCATATGCTTCAAACATCTTTGCATCACGTTGAATCAAAAAGATGTTATAAGAAATTATGCCCACTAATGATAGCAGGCATAGTGATAGATTTTGTTTCATCAAAAAACAACTTGACGACCATCTGCCATAATGAAATATCCAGGATCAGGTAGGGCAGCAGCAATAACTAGTTCTTTATCATTAGAGAGTTCTTTGAAACTACCTGTAACAGCATTCAAAATAGTAAGAATCTCATCACCAGTATTACCACGCTTAAGTGCCTTGATTTGCTCGTCGATAGTCATAGGGTCGATTGATAGGTTAGAAGGGCATTGTAGGAGCACAGAGGCACCCCTGAGATTGATTATAGGTCATGGGGGGATGGTATCTACCCCCGATGACCAGTTTGAAGAGTGTCACATGTGAGCATCGTGCCAGGCAGAATCTTGTGCATGATCTACACCTTCGTTCCAATACATGTCATACTCTTCCTCACTCATTTCACATACACGACGAAACTCATCAATCTCTTCTTGCGTCATGGGAGTTTGACCAGGGAGGAGAGGCATACCAGTGTTGGGGCAGATGTCGTAGATCTCGGCGGGGAGGTCTTTGATCATGGGGCGTTCCCTTGACTACCTTGTAATATTAACGCTTCCAGGGCGGCACGCCAGGCGCAGGTAGACACTTCGCCCACTGGTCTTCTGCCTCTCTCCACCAGCGTCTCGCCTTGACGTAGGTAGGATCCTTCGCTGCCTTGTCTCGGTATTCTTTGAATATTTTTGCAGATTCCGCGTAATGGCACGTCGAATGGTCCGCTTCCTGCGGAAGGATTTCACGATTTTTCCCATATTTACATCCAGAATGGTGATTTGCGTACCTTCGTGATCGCGTAAACCCCATTTCTAGGAACTTTCGACACATATCCATGCCAATAAAGTCCCCTTCGTTCATATATTCCCAAAAACGTGCAAAAATGGTCGCGGCACTGACCTGTGCCTCCTGCGGCGTCTTGAAGCGCCAGTGGAGGCAAATCTGTGCAGAATAGGGTTGAACTAAAAGTACACCCTGTTCACCACGACCAATTCTGTATAGATGTCTGTTGGTTTTCTCTGTGAAGTCTAGAGTTTTGTAATCAATCGAGTAGTCGAATTCAATCACTTTCGTTGCTGTAATAAACTTTCAGATTATCACCATTGATGTTCATGTGGTAGAATCTTACCATCATTAGTATAGATGCCCATCCACACATGTCTCCCTTCTTCCATTGTTTCATAATGAAAGAGTCTAACATCTTCCAGCACAATCTCATCAGGATTTTTAGTAAATCTGCTCATTCTGCCTCCTCATAAGCATCCTGAACCATCTCTGCGATTTCCATTACCTCTGCCTTCATTTCAGGAGTTGATGTCTTTGCAATCTCATCATAGAACAGAGTGAGCGCAGTTGTCAAGAGAACAAGTTGTCGTTTTGTGAAATTCATTGATACTTCATCTCCTTGATAAGAGCAGTGAAGAATGCAACACGATCCTTTGAGTATTCAATATCTACATTATAATCCTTACAGAAGTTATAAAGCTGTTGTTCAAATTTTGTAAGATGAATAATACTATCAAATCGACTGTAAGTAATGTGATTGATGAACTCTTGTTTCATAATCTCAAACAAACGCACTTGGTCATCTTGTGTAAAATCTACCTCACGGTCAGTAATTTGATGTGATTTGAAATTGATTTTCATAATTAAGAGAAGTTGTAATGTACTCGGGTGTAGAAATCTTTGAAGCAACTCTTATTAGAGAGATTCATCATCACAGGCGGGATGTAGTATGAATATTCAGCAAAGAAATCTTCTTTACTGAGGAATTTGAGACCATGGAGATACCAAGTGCCAAACTGCTTATGGAATTCTCTCACAGCACGATACTGCTTGGAGTTAACAGGCACATACTTATTCTCACCAGAATAATCATCACCATATGGTGTTGCTTGTGTCATCATAATACAGGTCGTTTGACCTTCACCTGTGCCGTAGTATTCTCCAATCATATACACCCAATGCTCATCCACTGGGAATACATCACGATCATACTTCTCCTCGTATTCTTTCATACAAGCATCAGCAACCAGTTGGAAGTTTTCTTTCTTTTTTGCTTCCAGTTCTTCAAAAAGTTCTTCGTGTTCAATCTTACGAAGTTCTTTCAGCGCATCGGAATACTTACCAATGGCACACACAGCAGTTTGAATTGGGTCCACACGTTCTTTCCTCTCAATTTCAGATAGCATTTCTAGAGCATCACAGTTGTCACGATACAGGTTATCCAGTGCGTTCAGTGCTCTGTTTGCTGCCTCACGACGCTCTGCCTCTTCAAACATTTCATCGGGGTATGGTTCAGTCATTGTTCTTTTCTACTAGGTTTAGCAAAGAAAGGTTTTCCTTATTTACCTTTTCCAACTGCTCTATTCTATCACACAACTCGGTGATAATGTAAATCAGTGAATCGTAATCAATCGTCTCTGTGTCATTCCCGTTCTCCATATCATAATAGACAGAATGGGAGAGTTCTCTCTTGAAGTTGCGTTCAGTCATCAGTTTTGTAGATAGGTGTTACAGAGATTATAGTGTATTGTCCTCGTGCGTCAAGGAAATTAGCAGCAGCAAGTGCCATTCTCATTGTATCATGCTTTTGTGTGCGATACTCTTGTGGATCAGTATCAAAGTTACATTTGTATGCCACTTGGTAATGATCTACAGATGATGGATTAAAGTTCTTGAGTTCTTCTTTGTTCATCGTAATTTACTCTTGATTTTGTTGAGACAATCGTTGAACCCTTGAACCAGTTCTTCCACACCAATAGATTGAGAACCTGCCGCAGATTGTGGTTTGGGTAGCCATTCTTCAATTCTACGAACAAGATCACGAATAGAAGTATCGCTGTCATCATTTGAATTGACACTGAAGATATCATCCCACCAATCAAGGATTACATCATAAAGTTTAGGACCAAAGATAAATTTGAGTGACCCATCTGGATTAGCAGCAAGGTCAGCAGAGAACACCTCTTCAAGCAAGCGGAATGTTTCCGCATCATCCACACGAGTTAGAATGCCACTTTCATCATTCTCACGCCACCACTTGATCCAATCATTACCATCATGATACTCTTGACGATAATATGTGGTGTTGTTGTAATCAACACAGAACACTCTACCATCTTTGAGTAGTTCCATTTGAGGAATGGGTGTTTGTGGTTTCACATAATCTAATGGGTCTTTATCTGGATGCTCTTCACACCATTTCACACTCTCACGGACAGCATCCCATTTTTGTTCTTCTTGAACTTTTTCCATTACTTCCTTTGCTGTAGAGATTGCGTAAGCAAACTCATATCCTGCTTGGAAGCCTTGCCACCTTTTATCATCAAAACTATCCCAAGTTCCAGTTTCAGGATATTGTCCCCACCAATCTTTGTAGCATTCTTCTACTGGTGATTTTGTTTGTTGTTGTTCTTCAAATTTTTGTAGTTTCTCTTGGAGAACAGCAATATCCTCTTTGAGTTGTTGAATAGTTTCAGTCATTAGGAACATTCAATAGTGATTTTTGTAGAGTAAATGTAATGTATTCTTCGTCCTCACATTCTATCACACCTTCATCAATAAGGAAACCTCTTACGATTTTAAGAGCATTCTCAAAAGATGTCATACCATAAGCACCCTCATTCACAAATCGTTCGTAAAGAGACACTACATCTTTTGATGGTTCTTGTGCTACCTTCTCCTCATAAGCAGCATCATAACCCTTCTGGAAAGCATCCCAAGAAATTACATTCCAATTATCTAGTGGAGTAAGGTCTTCACTAACATCTTTCACAGGATACTTACCATAAGCATCTTTGTATGCTTCTTCTGCTGGTGATTTTGTTTTTTCCAGTTCTTCAAGAAATGAGAGTTTTTTAGTCAAAACTTCAATCTCTTTTTTAGTTTTCTCAATTTCGTTGTTGAAAGGCATTTGATGTTTCTCTCCAAGTGGTCCATAAGCTTGTTCCATTAGTTGTTGAAAGTCCTTTTCAATACCAAACATTACAGGTTCTCCAACTCATCACATACATCAAGAATATCACGAGCATCAAGCACCATATCTTCTACACCTTCATCTCCACAGCACTGATAGTATTGGAGTTCAAATACTAACTCACGGAGAACATCAGCAATAATTTTTCTGCTGTCAGAAGTAATAGAGGTGTCAAATTGTTCTACTGGTGTCATTAGTGCTTTGGAATAACCACCAATATAAGTATCCCAAATTGCTTGTGCTACTTCTTTTTTGTTAGTCATTTGCCATCACTCCAAGGATACTCATAATCTACCTCAATACTTTCTAAAAGTGTGCGAGCAAACATAATCTCACCATAATCAGAACCATCCTCAAAAATATCCCAGTTATGATGTGGATATTCATAATCAGGATTTAGATTATAACAAGTTGGTTGTTCTGCGTAATTTTTGAGAACTTTGAGAAGATGTGTGAGTTTTTCGGTGTCAGTCATTATCAGAACTCCAAGTATTCATTTCTGTGCTTACTTTAGCACTTTCATAACCATCATCAAAACCATCACGATGCCCTGTGCTGTATGCCTTTTTATAGATTTCTTGGGCAAACTTCAAGAGGTCTTCTTCATCACATTCCCAGTAAATGTCGTTTGTTGTTTTACTTATGTGTCTATCAAACTCACAGGTTTTAGCAAGTTCAAGGATTTGTTGTTCAGTCATTTTCAATAAGTTTCACAAGGTCTTGTCCATATCTTACCCCAGAAGGGTCGGGAAGTAAAGAGTTGTTTGCAAGAATATCACAAACAATCTGTCGTTCTGGGTCTCTCATATACTTCTGGACTTTTTGTAGAAGTTCACATCGGGTCTTGTAAAAATCGTTCTTTTCACAAAGTTCTCGGGCAAACCTCAAGAGGTTTTCGGTATTAGCAATCCAACCACCTTGATAATCAAAATGTTGTTCTGCTATTTCAATCATTTGTTCGTTAGTCATTCTTGCCACCCCTCAAAGTATTCAGTAAAGCAAGCAAATGCTAAACTAAATCTGTTCTGTTGAAAATCTACACTAAAAAGAGAACTACCAAAGAAAGAAAACAAGATGTTGATGCCACCAGAAGAATGAACGATACCACCAGGAGTTTCGCAATTCACCCAGAGTAGTGATTTGTTGTTGATAATACCAAACTGCCAAGTGTGAGATACTTCACCATTAATCCAAGTTTTTTCGTCGTATTGAAAGAGTTTCATCGGGTTTCTGTGTGTATGAGGTTATTGAAAACGGGAAGCAAACTTAATTGCGTCTTTTTCTTTGTCGTATCGTTTGAATACTTTAGTTACCCAATAAGCATCACCCCGCAGAGTATTTTCTTTGAACTCATCAACCTGAACAATAAAAGTTCCATTAGAACCTTCTCTAATTTGAACTTTGATGTCACCAATTTTTGGGAGTTCCATAGGTTTGGTTGCTTATGAGTGTATTATAAGGCAAAACACTCCCCTGTGGTGGAGGAGTGTGCCAGTTCAAGGAGTGTCCTCATTCATAATAAGCATCCTCCTCATATCCAACATAATCACTTTGGATGTAATTGAAGAACTCTCCATCATCGTGGGTCATAGTCAAACACCATTCGTCAAAACATTCACCAAACCACCACCAACCAGATTGGAGTTTCTCAAAGACATTCATAGGACGATTGTATTTCACTCTCCCCTCCTAATGTTCTCACCAAAATAATACATCCAATCAAGAACAACCGAAATAGGCACACACCACCAGATGCTTAATCCTGTAAGGTTATGAACCCCAAACACAAGAGCAACAAAAAGTGGAAACTGAAGTGGAAAAGCAAGTAGAGTGTTTTTGAGTTTCATTTCAGTCCCGAATAAGTTCTACAAAATCACCGAAGTAGTTATAGACCTCACTATAACCAGAAGAGTGCCCGTGTTCCCAAGCAAGTTCAAAACACCTATTTCTTTTAGGATTATCACTCACACTAAACTCCTCAAACAAATCATTCTGGAACTCTTGATGAAGTTTGTTGCGTTCATCATCATACTCTTTGCGATGTGCCTTGTATGCGTCCTCATTCAAAACTTCTTGAATGAGAGCATTAGGATATTCTTCTTTTAGTTTTGCTTTATCTTTAATCCAGTGAAAACCAGACCAGAGACACTCCCCCTTATCATAAACATAATAGGTGATGTAATCCCTTTTGTGAGTATAGATAGTTTTTGGTTTGGAATAATAATCAAATGGTTTCATTTCAGTTCCTCAAAACTTCCCTTCAATTTCTTGTCGTGTTGCTACTTCCACAGTAGGATAATTCACATCTTCATAACCATACAATTCAAAATTCCTAATCAGGTCTGTAACAAGATTATCACACAGATAATCAGCAAAAATGTTCGGGTCAAGTTTCCCTTTATTTGTAAGCATATCGTGATCCTTATGCTTTTCAGGGTCAAACCTAATATAAAAAGTTACTTTATAACCTTGTAGATTTTTTAGGATATTTTTGTGTTCTTGTTGTTCCTTATGTTTCTGGATTTGAAGTTCAAGTTCTTTGAGTTGTTCTACATTCAGTTGAGAGAGGTCAATCATCGGGTTGGTTTCTATGGTGTCTTGTTCTGGTAATAAACCTTCACGGATTATTCGTGGTTTTGGGAACTCTGGTTTTTTCATTTCAGTTCCTCAATAATCGTAAAACTCATCAACCTTTTTGCCATCCTTATCATAGGCAGTTCCAGCATAAGGTTCAAGAGAATTGATGATTTCTTCACAATCTGCACCTACCTCAAACCGATAAATGTCATCAGCATTTGCACCACAATCAACTGAAATTTTACCACCATCTGGAAGATTTCCAGTATAGGTGAAGGTGTATTTGTAATATGAAGAAAACTTGACCTTCACATCACCATACTTTTCGTAGAATTCTTTTCGGGTCATCGGTTGGTTGCGTATGAGAGTATTATAAGGCATCACAGGAGGCTTTGGAGTGCCCTTGTGCCAATTCTTCAAGTGTCTTCTGGGATAATGAGTAGATGTTTGACTTTATCAAAGTTTTCATTAGTTTCAGATATTTTCAATCCAATAGCATCAAATAATGCTTTTACATCTTTGATAGAAGTTATTTTAGTTGTATCTATATCATACCATTTAGTTCTTCCGATATATAAAGTTCCTTGTGGTTGGATATAAGTATCTGATACTGGTTGTCCTATGTTATTCTCCCACACATCAACATCCCAAGGAGATGAGATATTCTTTTCAGGTTTCCAATCAGTCATTTTTCAGTTTCAGAAGATTGTTTATTTGGTTTCTGATTTTTGTTGCTTCTTGTTCTACTTTCTCCAAATCTCCCATAAGAAGTTTTAGAGTTTTATTTTTCATAAAAGTGTTTGGGTTAGTCATAGTTTTTCAATCTCCTCACATAATTCTAACACATCAGCACAGGAAATCACACCAGGGCTTTGTTGAAGTTGGTTGATAACCTCACGAAGAATACCAGTAAGGTGGAAAGCAGGATCGTGTGCTTGGTCATCATAATAAGCAGAAACTACTTTATCTGCTTTGGTTTTTATGTCAGTCATACATTTTCATCTCCCATATCAAAAGAACATTCACCATATCCGTTGTTGTATCCATTCTTGTAGATTGCTTGGGCAAACTTCAGAAAGGCATCACTATTCCCATACCATTCACTACAACTACCATCGTCTTGAATACCACCTTCTGTGAAGTAATTTGGTATAAGTGCGATAATTTGTTCGTCAGTCATAGTTTTTCAATCTCCAAGAACACCAGACCTTACACTTTCAACTCCATTATCATAACCAATATCATATGCTTTATCAGCAACTACAAGAGCAAACTTTACAGCAACTTCACGGAAGGCATTAGTGAGAGCACCAGTCATTACACCAGCACCAAGTTCAGTCATTCCAAATTGGGTTCCATCTCCCCAGAGTTCAATAAGTTCCTGTTCGGTCATTTTCATTCTCCTTTGAGTTGTCGGATTTCACTTTCAAGTTCATAAATGCGTTCATTCATTTGATGAAGAAGCATAATCAACGAACGACTACAAATGGTTTCTCCACTATCTTCTGAAATGTATGTTAGAGTATCACTATGCTCTCCATAAGAGAAATGTTCTTTTGCCCATTCTTTGGGATATTGAATGTCGTAAGACATTTTGGGAATGGTTTTCTCAAAGAGGGTCATTTGGAGTTCCTTTGTGTATGAGGTTATTATAGACCAATAGGAGACCTTGTGGGGGTCTCCCTGTGCCAGTTCTTCAAGTGTCAGATGTCATACGGCATTTGAGGGTCTCGTGTCCACAATTTCTGGTAGGTTAACCACTTTTCTTGGTGTGGGGTCATTTCGGCAAACCAGTGATGACCATCAGAATCCACAGAATCAAGATAGTGGATTTGTGTTCTGGGGCAAATAGTTCGGGTGACTGATACAAACTTTACTTTCTCAACCATTTTTCACAACCTCAAATGTAGGATTACCATTAGCATCAAACTCAACAGCAAGATTTACTGCATAACCACCTGAAATCTTCCAAGTAGCATCTTTGTATTCTTGTGTTTCTTTGTCTGGATACTTTGCTTGAAATTGTCCATCAACAAGTTCATTCGCATCAACATCACCAAGATAGTGAAGATTGACAAACTTACGCAATCTTAACTCATCATCTGTAGAAAGATGAATGGTTACAGGAACAATAAACTTGTTCTCTGGTCCAAATAGTTCATCAAGGTCAGTCATAGTTCATCATCCTCCACTTCATCAGCAAGACGCAGTATAGCATCCTTCACCCAGTTCTGACCCTTGATGAAATGATGTTTTTCAATACTCAACTCTCGGTCAGGGTCTGGTTCAATATTGAGACCTTCCACTGCTTCACGGAGAGCGGTAGCAACGGCAGAATTATCATAATAATATGGACCTGGACCCAACTTACTATAATACTCATTCATTACTTGTTGTGCTCTGTTTTTTCTACTCATCGTTGTCCCTCTCATACTCACGATAGTCCCATTTGAGGTTATGTTTAATCAATTTAAACGCACCATCAAGAGTTGTTGCTTGGTCATCAATTTCCCAATCACCAATCTTAATACTATAATACACCAAAGAACCTTCTGTGGTGTAATCACGGATACTAATTTCAGTCATCTTCACTCTCCCAATTTACCACAACATCTTCAAATTGACGAATATCAGTGTAGTCCATAGGAGTGCCACCTTTCATCTCATGGAAGATGTCATCAAACAACTCATTGACCATCAAACTCTCAAATGCTTCTTGGTCTGGGGGACATTCCCAGTCCTCAAACATATGAGATTCAGGCACAACAGACCACGTTTTAGTATAGGTGATCGTGATCGCTTTCATGGGGATTTTCATTTTACTTTGTCTGCCTCCTCACAGGATTTCCAGATGTCTTCACAGATTTATCATAAGTGGTTGTCTTGTAGTATTGATAGTTACGCTGCAACCAACTTGCAATATCCATACACAAATCATCAGCATCACTATGATGGATGTAGTGCTTTACGATTGTGTGTAGTGATTCAGTCATCATTCAAATACTCGTGTTGGTGTGCTTGGTATCGTAGCAGCGTGGGAATACAGGATGGTGTGATACCAATAGATTGTAGCACTTCTTCAAACCAATCAGCAGTAGCATCAATTACTGCTTGTGCTTCTGCTTCCTCATTAGGTGGTGCTGTTTGGAGAGCATTTTCAATCATCTTCAGTAGTTTTGTTTTATCAGTCATACTTTACTGTTGTGCCTCAATGATAGATTTGATTTGTTTGAGATTGTCATAAAGTTCTTTATTGAAATCATAAATTTCAGACAAACCCTCTACATTATTGTCCTCAAAGTTAGTTTCTTCACGGATCTCCCAAGACAAACTATCCATATCTGCTGCTGTTTCTGTGAGGAAGTATTCAAGAGTTTCAAGTAAAGTCATTTGCCCTCCAACTCATCAAGTTTCTCATTAACAATACCAGTCAAGTCAAGTGTACGTGGATCAATACCAGCATCAGTACAATCCATGATAAACTCCATAAAGGCACCTAGAATGAGACAAGCACGACGTTTATCATGCTTTGTGATAGCAGTATGTGGCATGGCAACATAGTGTAGCACATGCTCGTAGAGTTCATCGTAAGTCATCGGGGAAACTTGTAATTACAATCAGGGCACAACCAGTGGTTGATTCGATCTTCATCAATCAACTCAACTCCTATCACACGACTATAGAAATAAGGTGGAGAATAATTTTCCCAGTATTGTTGTGGAATGAGTTTATCAACCCAATTTGCACCACATTCAGGGCAGTTTTCAAGTTTTGTGATGTCAGTGTAAGTCATTTGTATTGCTCCAGGACATCAATAAAGTGTTGAATACAATCTTTGGGAATGTGAATGGTTTGGTATCCAGGACCATTACCATCCTCTATACTGACATTACCACACTCATCAGTGGTGAAATCAAAACTCCAACCATCTTCTTCGTGTTCAATTTTGATGTGTTTGGTGATAGTGTAGGTCATCAGTTTTTCTCCGTGAAGAATGTTGAGCATTTGTTGGTGATAGTGGTCTGCATCACGAACCACATTTGCTGCTTCAGATACATCTTCAATCTCATACTTTGCCATTTCCAGAGAGTGAATTACATTGGAAAGAAGATCAGTTAGTGCCTCAATCTTTTGTGTGTCAGTCATCGGATGTAAAGATGTTTTTTGTTGGTAATCATATGATCCAGAACCTGTGCCAGTTTCTGTTCATATGTGGGATTGTTGTGCTTCATACACTCCACATAAGCATCGTGGAGACGAGCATAAAGATCATCCCAGTGGGTTTTGTCGATTGGTTTGATCATTTTTGAAGAAGAACGATGATAACGGCAAAAGAAAGGAAAACAATTGCAACAAGAGCACTAATCCACAGAGGAGATAGCACCCACCACCAGCTCCAGGTAATATTGCCTGTGAGTTTCAGACCGATAAACAGAACAGTCAGCAGACCAGGGAAACCGATACCGCTAGAAGAAGAGGAAGTGTTGTTAGACATGATTTTCAGCAAAAAAGGGCAGCAGAGGGGATTTCAACAACTTCAGGAAGTTTGTTGGCATATTCGTGCATATTATAGCACACCCACTCACCATTACGGAAGAGATAATGATACTCTTCACCAATACCAGGGAGCAGATATTCCCCAAGACCAGCATCAAGGCGAGGAGGACAATCTTGACCGCGCTGAGAATAATATTGAGGACCATAAGATCCATCAGCACTATCATCCCAACGATCATCAGTCCAACAAGAACTCATGTCACCACCATCAATCAACTCAGCAGCTTTAGCACGAGTGTTATAGTGAGTGCGAAGAATACGACCCAACCATTCAGGATAACCATCCCAGTGGTGATACACAGAGAGCACAGAACCATTCTTGAGTTCAATACCGATGCGTGAACGAGTTGCCATTGCAGTAAAAGCGGAGAGTTTAATAAAGGAAATACGGGATCAGTACAATTCGTAGGGTTCAACGTTATACTCAATCACATCCAGGAACTCTTGGAAGCGGTTGAGCGCCTTCTCGTTCATCTTAGGATCCATGAAATCGTAGTAGAACTGGAGAGCGTAGCGAGCACGATCTTCAGGGCGGTTCAGGATCTGCTGGAGACGGGCGTTCATGGGGCGTTCCCTTGACTACCTTTGTAGTATAGGGCAAAGCACACCCCCCACAACAGGGAGTGTGCCAGTTCACAAGGTGTCTCGGGGTATCTTGCGCTCATATAGTTTGCGTAGAGCATCTGATGGTGGGTCTGGGTTCTCAATCTTATCCATGATCAAATCATAATCTACTTCAGACACATAGAAAGTATATTGTTGTGGGAAACCACCCAATCTACTCTCTCGTTCTTCGCTGATGGTTGGATGATACATGTCATCATATGGATAGATATACATCTGATACCATCCATAATTTAACTCTTCAAAGAATGCACAACGATCAATGTTGTCATTGTACTCAACAAATCTAAAGTTGATACAATTATCCCAGCTCCACCAGGAGTTCTCAAACCACGTCTTAAACTTTTCCATTAATACTCCACCAAAAGTCATGTGCTCTAATGTGATCATCTAATCGATAGTCTGTATGGTTGATCAAACGATACCAATACCACAATGGTGTATGCTTAATCGGTTTTAATCCGATTATCCACTTGTTTATGAACACAGGAAAGTCAATCATCTAACTCCACATCCTTCACAAGGTCTTGCAATCGGACCATAAAGTCCTCATCCATAGGATATACTTTTTCTTTACCAGTCTCAATATCATCCACCATCTGGAGCAAACTATCCAAGAAGTGTTTGGGATAAATCTCATCTTCCAGACTATCCCAGAAGTATAAGATGCATTGCTCTAATGGATCATCACTTACAAGTAAAGCATAATCCTTATAGTTCTCACCCATGAGGTCGCCCCAGTTTTTGAAGGCATACCAGCAGTTGTACCAACCTTGAATGATACAGGATTTCCAGTAGTATTCTATCCAAGACATCTTGGTTTTCTTGGTGTCTGTTCCCAGAAGTGGTTTAGTAAACATTACTTTAAATTCTCTCTGCAAAATACAAATCGTTTCCACTCTTCATCAGTAAAGTTATCACTAGCGTAGGGAATACCCACGACATAAGAGCAGAACATATTTATTTGTTCAGATCGGGGCACAGGCGGTGTTGCCACCGCCGCCGCAAGTAGAATTCCAATCATTTGTTCATCTGTAAAGTAGGGACAGGCATTCCGCCTTCGGTAGGCACATAGATGGTAACATTACCCTTTTGAGATCCTTCTTCAAGTCCTGTGATATACAGATACTGAAGATACTCACGATTACCCTTCAAGCTGTCACCAATAATTTGGTTTGCTTGTGCCACACCTTTAGCACGTTCAACCTCTGCTTGTGCCAGTTCTTTGGCACTATCAAGTTTTGCTTTTGCTTCAAGCACAGCAACCTGACGAGTATATTCTGCTTTTTGTAGTTCTGCTTTACCAGCAAGAGATTGTGACCACACATTATACATTGGACCACCAACGAATAGAATGGTAATCACCGCTACACCAAAAACTACGGCAATAGCAGTAGGGGTAGTAAATCCGTTTTGTTGTTTCATTTATCATTCTCCAGGGTAGATTTGAGCATCTCGTCAACAGCACGACGAGCACGATAATTCATGATGATGTCCATAATACAATAACCAAAGGCAAATCCTGCCATAATTGTAGTAAGCATTAGCATTCCTCCATTCTAGTAAAATCTTGATCGTTTGTCAAATTGTCAATACGCTCCCAATCCCAGGTGCGTTCAATAAATCCAATATCAAATCCTAGCTTATAAGCCCAGAACAGGATACTCAACAGACTACCAGTTCCAGATTTGATCTGTAAGTAGGGCCAACTAGGATAATCATTCCATGATACAGACAATTGGAGCAGAGACATGTCTTTGAATGGTCTGGGTACATGCTTGCCAGTATTCAGGAATTGAATGTACCATTCATGCCCAAAGTCTTCACGATAAGAGAGTTTAATCAAATTCATTGTTTTGTTACATCCGCAAAATCTTGTAGTTTACCAAACCTAAAGTGCAATCGACATCGTGGCCAATCTTCCCATTCTCCTTCCCAATTAGCAGGGTAGACTTCCACATATTTTGTAATGTAATGTGGTTGATATTTACCATGTTTACCAGTAGGAATCCATCCATGATTTCCCCATTTGATGTTAGGGTCATGCTTAGGATGACCCTCATCATACACTTCGAAAGTATGAGTTTCTCTATAGGATGGATACCACAACTGACCAGCAGGATCTAACCAATAGTCAGACATTGTGCCACCAATATCCTCTTCAATGTCTTTGGTTTGGCACACTACATTTGTAAATTGCTTGCCCAAATCATACGATGAGCGAAAATAATCAAACATTCCCATTAGTCATTCTCCCTGATAATAACGCTCTTCTCCATATTTTACCAATTCTGCGAGTTGTTCATCAGTAAATTTGGCGAACTTTTGGAAGCGACGATAGAGTGACCAATAACGATCTTCCCACTTAGGATGATTACTGGTAGTGCCATCCGTTACAATAGTGCCATGAGGATCAGTAATTTCCCAGGCATCATCAAGAACTGTGCCCATAGGACCTTTCTTCAATTGGACAAACTCTTCCTCTGCTTTCTTCCAATCTTCAAACTTACCACGAAGATCTTCATCCATGGTCAGTTCATACTCTTTGCAGACTTTACGCTGCTCTTCTTCGCTAGTCCAGTCGTTAAACACCAACGACATAGCGCCAGAGCGAATAGATTGAGGGCACATACCCACACAGAGCATGAACTTCTCAAAGAGTTTGAAATACTGTTTGGCATTGAGATCACCAGCAGGAGCAGTGATCAGGTAATGCTCTTCGGGGATGAATTCATCATCACTGAAGGATGATCCATAGGTAGGAGTCCAGGTAGCGTCAAACTTGAATTGTACTTCAGCGTTGTAGGTCATTGTTCTTGACAAATAGTGGTGGTGTGATTGATTGATTGACAATACAATAGCATCTTAGGAACGTTCTTGTCCAGACTCTCTGTGACAGTTACTAAATTGGCACTGGCAATAATGATGTTTAGAATTAGAAGTACAATTTGAGATCTTTTTTTAACAAGGATGAGGTATTTTTTCATACAACTACCTTTCTAATAATTATGCAATTATCTTTTAATTCAAGTTCAACTATTGTATTTTCATTCCATCCAAGTTCTGCTAATAACTTTTCTGGAATAGGAAACAAAAGATCTCCATTTTCATCAACCTCTATAGTTGAATAATATGGAGATTTGTTCCCAATAGTCACTGAATCAAACTCAGTTTTCTTTTGCTTCATTGATCATTTGCTCCATTTTGTCGAGCATACCATCAAAAGATTGAATGTGATCGATGTCCATGATAATTTTAGAAATGCTACTGCAAACAATCGGGCGCTCTTGGCGAGCAGCATATGCAAGTGCATTGCGAAGATTTGCTTCTGCTTCTTTCAGTGATTCTTCAACAGATGTTGAGAGTGCCATAGTTTATACTCCTTGGATGTCATGTGGTAGCGATTAATATACTTTTCAGCATGAGAAAAGTGTTGAAACCAACAGGTTTTGTTTTCTTTTTTATCTTCTAAACGATAGGGAAAAGATGAATGAGGAAATAATGAGTCATCAAATGAACGAACTGATTTAATTTCGTGATTATGACCAGAATTCGTCCCAGTCTTTCTTCTTTGCTTCGCTGGTGTTGTTTTCGGTGAACTTTCTTGCAGTGTCGATGTCTTGCTGGACTTCTTCTGCGGTTTGGTCGATTGTGTAGTTAGTTTTTCTAGATTTTTTTCTAAGGTTTGTATTGTACTCTTCGATTGCGATGCTTTCGTTCGCTGCGTCGATGATCGCGTTGATGAAGTCTTCTTCGGTCCAGGTGTTGAGGATGCTTTCTTTTGGGTCGGTTTCGTCCCAACTGATCGTGAAGCTGCCGTTATCTTCTTGTTTGACATTAATCATTTTTCTCCAAGAATTGTATAATCTACTTTAGTTATATCACCATCAGTTAAACGAGAGGAAAGATAACGTTCCAGTTCGGTATCATCAACTCCGTGAGAGTTTGCAAATAGTTTTGCTGTAACTGGATCGGTTCCCCACATAACATCAAGAATATACTTGATTTGGTTAAATGAGAGATAAAGTGATGTTACTGGTTCAGAATTCATCGAACAAATCCTCGGGAAGAACTTCGTAGATTTCGTTACTGGGCATGTAATAGTCTGCTTCGTAAATGAGGCGAAGACGCTCATCTTCAGTCATCTCGGCAGGGTCAAACATGGTCTCGTACATAGGTCTCTTAAAGTATAAGGTGAAAAGTGGTCGGTGTCAAGCTTTTACGATCAGAATCTCATGAGACTCTTTCGTATTGTCGGTTCCTGACGCAATGCGGTTCTCGCCAATGCGGGTCTCTCCCAATTGATAAGAGTAGTGCCACTCAGGATAGTATAGATCAAAATCCTTGTAGTATTCTCGGATTGTTTCACAATTGTTGTATGACAAGATAAACTTGCCTTTGTGGTTGTGAAGTAGATCTCTCAGTTTTTCATGGTCGAAACCAGTGTGATGCACATCGATGTTGCAGTTGGGATACATACCCTTCAACATCTTGTTATCAGAATCTTTTTTAAGATAGTATGGAGGATCAAGATACAAAAAATCGTTAGAATACTCTGGAATCACATTATCAAATGTCTGTTCAGCAACATGGAGATTGGGATTTTTATAGTCACGAATGTTCTTGACCATCTTATCCCATTTCTTCTGATTCTCATAAATTTTACTCATCCAACCCATATACATGGGTCCATAAGACAGATTATGATTGTAATAATAGTATGCTGCCGCTTCGATCTTTGATAGATCAATAGGATTGCGCTTGTAGTAGTCTGTGTGCCAATCCTTCAGCATATCCTGTGTATATCTCCAACATAGCAGAATTTCCTTCACACGAGCATACTCTTGCTTGTCTGGCGTTAGAGTTTGCAATTTATCTGCAAGTTCATCTGGCGTCTTGAGCAAGACATCCCAGAAGTTTACCAAGGCACAAAAAATGTCAAAACCTAGCACTTCGATGCCCAGTTCAGAAGACCAGCGTGACTCAAGTGAACCGCCGCCAATAAAAGGCGATACAATTCTCTCTGTAGATGGTAGATGTGAGGTAATAATCTTATACGCTTTGGATTTACCACCAGCGTAACGAATTGGTGTCTTCAT